CCCTTTTACATTGTTTACTTGGCTACTGGAGGGGGAGAACTGCGTTTCTCCCCAAACCCCTCTCTTAGGGGAGTTCTTGGAGGCGGCAGCCGACGCCCGAGCCCGTGCCCGACGCCCCGCCGCAGCTCACGCAGAACAACCCGCGGCCCTGGCCCTGGTCGCAGCCACCCCCACAGCACAGGCACGGGACGGAAGCGTAATAGACCCAGCCATCCGCGACGTATGTGCTCTCAGAACCACTTGCAGCCGTAGGATAGATCGCCCACTCAAGGCCACTTACGGTAGACACCGCAATAGCAGATGGCCAGCCGTTTGACGGCTTCCCGATTAGAGACCCACCAGAGGAATCACTGAACGCAGACGGGGTATTGATAACGTACATACCATTGCTGTTGTAGTAGCATCCGTCCATCCAGTCGTACACGTTATCCCACAATCCCTCAATATTGCGGTACTGCGTATAGCCGTATGTAGTACGGTTAGCTGCTGTGGTGCCAGTGTGGTACTTCATAGCGTCCGTTTTCCCGTTGTTCTCCTTGGAGCCACTTGCGGAACAGCCATATCCGATCTTCGCCTGAGAGTTCCAGTCTGCGAACTCCACCAGATAGAGCATTTGGATGGTCACACGCATGGCATAGTCGAACTGCCAAATGGTTGCACCCAAATTATGAATACCTGTACGTGCGGCAGACCGGGTAATACTCACCTGTTGGGCAACGCCAGTGGTGCTCTTATAACCGCTTGCGCAATGATATCGCCCGACATAGACTACATCTCGCTCACCCTTTCCGTCTCCTCTGTTTGCATGAGCGGGGGATACCTTGAAGCCGTCCGTTTCTCCATCTGCGATTTGGAGCTTCAGTGTATTTCCGCTCTTTGTCCACTTGTACCAGAACTTAGGAATAGCAACAACAACACCGCCAGTACGATTGCTCTTTGTCATCCCGGACCATGGCAGCAAATTATCAAAAGGAGAACTGCCGCTGCCGTTGTTCACGGCAGGAACGGGATCGGTGAAGCTCGCGGAGGCGTCGGTACGAGACCACTTTGTCGTACTGGAACCATCCCAAGATGCGCCATAAATGGTTACAAACTTAGCTGTCACACTTACCGACTGGGCGGCTGGGATAGTGTAGTTGCTTCCACCAGAGCAGGTAACCTTGATAGTGGTATTGCCTGTTGCACTATTCACACTGCTGACGCGGTAGGTTTTTCCACTCGCCAGTGCGACAGTTGCGATTCCCGTGTTCTGTGACACAACAGAATAAGAACCGTCAAAGTTACCAGAAATAACAAAAGTGGCACTTGTAGCGGTCTTATTCAGTGTGATTGAGAGTGGGGAAATTGTCATCGTTCCGGTCGCCTTGCCGATTGTCCAGGCTACATTTTTTGCCTTTGGCTCGGTGTCTCCAGACCAAACGTAGTCATCCTTCGGTGTAAAAGTGGCGGTATATGTTTTAGCATTCGTACCGACAGTTTCTCCTGACAGCACCATCTTCGTAGAATCATATCCGCTCCAGCTTGGATTTTGTGGGTTTGTATTATAGGTCAGTGATCCGCTTTGAGACGGTACGGTACTAATCACAAGACGGTTCGGAACACCGGTCGTGCGGTTGGCTGTGTTGGTATTCACAGCGCCATCTGTGGACGCAGGGAAGAACGAGATGTAGTAGGTCATCCCATTCGTCAATCCTGTGATAGTCAGTGGGTTGCTTGCGTACTGATTGCGTGTGTTCACCACCTGACGGAATGCAACATCAGCTCCGCTGTCATCCGGGCTAGTTGCGTATGATCCGGTCTTCACCACAATGGTCGTATTCGCCCATGTAGCAACAGTGATACCGTCTGTTACGACAGTGGATGCCGGATCAGTCCATTTCACACTGATTTTCCCATTGCCTGCGGCTGATGCACTAATACCACTTACGTTGCCAAGCGCAACAGGATTGGGCGTGGCGGAGAAGCCACCATCCTCAACGTCTGTGTAGGAATTTGCCGTGGTATACGGGAAGAGTTTGTAGTAGTAGGTTGTTCCATCAGTCAGCCCACTGTCGCAGAAATACGCCGTTTTATATGCGTCACGCGTTTTGCTGTCCAGTACGATAACGCCGTCACGACGGCTCACGGGCATAGAACCGGCTTTCCGCACCAACAGAGTACCTCCCCAGGACGCCAGGGTGGAACCAGCCACCACAAGGTCCTCCGGATCTGTCCACTGAATATAGACCTTCTCATGCGATGTTACGGTCTTGATGCCGGTCGCGGCAGCCAAAGCCAGACCTCCGCCACCGCTTCCGGAGCCGCCTGGAAAATTAGAGATAATAGGCATATAAAACCTCCCTTGTATCTTCGTGCAGCTGATCGCCAAATGACGCAGCCGTTATGTAATTATCCGATCAGAATAATTTGGACGGGAATATCAATATCCGGCATTTCTCCGTCCGCTGAGATGATAAGTTCCCCATCCGCCTGACCAGTGACAGAGAGCATTGCTTCGCGTGCCATTTTTCGTTGCTCAAAAGTCGCATTTTGCGCCACATTGATTGTTCCGTTCTGCGACTGGCCGAGTCCATCAACATACAATGTTTGCACGAATGGAGAATCGAGACCTGCCCATGCAGAAGCAAGCAGCGTGCAGGAAATACACACGCTGCTGTCCGCTTTCATGCCAAGAATGTTGTCAATCTTGACCATGTTGGAATTGTCCGGTCCATTCATGGCTCTGCGCCATTCTCGAAACTTCTCCGTGCTGTCGTCTGTCAAATGGAGATCATAGTTTGTTGTTCCACTCATATATGTCCACCCCCGTTTAGGCCAGCAGGATGGTGACCACAGGAATATCGATCTGCGGAGTATCTCCGAAAACAGCAACCGTTAGAGCGCCATCTACTTGGTTGCACACATACAATTCTGCACCTTTGGCCGCCTCCATCTGAGAGTCAGTAATTTCCTGAGCAACGCCAATTACGCCATTATGTTCGGCACGCAAGCCGTTCACAAGTAAAATCTGTTGGCCGCTAACCCAACCATTCTTTGTTAGCGTTCCTCTAACTGCAACGCTGGCTCCGCTGCTGTTTGGGTTGATACAGGTACGCTTCGGATTGCTTCCATCATCATCTGCGGAATCGATATACAGTCGTCCATCGTCTGGTGTAAAGTAACACCAACCTGGATGGAGCGGAGTGATATCTGTCGAGATGCGAGAGCTATCACCCTGCAAAATTTTGAAAAGCATAGATTAACCCTCCTCATCTTGAGTCTGAGTTTGATAAAAGGGGCAGACCCGCAGGCCCACCCCTCTATTCGCTGTTTGTTTATCCGAGATTAGAATGCTCCCCAGGTCATCGCTTCATCGGCGTACTCCTTGATATACGCTACAACGTCAGTTGCGGTAGCATCTTCGGGCAGAGTACCCACCAGGGCCGCCAGGTCGGTAATTGCCTTATTCATGGCGGTGGCGTCATCTGGATGTGCCTGAATCCATGCGGCAATCTCAGCCAGAGTATCCAAAGATTCCTTGGCGTTCTCTGGGATGAGCTGCTTTGCCAGTTCCTCATTGGCGATAGTGCGGGCGGACTTGTCGGCATCGTCACCAATCAGCGTGTCCATCTTACCCTCTGCAGTAGTCACACGCTTGGTCAAGTCCTCCAACGCAGCATCAGTGGCGATGCCGTCGGTCTTCTTGTCCACATATGCCTTAACGGTGGCGAAGGTTTCGTCACCAATCTTCAGCTCACCCACCTTAGCCGCAATCTGAGCGTCCACATCGGCGGCTGTGACGAAGGTCTTGGCCTTGGTAAAGGTCAGCTTGCGGGTAGCAGGGTCATAGGTCACACCGTCCAGGGCGTTACCCGCACCAGTGGTTTCAACACTGGTAGCACCAGTGTCCAGGTTAATCTGAACATACTTGGTGCTGTCCCACTTGGCAAGGCAATTCAGCTCAGTCACATAGTATAGAGCGGTTGTGCTGGGATTCGTATTCGCCTGTAGGGCTGTCAGGGTGGCAAACTCCTGAAAATCACCGATACGCACACGGGTAGTACCGTCTACATCCAGGTACATGGCGTGCTCATCGGTAGTGATGTAAAAAGTGCCCTCAGAAATGGCCTCGGGAAGATTTGCCAGAAGCCCTTTCTTAAATGCTACTTTAGCCATCCTTATGCCTCCTTTCGTGTTACCCGCAGTGGAAATCCCACTGCGGGCTTTTTATTTTGATTACTTCGCAGACTCGTCGCCCAGGTCGCCCCAGACAACGCTTGCCATAACGGTATCGAGTGCAGCCTTATCCTCAGCGCTCATAGCGCCAGCGGTGGTAGCGGTAGCGACAGCCATACTCAGGCCATCCGCCCCAACAGCAAGACCATTCGCATTCGCCGTATCCAGCTTGATAGAAACGGTGTTGCTGGTCACCTCAATACCGGCACCGGCTGCAACGGTATCGACCAGACCCTTCAGTGGGATGTAGATGTGTGTGCCTTCTGCATCGGCCACAGTCAGGTCAACATAGGGGTCGCCCACCTCTGCGCCCTCATAAGGAACACCTTCGGTCTCGACAACACCGAAGGTGCCGCCGCTCAGAACGGCGCTCTTGGGGATGTTGATATCATCGCCCACATAGGTGGAAGTTTCACCCTCGGTACGCTTCAGCTTATAGGTCTTCTCGAAGCCATCCGCCGGAGTCTCCTGCTCCTCGATTGCGAACTCAATAGCCACACCGCCAGCAGTAGCAGGAACAAACAGACCGTCAGTTTTCAGCTCGATGGCGTTGCCTTCCTCTTTGGAGAGCTGCACACCAATGGTGGTGCCATCCTCACCAGCAGACAGGATAACGCTTGCGTCAACCGCAGTCAGGCCAGCAGCGCCGCCAGCGGACAGCGCATCCAGCTTGGCCTTATCTGCGGCGGACATCAGACCGGACGCCAGGGTGGTGGCCTCGGTGCCCTTGGCATAGAGCACTTCACCCTTGAAGAGCTCATGAGTGTCGCTCAGCCAGTACAGGGTATTGCTGTCCTTGACGGTAATGGCATCATACTGGGCACGAGTACCCTGCTTGAAAATTACATTTGCCATAACAATAACCTCCTCAACGTTTTTCTATATAGAAACGCTCTCTAAGCGCCTATATCTTGGTTACATATCTTCCCACACATAAGTGGACTCGCCGCCGGGTTCGTCCATCCCGCCGTCTCCCATGTCACTCCATTCATCATTTGGGTTCAAATCAACGGGTTCAGGCACTTCGCCCGGTTCGCTATCAATGGTAAAGGTGAGAACCTTGTGCTCATCGACATGCGGGACATAGACAGATCCGTTCTTACCAACAACAAGGCCAAGGTTCTGTGTCGTCTCATCATCGAAGGTAACGACGAGTTCACCATCTTCGTTGATCTCCATATTGATAATGCCGCGAGCAGTATCTGCACGAACAAAAATCGGGTCGCCCAGCGGAATTTTTTCAAACTCACCGGTCGGATTACCTTCTTCATCCTTGATTTCAACGGTAGACACCAGTTGAATCGTGCTGTCTTCTTCATTGAAAACAATGTTGTCAGCTTTAGCCGCAACAGCTTCGTCCGTTCTGTCAATACGTTCAGTAAGCGTAGCCTCAGCTTTCTCAACCTTATCTTCCATCTGCCTCTGCATACTGTAAATAAGGGATAGGTGTTGGTCAGTTATCACATCGTCCATATTAGTAGATGCCTGAATATGCAGAATGCACTCACCACTCTTGGCGATACGTGGCCTGTTATACGCGCCAGAGTAGATTGTCAGGAATGTTGTTACAGGACCGGCATAGCGAGTCAGTTTGCTTGTGACAGGCATCGTGAACTGATAGTAGCTTTCGTTATAAAGTTCCTCTCCGCGTTTCAGCAGATCAATATCTGCCGTACCATCTGCTCTAATATAGCTCAAATATAGCGTTGCGGAGGCCATATCCAGATCACCAATTTTTGTTGGAATCAGGAATGTGAGTTTTTGGCTAAGGTGATCCCCTCGATAAAGTGGTTCTCGTGATGTAACTACGAGATTCATACCACTATCCAGTTTGATATAAAACATATATTTTAGCCACCTCCTCATATAATACGCACGGCTCTGTATGTCACCGCGCTTGATTCATAGTTTGAAAATACAGTGTTATTGTTCCAAAATGACATAGTCCACCTCATCGAGTGTCATATCATCAAAATCCTCTAATGAGAAGTCGTCCATCTCATCCAACAGGCGGTATCTCTTGAGCATAGAACCTGAAATATCAGCATCTAACGGCAGAGCTGCAGTCTCTGGGCAAATCAGCTTGATAAGAATCGGAGTCATATCAGCCATGATTTGAATAATGCCATTTGCAGTCTCCAATTTTCTCGCTTTCGTACCAGTCACCTTGGAATCAATGGTGATACCGCTGATGGCACGCCCAAGAGAATGGGATAATCTTGTTCCAAGGATAATTGCCGTCATCTCAATGCCAGCAACAGCATCAAACCCTATACGGCTACATAGATTATCCAGCGTGGCGTCCATGGACATACCAGTATTAGCATCAAGTATCAGCCCTGTTTTCAAGTCCTTATCTAACCCTGCGTCCATGGCTATTCCTGAACGCAGGGTAATGAGGCTCCTCTTGAGCGTATCTGTCACGTTGGCATCCAACATGATTGAAGCATCCATGTGTCCAAGCGATTTTGCAATTTTGGTCACCAACGGTTCTACGGACATAATCATACCGGTCTCTGCCCGGTTGAGCACAGTAGCCAGTGTCACAAGATTTTCAACAGAAAGTTCCAGTGGCTCATTGTTCATAGATAAGATATCCGTAGCTCTGAGTTCAACGGAGGCATCCATTGAAACAGATGCGCCAAGCTTCTCATAGCAGGTTTTAATCATTCGGTCAAGCCTTGCTGCAAGTTCCATATCTGACCGCATAGACGCAATCCGTAACAATTTGCATCCTTGAAGCGTCGCATTGAGGATCATACGGTCAGTTACAGAGATTCCGTCTCGAAAAGGAATAGACTGAATGAGAAGATCGCACTCTGTCAGGTGGCGATGCAGGAAAATATCAAAGTCCTTTGCCATACGCCACCCCTCAAATTAGACAGGGTTCTGCACGCTCAGGTTGAGGTAGTTCGCCGGAATAGACATGATAGTAGCTGGCTCAATGCTACGAGGGGTGGAGAGCTGCCCATACTGCAGCAGATTGCCGCCAGTGAGCGCATCATAGATTACGAAGTGGGTTACGGTGCCCCAACTTGCTGTACTCTCATGAAAATCAATAGATTCCGTATTTGTTACAACACCGCCGGAAGGCTTGCTGAGTTTAGTCAGTTCAACGCGGGAGTACCCAGCGCCAGAAGGTTCGCTTACGTTGGTGCCAGTAATAGTAGGCGCTGTAGTAGACAGGCCAATGTAATACTGTGTGGGCAGGGTAGTAGCAACATCGGTAGCATATACATTGCCCGCCACAACGTTCAAAAAGTATTGTGTAGTCATAGATGACCCTCCTTATCGAAAAATAGGCATAATAAATCCGGCCTCCTAATGGGCCGGCTATTTCTGGATAAAGCTCTTGTTGATATTGTTCGTGATATACATAAGACCTTGCCTCGGAATTTCCACATTACCGTTCACATCTCTAATTGTAATTTGGTAAATGTACTTACCGGATAATTCGTATGTCTCTTTGGGCGTAAGATCGACAGACAGGATGTTGAACGCAGACCCGTCCCCATTTTCGAGAACATCCATGGACTTATTCAATATTGGTGAACCCTTCTTGTTTGTAAAGTCCACAACCGAGAAGTTACTCGTACACCCTATCATGCTGAATGGCTTTCTGTTCTTGTAGAAATACACATTAAACAAGAGCTCCTGTGATTCTCCACCAACAAATTCAATCGTTGGCAAGGTGTATGGATTAGGGATATCCATATTGCTCCCCTCCTTACTTCTCTTCCGCAGTCTGCTCTTTCTTATCGGCCTTTGCTTCGGCTTCCACCTCTGCCATAAGCTGCTGCGTGATTGCGCGGAGATCTCTGATGATATCACCCATCAGGATAACACTGTCAGTATTCAACAGTTTCATACCGCCGGAAGATAAGATATCCGCCAGCCTGTTATGATCGTCTGCAATACGATGTGCAAGTTCAATCTTTTCCATATTGTTTCTCCTTCATAATCAAAGAGACGCGAGTGCGTCATTCAAATTGACAAATCTACCGTTGACACGGATGTGTACTTCTGAATTTATCCAAATGCCGTTCCCGGCATTGATCGCCATCCCTTCGGATGCAGAAAGTGACATACCTCTGTTAGACTCAATACATGCCAAGTCCGTTCTGCGTACACCATCTGAACCATACCCGTCATAGATAGAGCCAAAGTTTCCGAACATGAAATGAGCTCCGTTGATTGTGCCGCCTTGAATATAGGCACCATAAATCCGTGGAGATGCAACAAGCTCATTTGTGATTTGTGTACTTGCGATGCTCTTGATTTCTCGCTCAGTCCACGTATTATTGGACAGCCATGTAATGTCGTTTTCAACTCCATCCATACGGGTATTGAAATTGTATAGCCGGTTGTCAATATTTCTCTGTGTCCAAGAAAGATCACTGCTAAGAGCAGACACATCACTTTCAACATTAGTGATTCTGTTCTGCACTCCACCAGCTAAGTGGCTCCATGAGATTGATCCATTGCTCAGCACAAGGTTACCGGTCATGTTTACATTCCCAGCAGAGTCTACACTGAATTTTGGATTGGTTTTGTTTGGAACGTAGATCGCACATCCGACCAAAGCAGCGCCTGAATTAGCCGTAAGGTTGCCACTAATGTTCGCAGCACTCAGGGTTCCAGTGAATGTGCCATTTACAGCACTTAAACTTCCTGAGAACGTACCGGTTGCTGCTCTCAATGCACCACTGAACGTACCAGTCGCTGCTTCAAGTTCACCGGCGAATTTACCTTTCTTCGCATACAAAGTGCCATCTTTTTTCACATAGAATGGCGCATTGGCCGGATTGCTTGCACCAGCCCAGATAGCATAAGCGGAATGCACGCTTGTACCGCCATTCAACGCCACATAGTTGCCCCCGCTACCAGAATGGAGATAACTGTTCTCAATCGTATATCCGCCAATCTTTCCGCTCTTGGCAAGCAATTTTCCACGGAAATATGCACTTCCATCATTGATATCCAGAAAGAAATTGGAATTCTGAGGCATCCCATCTGAATCAAATATGATGTTTCCAGATCTATCAATAAAACCTGGTATTACTGTTGTCCCATTCGTATCAAACAACAGATTTGATCCACCCATGATTCCGTACTTTGGATCGATAATGATTTTCCCGCCATTATCCTTTTGTAGAACGAAGGTAGAGTTATTGAGCCATGCTCCTGTGCTGTCTACCTTAAACTGCATTACTCCAGTGTCGTTCTCATTTTCTATGATAAGATTGTTGCCGATAATTAACTTGCCGCCAATCACTTCGGCATTTACACCAAAGTATTCGCCGACTTCTGGAGAGGAAAACAGACCAATACCAACTTTCGCATGTTCCCAGTTATCATCCGTCATCGCAATCATCCCATTTACAATGCGAAGCTGCAATCTGGGATTGCTTGGACTACTTACACCGATTCCAGAACCGCTGATAATAACACTCTGGTTTGATGCGCCAAGAATCATATTTTTTGCCGCATCCAAAGAATCGGACATAAATTTGGACACCGCAGACGCCTGACTGGAAGCCTGATTGTAGATGTACTTACTTGCATCAAAGTTACGGCTTGTTGAATAGCTTGTCTCAATCATATCCTTCAACGTGTTCACGTTATCATGCCGCTTAAAGCGGTTAGAAAAAACGATGGAGAATTGACTGCGATCCTCGAAGCTCAGCTCGAACTCAATAATGTAAGGTGTGATTGTTGAATCTCCAACCTTCAGATAGACACCTTTACCAAGTTCAAGCTGATTGCGAAATGGTGCAAACTCCTGATTGAACAGAAAGTTCCCTGATTCAACCGAGAATTCATAGGTTGGCGTAGCAAGGTCGCTCAGTACACCAACAGCATAATCGTAAAGCTCCATTTGCACGGAATACTTCTGATACTCGCTCACATTTCCTGTCAAGAACATAGAGCCAGTACGCGCCGTGAGTCGAAGCGTCGTACCTTCATTTGTGGTAACTTCATCAACTGTGACAGCCCTAATATTGCTCGACAGACCGGAGTATGTGCCGATGATGGTTATATTCCCACTTGCCGCAGTCGTATTCCCAACACGGGTTGTTCCAGCATAGAAACTCATGACAAAGTTCCCGTTGCTTCTTGTTTCCAGTGTACCGCGAATGATATCGCCAGAGACGGAATACCCACCAGATAATGCGAACGTGCCGCCGGACATTACATACATTTTCTTTGAAAACGTACTTGTCAGGTCAACCATCGAAATGGAAGAATTACTGATAGAAACAACTTCATTGGAAAGTTTGTAAGTATTTCCAGATATCGACGCATCGACTGTTGAAGCCACAAACGTGTTCTCAGTAATATCCTGCTCAATCATAAAGTGAGATAGCTCCGCGTATTCGCTCGGAGTGAAATAATTTTTGATGGAAAGTCTGTCAACAACCGCTTTAATCTCAGCAGTATAAGAATCAAGTTCACTCTGGATTGTTCCAATAAGTGAATTCTTCGCAGAAATCTCAGACTTCTTGGCGGCAATCTTTGTATTGATATTATTCAGAACCGCCTGTTGGCTTGATATGCCTGCGCTCGTTGTTTCCATTGCCAGTGCCTGGATCGTAACACTCTGCTGACCGGTCAGGGAATCAAGTTCACCATTCAAATCAGCAAGTGCGGCCTGCTCAGCAAGAATGCGCGATGTGGCGGACGCCTGAAGTGCAACGAGCCCTTTGTAGTACATCTGGTTGTTGATGACGCTGCGCTGCCATGTATTCCATTTTGAAGCAAGTGCTCCAGATATGTCTCCATTGTGCATAAAGTACGACAAATCATAGAGCCAGTTCGTACCGATTGGATTAACAGCACGGATATCAAGATCATCCGCACCATATGGGCGAATTGCAGTCACAAGCTCATCACTCTGCTCTTCTATATCCATAGACTTCAAAAGATTCTCGAAATCCAAGTAGATTGGAAGATTCGTTATTTCTTCATCAGCATCATAGACGTTGATTGTTTTGCCGTATGTGTCAAATACGAACACACACCTGTACTTTTCAGGTGCGCTATTATACACAAACGACAGTAAATAATCATCATAATCGTCAAAGGTACGATACCGCCCAATCAGAGACGGAGAAACATATCCTACGCTCCACCCAACTGCAATTTCAAGAATACGGCCAAGCACAGTATTTGTTGGAGAGGCCGGATTCCAGAAGTTGAACGTGCCCTCTTCCAAAAAGAACTTTTTGGATTCGAGCGTTTTCTCGCGTGAGTACCCCTTGATATGTTTGACCTCGGAAATTCCATCTGCTTCGATGGATGGATTTAGGATTTCATAAATGCCGTAGCACTTAGTGTATACCTGCTTGTGTCCGGATACGGCCTCATAGAGCGGATTGTCCTCTCCGTTGATTTTAGCTGGCACATCAAAAGATATTTCACTTGGTTCCGAGTATTTAATATGCAGTTTTAGGTTATGCGCACCGGGGATTACCCCGATAACCTTATCGCTCAGTGTCGTCAGCACAAGCTCCGGCGTTTCTGGATTACCATCTCTGTCAAACTCTAATTTTGAGTAATTGAGATACATGTTGCACCTCCTTATGCCGACACGTTATACATGAGCCGGCCAGAAATCGTCAGCGTACCATTCCCAGTCACAACAAGATTATTATCACCGTGTACCAGACGGAAAAAGTTCAAATTGAACCCGCCATACAAGTTGCTTTTGTTTGTCATATCTTGTATAATACCGTTCATGTTATCTATTTCTACAGTTGAAACAGACGCTGGAATACCGCTAAGCAAGAATTCCCTGTCTCCGTCATCGCGGTTGACAATACTTAGCTTTGATGTGCCAGATGCCGGACGGAAAGAAATATGCGGCTTAATGTACTCGTGAATAGAGCTATTGTTCCGGAATACGATATTTGTTTTCCCGCTGATTGTATACTGATTTTCAAACGGATAGCCATACGCATACGGACAATCACACACCACGTTCGCTTCAAACGCAACAGGGAGCCAGCCATGCGCCAGTGGTGTCAGCTTTGTAATAAGGCAATGGAACTGCACCCACTCCAAATCAGGCTGGTCGATTGACAACCATTGATACTGCTGGTGGCCTGTCAGCCACATAGAGATATTCTCAAGTTCGTACCGGTCAAGCGGTTCCTCTGCTCCGAACACCAGCTTGAACTCCAACGGCTTCTGGTGGTAATTCACACCGAAATGCAGAGGTTGAACACGGAGATTTGTCCTGGTCTCGACAATAGATGCTTGATTGCCAAAACTGACGTTCCCTTGTCCGTTACCATTGAAGTCATAAATCATCAGGCCATACATCAGGGAAGATTCGCCATTAAAAGAAAATTCGTAGGAATTGAATGCCACATCACATCGCCTCCTTCCAAATATGATTGTGGAGGGGAGCACAGTAGCTCCCCTCCATAGATTTATCGTTTGATTCGAAGATGGGACAGAACCTCGTTTGTGAATTGACGGTTGATCTCCTGATGTTGCTTCACCGTCTCCTCATTGCCTCCGTAGATATAGACATCACCAAAATGAATGGCTTCGCTTTGGTTGTTTGTGACAGCCGGTAGGGGAGCGTATGTACTGTCTACCCCATTCTTTGTAATATCAAAGATACCACTCAAATCAACGGAATCCAGTGCTCTCCCAAGTTTCTCGGACAGCATGGTAGTAAAGTCAATCAGTCGGTATAGTCCCTTTTCCTTCTTCGCATCAAGCACCAATTCACCCTTTTCAAGGATTGCTGGCACTTCTTTGCGGTTCAGAGGGAACTGATCGTCAACAAACCCACCTGTGTGATAGCAGTTATGAAGCAATTTACCAATGTTGGATGGATTCAGTTCATCTCTGGTAATCCACCATGTTCCATCAGAGCCACGGAAATCAGCATGTACGCCATACTGATCGAGCTTTGCCGCCTCAATAGCCGCCTGCTTATGTAGAGCATCGTTCTTATCCTTTGTGTTGAACGTGCTCCACTGAGCACCCAGCTTCTTCATGCGGGCAACAATGGCCTTGACCATATCTGTGTTCGATACAGATGTGTCTGAATCGGACGGACCGACAACTCTATTTCCACCAGATGTTCCGTCATCACCTGAGCTAAAGCTATACGATCCACTGCTTATGCTACTAAGCTGTGAGGTTATACTTGAAATCTCAGCCTTTAAGCCTGCAAGCATACTTTGAACAGATGTACCATATCGCTGTGCGGCTGCCTCACACTGAGCCCATGCGTCAGTGATTTCCTGATTCAACACAGAACCATATTCATAGTTCCAGTCGATCAGCTCCTGATACAGTGTTTGCCAGTGTTGGTTGATATAGTCGATTGCCATATCGTAGAGCTTCTGGTACGAAGAAATTGTCTTCTCAAGAGCGGCAATCTCTTCATCCTTCTGCTGCTCATACGCTTCCTGCATATCGTCCAGAGCATTCTCCTGAGCCTCACGGGCATAGTCAGCCTGAGTATCAGAAAGTTCCTTTTGGAGCGCAGCCATATCTTCCTCAAGTTTGATCTTCTGCGCCTGGGCGTCGCGGCTGTCATCGAGTGACAGAGCGTTGATCCGCTCCTGCAGTTTAGCAATCTCCTTGATTTTGTCCGCTACTTCATCCTCATAATCCGCTTCATCTTTCGCGGCCTCGAGAGCCTCCTTGCGAAGGTCGATAATTTTAGCATAGGCATCTTTCATATCCTCAAGCGCATCGATCTGATCCTGAATACGCTGTTTCAACATATCCATGACGTACTTGATGATACCCTCTACGCCATCCTGCATCGTTGTGAGTTCTTCTTTTAGACTTTCTAGGGACTCTTTTGCTTCATTAGATACCCGTCCAATTCCAGCAATAGCATTCTTTGACAGCGACTGGATTGCTTTAATATTGTGCATCGCAGCGTTATATTGAGAATTAGTGAGCTCACCGGCCAGCTTCATCTGTTCAAGCTGTGCGTATACAAGCCCCCATGTTGTCCCAGTCGCCTCTGTTGTGGCAAAACACAGTTCGTTCAGGCTTTCGTTTGACTCACCGAGCGCGGCGAGGCGCAGCCTCTCGACATAAGCAAGGGCGTTCTCCAATGCAAGCCGCTCTGTCTTTGCTGCAATAACCGCGTTGATGCGCTCCTCGTTGATGACAAGCAGACCATTTTCATCCTGGAGATACTGCATATACTGCGGCCCGAGGTCGTAAATAGACTGGAGTGTATCTACGGATATAAAACCGCCATTTGACGCATATTCGTCCGCTGCGTCATGCAGTGTATCGTACACACTCTGCACCTTGTCCACAAGGTCAGATGCGGCATCGACCATATCCAGCAAATTATCAACAACATCATCTCTGACATCCTTAATCTTTTGCGCATAGTCCCACCACAAATCACTGAGTTTGCTGACCTCATCGCTGGTGTCGGCGTACCCCTGAGACCTGTAATATTCCGCCTGCTCATGGATGATCTCCTGCATCCGTTTGTAGTAATCTACAATATCGTTTGCATATCCGGCAACGCCAGGATGGAATCCCTTGTCCATAGCGTCTTCCATCCAGTTTTCTGTCAGCTTGATGGCGTTCTCGCGTTCGCCGGCCATCTTCTCAAAATTATCAACAATCGTTTTCTGAATGCTATCCTGATAATTCCACCACTGTTTCTGGAGTTCCTGGATATAGTCGGAATTTTCATCAAGACCCATCGCACGATACTTTTCCGCGTACTCATGTACGGTCTCCTGCATCTTGCGATAGATTGCGACAATCTGATCTGCACTTCCACCGTTTTTCTCCAAGAGGAAAATAGAGTGCTCAAAGTTTCCAATGATTTCACTCAATTCTTCTTTGAGCTTTTTCAGTGCGTCCTCAAGCGCGTCTTCCAGTTCCTTGTCATCAACTGTTGCCTTCACTTCGACTTCTGCGCTTGGAGAATATGGCTTGCCGTATGTGCCCTCCTTATCCTTGTTGATGACAAGACCGCCATGCGCACCACCCTCAAAGGCGGGGACAGAGCCAAGGATATGCTTACCGGAACCACGGAGTATCTTCTTTGTCTCGTCAGCATTATATACCTGGTCTCCCTCGTTAAGGTCAACGATCTCCGGTCCGTTTACACCAGCCAGATATGCTTCTTTCCCGGACTTGATAAGCTCTGGGTCTTCCTCACCTACAAGCGCCGGACCGGCAGGAGCTCCATCTGTACCGTTTGCAAACCCAAGGATACTGCCAAGAGAACCAAGCACGTTGTTTTTCTTTCTGACATCATAGTAGACCGTTGCGGTCTTGCCGTCAATGTCTGAAACTGCATCCCCAATAGAGTATATCTTCGTTACCGCAGAATCTGCCGCATTGCCAATATTCTCAATTTCAGAGACAACATTCTCCGTTGATTGATCGTCAACTTCGTCAATAGCGTTCCCAATACCATCTACGCTTGCAGTAACATCGGTAAACTCCAGACCGCGAATGTAATCAAGCGCGTCACTAACATCCTTGATCTCCCCATCTGCATTTGTCAGAGATATGTTGTCAACCTCGCCGAGTTTCGTGATAAGGCTCTCAGCCTCGTCCTTCGTAAACCCAAGCGTCTGAAGGATATCGCCGAATCCCTCATAATCAATGGAGATATTGATTCCGTCTTTTGTAACGACGCCAAGTTGATCCAGCACTTCAACCAGATTGTTTGCGTCCTGTGTCACACTGATAAAACTCACATTGTCAAGACCGGACAGAGCAGTGGTAATATCGTAGATTTCTTTTTCTGTCTTTCCGAGGGTCAAGAGCTGCTCAGTAAGTCTGTCCAGATTGATGACCTTACCGCCAAGTTCCTCCGCATCGTCTGCACAGCTATCCATAACAATGCCGAGATCCTCGATTTTCTTAAGCACCTCATCAATATTGAAGAAGTCAATGTCGCCCCACATAGACAGCGCTTCAAGGCACGACAGAACGGCCTCCTCTGTGAGTCCCATCTTCTCTGCAATAGCAGCAATATTTTCCTGGTCAATATCGAAGATATAAGCACCATGCGAATCTTTGCTGATCTCAAGCAGTTTTTCACCCTGCTCATTGACCATCTTGCCGGCTTCCGACATTTCGTATAGTCTCTCGATAAAACCGGCACCCGCGCTATCCGCATCAGAAAAGATAGATTCGCTGCGTTTCATGGACTCATAGATTTCATCCAGTCCATCGCTCCAGCCCCAAGCGGCAAGCTGTTCGCTACCAAACAGGAATTCCGCAGCGGCCCAGAACCTGTTTGAGTTGGTTGTGCCAGCCTCAAACTGCTTGTTCAGTTCCTCAAAAGCAGCGGCATAGGATTTGAAGTCAGTATCCTTTTCTTCAACATACATAGCGGCGTCGTATCTCGCTTTTGCATCAGTAACCTTATCAAACTCACCAACCATGCCATCAAGGACCTTGTTGAGCGCCAGAGCCTCCGTTGTAATGAGACTGATACCATCCCCACCGTTTGCAAGATTCGTCAAAATAACGGATAAGAACTGCGCATTCATTCCATCCTGTTCGAGGATAGACGCAAGTTCAAAACTACTGTCAGCAAGCTCCTCAATTTTGTCAGGTGAAATTTCTCCAAGGGAACTAAGTAAAGATACTAACTCGGACTTTGCCTCTGTAAACGATTCGGACTTCCATAGAGTGCTGATTTGCTGCCGCAATTCTTCTGTTCTTCTTGCGGCAACCACTTGTTCGTCATTATAGGCAGCAATCGCATTAAGAACTTCATCCCAAGACGTAGCTCCGTCTTCTGTAATAGCCTTAACAGCAATCACAAAATCCTCTTCTGATAGATTTCGAAGCTGATCCTTGATTTCATTTCGCTTTTCATACAAAGACTTAATGGCAGCAAAATGATCGTCCGGATTCCAAGATGAATAGCCGGGCTCATCAGACTTATCTACCAGCTTATTAGCAAGATCATTAAGCTGTTGTTCATACAGTTCATATTGACGTAACTGATTAAACAGTTCTGGAAAATGCACAGCCAGCAGATCATCGACGCCATTTGTAATGTTATCAATATTAATATCACCATTACTCATGGCATCCTTTAGGTCTCTGCTGGATTCCACTGTGTCTATCAATTCTTCCCTGAATTGTGACAATCCCTCTGCCGTTTTGATTGCAGAAGTGTCCATTCTCAGAAATTGTTCATAGATAACACTGTCACGGAGCCCTTTTGCCTGCTCTGTCAGTTCGTCGCCATACTCAAGATATCTCTCATATTGCTGGCGAAGGGTCGTAAACAATTCGCTGGATGAATAGTCGTAATCAGCAGCGGCCTTTAATGCCTCCATCATGCCAAGGAGCTGTTCTGCTCTCTGCATAGCATCCCCATATGTCGAAACATATGTAGTATTGGAGAACCAGCCGCCATCGGTGACTTGTAAACCATACCCAGCATTACGCAAAATTTCTTCTGCCTTGTTATCCCCAGAGCCAACATAATCCCATGAGCCGAAAGCGGGATGTACGAATGAGCCTTTGCTACTGCCGACCGCCTTGTCACTTGCGTTTGTAGCGGCCGCATATGCTGCAACATACGAATCAACAGTATCTCCAGCCTCAGCAAGCGCAATCTGCTTTAGCTTATCAATCTCGTCATCCAGCTTTCCGTTGACTAAATCAAGGTTATTTGCTTGATCTCCGACAAGTTTTGTGATTTCATCTTGGATATTTCGAACCTCGGCTCGTGTGCCAGCATCAACATACTCTTCTTTCCTGAGTTCCTGATACTTCTCGATCAGGTCATTCAGAGTTTGCAGTTCTTCCCTATTTGCTTCTGCTTTTTCTCGCGTCTCACTGGCAAGTTGATTCGCCTTCTCCGAGGCTATCTCAGCGGCATTTATCAAAGAACCAAGGGCAGATATAATTGCCTGAATCGCCAGAGCAATTCCCATAGTGATAAGCATATTCAGCGCTGTATTGAGTACAGTTACACCAACTGCGGCGAGTTTTGATTTCGTCCCAAGTGCGTTTGTTTGGATACCAGCATTTCTGCAGTATGTCATATACCCCTTGAGACTTGCCGTTCCACCGTTCAAACTCTTTAGATATGCCGCAAGAGAACTATCTGTCCCCTCCAAATTGCGCATAAAGAGCGTTTGGGCCTCTGCTGATGTACCAAGCTGCAGGTTATATGCACCGATACGTTGATTGATATTATTCAGTGCTCCATTAAATCCAATTCGCAGAGAATCTGTTAACCGTGCCCCAGATTCCCTTGCTGCATTAAAGTTCTTGATAAGCGAGCCAATACCACGATTAGCAAGCTGAATCTTGTTATCATTAAAATCAAGAAGCCCAATGGAAACACCTTTGGCACCTTTTACAGCGGTATATGCACCAACGATAGTAGTAATCAGTGTTGGAAGTGTACCAAATCTTTCAATGATCTTATCAAGCGTCTCGATAAATCCGGTGCCAAAATCAACTACATTTTTGATAAAATCAGAACTGAAAAATGTATTGGATAACTCCTCAAATGCTGCATTGAACTGCCCAATCTTTGCAGTAATTGTGTCCATATAAATGGAATTTGCTTCTGTTGCAACACCAGCAGAATCCATCGCATCAGCATAAGCGCCGGCCGCGTCTGACCAGTTTGTAAGGATACTACTGACGACTTGCAGTTGTCGTACGCCACCAAGGATCTCAGCAATACGTGCCTGTTGTGTATCAGATAGTTCATCCCAAACCACAGCAATGCCCTCAAAAATATCGTAGATATCTTTGAATGTATCTGTAGTCCCATCGACCATAATATCAAAGCCGGTTAATGCCTTGATTTCACTTGCATACTTAGAGAATCCTTGTGCGAGATCTGAAGTATCTTCACCAAGCTCTTCAAGTTCAGACTTAGAGCCACGAATACGGGCGCTGATTGTTTTCAAGGCTGTACCAACAGTTGAAGAATTTTGAACAGCAGCGTTTGCAGCCGCAATCAGACCGGCAGATTTCTCAAAGCTGGTATTAGCCGCATTCAATGCGGCACCAGATTTTTCATATGCTTCCATCATTTCGCCAGCAGAAACTGCGTACTTTTGGCCGACCTCAACCAATACGTCTGCGACATGTTCTGCTTCTTCAACATCCATGTTGAAACCCTTGATAATTGATGTCATACCAGTTGTGGCGGCATCTGTATCGACAGCAGCTACATTCGCCAAAACATTTGCGTACTCCGCAAGTATTGTTGCATCTTCTAAGTTGTAGCCCAGCCGGCTAAATGTCTCAATAGACCCAAGCACATCTGTGATGCTTTTGCCAAGATTTTTTGCAAGAACAGTAGCATTTTGCAGGAAATATGTAAGCTGTGTATCAGTGGCACCCGTGACGATTTGCAACTGAGCCAATGCGCCGTCAAGTTCTCTAACGTTGGCAATCATCTCTTTGATAGTATGGATAGCTGTCGTCAAACTTCTGGTGATCAGCATCCATCCACCAAAACGCTCGTATGCTTTTGATAACGCATCAAGCATAGAGCGGCCAAGCGATCCAGTCGCTGTGGCCTGTGTGCGGATATTCGCAAACTCGCCTTCCATCTCTCTAAGCCGCTCAGTCGTAATCTCTGCCCCAGACCTAAGTTCTGTAAGCATAAGCCGAATACTATTGCCGGCATCAGAATAGGAGAGTTTGCTGTTAGATTGCAGGAATTTCGTCATGCGTTCCTGCAGGCTCGCAACCTGTTTAAGAGAAGCGAGCTCTGCTTGGTTTGCTGCGGCCTCTCTTTCAGCGGCGTTCTCTGCCGCTCTTGCGGCACGCTCAGCCTCAGCGGCGGCCTTTGCTTCTGCGGCCTGCTTGTCCTGGATCGCAGTTATATTCCTTTGGATGGCGAGCCCCTCCTGCTGGAGAGCCTCAATATCACCAGAATGGCTGACCTTGACCTCGTTTACTTTCCGCGCCCATTCGTTATAGGCTGCCGTAATTCTCTGAATTTGCGCTTCGTCCGCAACCATATTACTGCCGGACAAACCACTCTTATATGTCTTTGCAACACTCTTGGCGATAGAGTCAAGCACTTCCATCTGACCAGCCCAGCTTGCCGCTGCGGTCTTTGCCTCGTTCATTTTCTGAACTGCGGCATTTGCGGCGTCAGCGGTGCTGCGCATCGTCGCGTCAACGCCCTCTGCACCAAGGAAATCCTTGAGCCCTGTGATGTTCACCCCGTTTTGTACGCTCAGAGAGCTGAGCATTGTCTGGAGTTGCTTCTTTACATTCGTTACGGCGGCAGAACAGTCAATCTTGTTCACCTTCAAGGTCATTGGGTTGCTGTTCAGCATGGCTTGCGCTTCTTTTCTCACGCGGTCCATGTCCTTTTGCAGAACCGTGAACTTATTGCTGATCTTGATCTGACCGACCATGCTGTTGATTTGCTTGTTGAACTCAGCCTTACTCGACCGATCAACAGTAAGTTTAACCTTCGCGCCAAAACCTGCCATTTTTATCACCGTCCTTAGAAAAATGGGCAGGATTTCTCCCGCCCATCAATGATTAAAAATATCTGTCCAGCCCGGACTGTATTGCATTCCGAATTGCCGAACTATGATCTATTTCTTTTTGCGCATTACCGATTGCAGGTCTTGGGAATCCATTCCTCCAGATTCCCATTCTTCCTGTCTCTAATAACTTCAGAAATGATCCAGGCCGCCTGTTATGGAAGCTGTACCCAGGAACAACCGACTTCGACGCGGTCGCCCTGCTTGTCACCATGATTTCATCATCATTCACAAACTCGCAATATACAGAGCTGTTAAGTACATGGCGGCGTTGATATGTCGTTCCGTTAACCCACCCATGTGGAGTTGGAGTGTATACATCATAAATGTCACTCTGGATATGTTTTTTAACAATTTCCTTTGCAACAGGTGCCACATCTCGTTTCAAAACATCATGGCACTTCTTTTGCGCTGCATCACAAAGTTCTTCCCAGCTACCATAATCAGGCATTGCTATCAGACCTTCCTCTTGCGAAGCGTAACAACGTCTCCGTCAGAAGCCACTACGACATTATCATTGGGATGCTCATTCGTCTTCTTCTGCGCATCAAACACAGCCTCAACCAGCTTGCTCTCATCAATGCTACCGGCATTGGCAAGATTCTTCACCAGCGTAGCCATGTCGTCCCCCTTAACAGAACCAAACAGTTCTTCGCTGTTGTTGATAAAGGAATTCAACTTTGCGGTCAGTTCTGCCATCTGGGCTGCAAGTGCATTCTCTGCCATAGCGACACCATGACGAATACGCTCGTTGATAGCGTACAGAATTTCGTCGTACTGCACCCGGTCAATGTGCCCCATTACCTGCTGAAATGCGTCCGTATTGTAGATCAGGTCATATTGCTTTTCTGGATCTTTGGGAAGCGTAAAATTCGCATATCGCGTCAAAACAGACGCTCTGACTGTGAATGCCTGGATTTCAGGGATGTACTGTCCAGTCTCCACATCAATGCAGGAAGACACAACGTCCTCAACAAACTGGAGAACTTCCTGCAGGGGAAGAATACGACGGATTATGATCTCAATATCAGGGTTCCCATCCATAGGAACCGTAACGGTGTTGTTCTGCACAATGGATTCAAGTTTATTGATAGAAATTCGATTCGACTTCTTGCTCATAGCGATTCTCCTTTATTTCTTATCTCCGCGTTTGCGGAGCACCTTGTCCTTTTTCAGTATTTCAACAGCATTTACGATGTAATACCCTTGGCATATCGCGTCTGCCAAGTTATCGTTCTCTGTATCTATACCAAACTGGTCTTTTATGAACTGTATGGAAAGGATCTTTGACTGTTTCACGCCTGACCTTTCAAGAGCAAGCACACGGGCGCTTTTTTCTTTTGTGTTACGCCCACGCGCACGACAGAAATTCTGCCATTGCGATGGCGCAATATAGCCATACAAGTATTCGTTCTCCTCAAAAAGGTTAACGAGGACGCCCTGAAGCTGTGCCAGCTTCTTGAATGAAGACACTGAAACGCGCATCTGTATGTCCTCAATAAACACAGCGTCAATGTCGTATGTTTTCAACACCGCTGCAATCAGCTCTTTGATGTGCATAATTGCTTTTGCGTATGTATACTTCTCAAGAGAAAACTCAAACGTGCCATACCCAATCAGCTCGCCTTTCTCATAGTCAAAGACAGCCCAAGCCCCATTCCGCGCCTGGTCGATTGCAAGGATGTTCAAATATATCACCACACAAAAACAGGGGAGGGGAGATCTTTCTTCTCCTCCTCCCCAAAGAATTTAGTTTTCTGCAGGCGCGTCAACTTCTGGCTCTGCGGGCTGAATGTCCTGCTTGACAGCAGAGGCCGTCTCAGAGGCCACAGGAGCCTGTCTGATGGCCACCTCGCGCCGGGTATGTACTTTCCTGTCCTTCGGCTTAGGAGCCGGATTACGGGCCTCCTGCACGCGCTGGAAGTAAGTCTGCCCGCACTCAGGAGAACAGCACATCTCACGCCAGTTGAAGACGCCGCTGCCGTTTTTGATACTGCGGCAGGACTCATAAGTCTTACCGCAAACGCGACATACCTTCGTCTGTTTTGGCATAGTTACCACCTCGCAAATTACTCAGCGTCAGGGGTATCTTCGCCAAAAATGGTATAAGTCCACAGGGTAGCACCGGAATTGCCATTGCCTGCACCGTTACAAGCGCTGCCAGCAAGAGAACGGGCCTCGAACGCATGGGCGCTCTGGTTCTCGCCGAACTCCAGGTCAAAGTTGCCGTTGAAGTCGGCCTTCGGGATGTAGAACTGCACACGGAACACATTGGCGCACTTGTCCTCGGCAAAAGCGTCCACGTACAGAGACACCTTCTCGGAATAGTGGTCAGAAAGGTTCTCCAGCACATTGGCCTGAATCTTGCGGAAGTAGTACACGGCGATCTCTTCGCCGTCCGCAACGTCAGCCGGAACAGCAGGATCAGCAGCCGAATCACCAGGATAGAACTCGATCTCGCGGGTGTCGGGGTCGTAGGTGAACTTGCCGGGGCCGACGGCAGAATCCTGGGTCAGCGCTGTGCCAAGCGTACCATCGTTATTGCGGATATAGATGGTCTCAATCTCATTACCGGCGGTGCCGACTGCCTTGTAGGATGTAGTCGCCTTGTTGCCAGCCACAGTCAGGTAGTCGGGGTACATGATGGAAGTCATCTTCTTTTCAAAGGCGCTGCCGGTCTGGGTCTCAAGCAGGCCGCCGGAGATCAGACCGTTGCTGCCGCTCACAGTCACAGCCTTGTTCTTCTTCAGCGTGTTCAGCAGCCGTCCCTGCTTACCGGTGATGTCGGTCGTTTCCTGCGTGTTTGCGATTGTCGCGTTCTGAAGTTCGTCCAGGACCCACTTGAACGCACCTGAACTGATGTCAAACGCAGTGATCGTTTCGATACTGGTCACGGTAATATCGTTGACATTAACCATTGATATCATCCTCCTATTTTGATGTCAGCCAGTTTAGTCGATCCTGGCTCAATTCCTTTGCGTTGATCGTCCCTGCATAGCAGCCGATCATTGTGTTGTCGTAATTGATCTTCCTGATAATTTGATAAACACTGGCGTGAAACTGGTAAATCGTTAAGTCTCTTGTTTCCTCGTACCCGTACTTGTATTGCTCGGTGTTGACCATCGCAATAATCAGGTCTTCCAACTGCGACTTATGCGGTCTGCGTGCCGCTCTCTTTTGCTTGATGCGTGCACGTTCGATCATGTATTTTTTGGCTTCTTCATTGCCGGGATTTTTGTCGCTCTTTTCAAGGTGGTTGATCTTGCGTATCACTCTCCGAATCTGGTCATGAATAGCCCGATCTATCACAATATCTTTATCCTGATCCACCAGGACAACTTTCCCGTTCTTCTCGTTGATTGCCGTTTTGAATCCGGATAGATCGAGGTCCCCAAAAACAAGGCTTGTGTCTGTTGACCTGATTCCGTTAAAAAGTAATAAAAAAAGCTCGAACGATGAAATCGAGGAAAAGTCGATTCCTATATCGTCAAGCTGAACCATGAAGTCTGACGGGGTTGCGATGATGGATGTAATAAGACCATAATATTCGGCTTCGTTATCCCATATCTGACCAACTGTTGGTATTGTGATTGAGATGTAATCATTGACCGGGAAAGATCGCGCATACAAATACCCGCTACTCATGGCCTCTTACGATTTGCCGGCGGCTTTTTGGATATGCCAAGACGATTAAAGTCCTTTGCCGCATATGTCATAACGCGGCCTTGGTAATCTGAAATCGGGGAAAACCTGCCCACTGAATACAGATCCAATTCGCCAAGCCCAAAATATCTGCTGCCGTTTAGCTCCTTGTTGATTTCAACGGCCAGTTGATCCGTGCGAATGCCACCTTGACTCAAACGCATTTTGCTTTTATGGGCGAACACCCATAAGTAAAGCACTGGCTCGTAATATGTCTTGTCGTATACTTGTGCGATATCCACATCAAAGCAGATGAATATTCTGCCATCATCCACAGTCTCCGGGATGTATTCAAACGGAAATAGTTGAGTGTATGCCAAGCTGTAATTTGGAACCGGTGCGCTCTCGCTATCTGTCACTAACCTGACAATATTCTCGTTCTTGCACAACGTTTCCATCAGCTTGTTCTTGTAGTCAAAAAATTCATTAAGAAGCATTACAACCACACCCCATTTCTCTCAATTTCTTCTTGTGTGGCCTTATCCTTCTCGACAGCCGCAGCCGCAATTTCTTCAAATGTCGCCTCTATCTTGGTGTCTGGCGTAATACGGTCAGTCCGTGGCTTCCAGCTATAATAATCTGCAATTCGCAACTGAGTATTATCATTGTCTGTCAGATTTGACTCTCCCATGATAAACCGAAATACACCTTTACCATTGAAGACATTGAACATCTTATTGGGCTTTGTTACCTCGAACGCAAGCACATCTTTCGAGTCTATATCGTCAATCAGGAATCTCCTTCCACGACTGATTTGGCTTGTCTCCGTGTCCTTGCCGATAGTAACAGCCATTCTGGCATCACCAATCGACATAGTATCTTCTTCGCGTTCACCAATCAGATACTTAGTTCCGTCTTCAACGACACACCAGCGACCAATTACATTGCCTTTATCATTGATCCATTTGAGGTAGTAGTTGCAGCGCCGCATCTTCCCCTCAGAGCATAGCTCCTTATGGGCATTCAGTTCTGTGATTAGCCAATACGAGTCTTCCCATTCAATAACTGATCCATGTGGAAGTGTCTCGCCAGGCATGGAGAAGATTTTCTTAGTCCCAAAATCATTTGAGACATCGACAATCGCCATTTGCATATCTGCGCCTGAGCACTTTACGCGCTTATACGAAAGGGAAGAAACAAGCTTTCGACGCATTCTGCTTTGGATGTGATCTTGGGCGGAGTTCCAGCGTGGGTCCATATCCTGATTCCCTTGCGCAAACCGCGCCTCATAAGTGCTCCATACACTCATTCAGATCACCCCTCCCCACCGCAATATTTTTCTCGTAGCTTTTTGCAAATCGAAATTGCCTTGAATACTTCGCGTTTAACCACCGGCGTATCACAATCATTGTCAATCAGATATTGGAGAATTGACAGAAGCGCCATATACATGGAGTCATATTTGAGATACCGCATCAAGCCCTTATGCCCAAGCAGCTCCACTTGTAGGCTCCGCATGAACTCGTTCAAAGAGGGCTCCCCGCTTTCTTTAATGGGGAGAATTTTGAAGAACTGGTTCACAAGGCCGCCCAAATAGTTCCCAACCATTTCAGTAGGGATGTTATAACCATTTGTCGTTCTCATAGCGCAAGATTACTCAAGTCTCCATGGTTATACGAGTATTCCCTCACCATATTCCTGAAGTCCCTCTTTGCTTCGTTATAGGCGCTGGTGATTCGATACAGCAATTCAGCCGGGGAATATGCTGAAAAATCCGCAGTATTCAATACATTTTCAAGATTGTCTGCCCGGAAAAAGTACGGCTTCATCCATTGTACCAGCATACCCTCCGATACAATATCAACGATTTCGTCCAGGTCTTCTTCCAATTCCTTATCCAATCGTTTCTGCAACTCTCCGTCTGGATCATCTCTGTCTGTCTTGATGATGAACTCTCGCACGTTGTCATCCGCAGTATTTGTAAGGTCATATTTACAGACATGCTTGAACGCAGCGATAGCACGTTTCATATATCCATCCACGGTCTTGTTCCTGTCATAATCGTCAAGCCGCAGAAAATCATACTCAGTAACTTTCCCGAGAAATGCGCCGGCGAATACATCGTATGGTACGTTCATAAGACACCTCCGTTATCTCTCAATCAGATCGATAGAGAGGCTTTCCTCCAACGCATTGATGACTTTGATCGAATCGATCTCGCCCTCCTGAATAAGCTGTTTTGCACGGAACGCAACGGACTTTTTCTGTCCGTCAGACAGTTTAGCGACAGTCTCCTTGATCTCATCTGGTGTTCCAGAGAACAGATCGTTGAAGGATTCGCTGTTCAGGGCGTGCTTGTAATACTGCGTCATACCAAGCCACTCGATAACCTCCGGGTCATCAAACAGGAACCAGTTATTGATGAAAAACGCCTTGTATGTATTCCTGGCTGCTTTCAGATCCTGCAGTTCCATCTCCTGCTCGCTTCCGAAAACATCCCATACAAATACCTCGCCGGTTCTTTTGCTCTTATACACCAATGTGCCGTTGAAACCGTTCTTAACTGTAACGACCATATTGGGGTTGAGGTCATTCTTGACCTTATAGACTGGTTTCTCTGCGGGTGCGGCGACCGTTTCAGCAGCCACTTCTGCAGCCGCAGGCACCGTCTCCACCGCCTTTTTAGCTTTAGTAGAGCTTTTTGATGTGGCAGTTGTCTTCCGAACCTTGCTGCCAGTGGTAGTATTAGGCATGATTCACATTCCTTTCATTCAGCATATAAGTGGCAGCCCCGCAAAACACGAAGCTGCCACTTGGTGTTGTCTTTGTTACGCCATCTCGTAACGGCCGATGCCAGCGTTGCCGCCAGCCAGGACGATACCCATGCCGTAACGATCAGCATAGTAGTAGTCCTGGGTCATATCGGCATTCTTGAACATGTCGCCCATGATGACAGTGGACTGACCCTCATACACGCACTTGATTGGCTTGTCGTCTCCGGCAATGATGGTCAGGGTGTTGTCGGGGAAGATAAAGTCAGTAGAACCGACCTTGTGGCGCTGAGGAGTCACCACGACGCTTGTTCCATAGAACTTGCCATAGTAGCCCATGTTATACAGGTCGCTCTTGGAATCTGTACCCTCAATAGCTGGCGCCAGATTGCGGACAGCCTTCTTGGTGCCGATGATGGTTGCGTTGCGGCCATTCGCGGCGGCCTCGACATGGTTAATCAGGTCGAGCAGAGCGTCCTCGTCATATGTACCAGCAGCAGGGAAATAAGTCGTGCCACCGAAGTCAGCGGAAGTGGCGGTGCTCCACAGTCCGTAGATGTCATCCAGCAGCTTCCGGCGGAAGGATTCGGCGACCTTGTTGATGAAGTAGTTGAAGTCCACCTGACCAGACAGCACCCGGTTCATTTCCTCATAAATCTTAACGACCTTGAGATGAGTGGGGATAGAGGTCTGCGTGACCCCGCCGAGGCGCTGCCGGCGGATGCCCTGAGTTCCCTCAGTGGCGTCGGCAACCACAAACAAGTTGCTGTCCTCGACCTCAAAAATGTTCTTGTCGCCCAGGGCGACATTGCGGAAATCGACCAGAGCGTTGAAATACTCGTCGCCCTGGAAACCCTCGACGACAGTGCGGGACAGGATTTCCTCGATCAGAGTAAACAGGCCAACGCACTTACCGTCGCGGATCGCCTTATAGTCCATCTTCGTGGAACCGTTGTTGGCGGCAACCAGCGCCTGACGCAGCGTGTCCATGGACTCGTTCATGGAATACTTGCCAGTGGTAACGCCATGATAAGCGTCAACAGCAAGCCGAACAATTTCATTCATTTCAGCCATCTTTTTCACCCTCCTTCATTAGGCTTCCGTATTACCAATACGGATCACATAGTAGGTGTAGCGACCGGCAGCTTCAACGGCCTGCGTAGTTCCCAGACCAGAACCGGAAGCATTGATCTTACCGTCTGCGCCGATACCAACGGCGTCGCCCTTGGCGGGAGCAGTGCCGCCAACAAAGCCTTCCTTTGTGACGCTGAACATATTGCGGCTGCGCAGGATGTACCCACGGCAGATGGAGCCAGCATCGTTGATAAACTCATCCAGGTTCTTCTTTCGCTCATCGTAGAAGACTTCCTCAGAGCCAATAACGACGCAATCAGACAGCTTGCTGGAAGCGGTCGCAAGAACACCCTTCCATACCTCACGCTCGCCGTCCTCATACTCCTTCAGCTCGACAATGGCGCCATTCTCCACGGCAATAGGTTCGTCACTTGCATCATAGACACGGACAGAGACCAGATCCACGCCAGAATCCGTTCCGTGCATCAGGTCAGACCGAAAAACTGTATAAGCCATGATATATTCCTCCTTATAGTGTTACAGCGTTATCGCTGTGGTGGGAACTCAACAAAAAGCCCGCCGTATGGTTCATCAGCCGCGCCTTTTTCGATGGGCAGACGCGGTGTCTTCTGCTTCTGTGCAGAGAATGTCTGGTTTGAAGCATTCCGTCCACGAATAGCGAAGCACTTGTCCTCGATATCTTCGATTGACATCTCTGCGCAATTTTCGCGCAGCTTCTCAAACGCCTCGATACCATTCAGATCTGGGAACATAGCAAAAACTGCACCCTCAGCGGCATCACGCTCATCACTGAGCTTCTGCTGCTTATACTGGCGCAGTTCGTTAAGTTCCGTATTCATTTGTTCGATTGTCCCGAACGCAGCTTGGTACTTTCCCTCCAACTCAGCCTTCTCTGTATCAAACTTTGATTGGAGTTCACTTGTTTTTGCGGCAACCGATTTTTCAAGGACCGCATTGAACATCTCTCGATATGGAGAATCCGCGCTCCCCTCGTTAAAGGGCTCAACAGCGAGCTTCATGCGCTTCTTGCTGGCAAAATCGATCACGACGCGGTCGCCGTCCATGGAAAATCCAAACCCATACAGATTCCAGTCGCATGTATCTGTCGCATACACCTCAGACAAATCCCTGTCGTAATCCCAGAACCAATAATGGGAGTCCATACCCCACGAAGTCCCAACCTTCTCCTCGTAAAGCGCATTGAGGAGTTCATCACGGAATGTGCCTTCCAGAGAGAAGTCCTGTGTGCCGTTTTCGCCGTTGTTGTCATTGCTGGCGGCTTTCATTTCCTCAAACTTTGTCCGCAGTTCATCGAGAGACATATCGTCCACGGAAAAGCCCAGACTCTCAATATCGAGTCCATATTCAGCGGCCAGCTTCTTTTTCTCGTCCAACTCCTTTTCTCCTCCTTCCGTTGCGAAATTTTGTGTATTATTGTCATCCTGAATAGATGGATTGACCGATTTGATGTTTTGTTTCAACTCTTTCATCATCAGAGCAAATTGTTGCCTACAGTTTCCTCTATCAAATAACTGCAGTGATGCAGATTCAAAACAGGGCTCTACGCCCTCACCGAGCAGGCAGAACGCTGTGAAGATAAACTTCTCGATCACATACAGGTCTCCCTGCATGTGTCCTTCGGTAACTGTAATCTCCATCGACTGAGATACGATTCCATCTCGCTTAATCTTGTCATAAGCGGGAGAGCGTTTCCATAGGATCGCGTCCACAATAAAATACTCATGAACAGACCCGTCTTCTTCCTCGATCTTTTCAAAACTGTATTTTGCCCCCATCGGAATAACGCCGACAGCCGATGTCAAATTGATCAGCTTAACATCGCCAGAATCGGTGGCCACAATATCTATGTCATGGCCGCCAATCGTATCGGACTCTACATCGTAATTACATACGATTGGACAGTTGAACATTGATGGAATTGCATCTTCTGTACTTGACTTGTTGATAAATGAGCCATTCCGATTCCCGCCAAGATAAAATGCCTTCAGACGGGCAGAGGCAAACGACTCGTTAATATCGCAAATATCTTCGATAGAGGAAGTGAACTGCAGACGGATTTGGTTATCCATTTACAATGTCACCTCCAACGCACCCATATCACATCCGCTTAAAATGTAAGCGTATTGGACAAAACAAATTTCACACCGACATTATCCAGCTTTCCATCACTGTCAAATGCAATGTCGTTTTTGTTTTGAAATATCCATATATGGTTCCGTTTGTCTTCCTTCATCAGGGCATATCCAAGCGCAAGCATCAGGTCTCTATCCTGCTCGCTCTTCACATAGACAAAGCGCATACCAGAACCCCCTTACCCATTCATGCTGTCGTCGCCATCATCATGCTCTTGTGACGACTCTCCGGAATCCGTCAGGTCACCAATTTCCTTCTTTGGCCTCCCAGCGTCGCCAGTTCCGTCAGAACCGCTGCCAGAATTCTCAGATTGTCCACTACTGATAGTCGAAGAACTCTGCAGCGGCTTAAACCGGCTCTTAAGGTCAAGCACGTCATTTTCCAAAAAGTCCATGCAATCCATGTCGGCCTGTGAAAGTCCTTGCGAAACACAATAATGTGACAGCATGGGGAGCCCATACTGCGCTCCCTTCAAATATTGTTCTCCGATCTCGCGCCGGTTGTATGGGCTCACATCGAGGAATGTAACCTTGAAATTCTTTCCGTAGGAGTAACTCTGGATAAAACGGTTGACCACACACTCGATGCTCTTCACGATTCCATATGTCAGAGCTTGGTCTGCCTTGATAGACAGCAAAAGCGCATTGCTCGACGCTTTATCGTTGTTAAAGAGCAGGGTCGATACGCCAGCAGAGGTAAACAGATTTTGTTCCGCATCTGCAATCGTGTCTGTGTCACCGGTATTGGACTTTTCAAAACTTATTTTGTTGATGTCCATTGGGGACAATACGGCTCCGACTTCCTCCGGCAATACACCGTCGAGGTTAGAGTAAAACTCCCTCGCCTTGTCAAAGTCCATCTCCCACTCGCCATCCTTATTGATGCCAAGACGCATGACCAGTAAGGCGTAATTCTCCAGTTCCGTTTTTGTCATCTTCAAATTCCTGTAATCTTCCAGGTCGTAAATATCTCTGAAAATACCGGCGAACGGAGGAACGGAATAATTCAAAATATCGTTGTTGCACTTCACGGCAAACGAAGTGGGTGAGTCAAGTTCCTGCCATTTCATCCCAGTTCTGTCGTCTTGGTACAGATTGTACTTTTTATTGAACTCAGGAGGATACAGTTCAAGGAACTCGCTATTTGAATCAAAATACGAGAAATCGAATGACACGTTCAACACGTTACCCTCAATTACTGCAATCTCACAGTAATCAGACGGGAGTTGCTGAATGGTTACATTGTCATTGGTGACCCACATAGTCCCAAAGAAGGTATCCTCGCGCAGGCAGACAGTCAATATCTTAGGAAACTGATTCTTGATATCCATAGCGGAAAGCATATTGAGCGTACGCCTGTACTGCTTCCCTATCGTGGCCGCCTTGGCGGTACTTGTGTCGATCCTGTACGGAGATACGATATAAGACAAATCGGACAAAGCTACAAAATACTGTATCAACCGTCTGAAATGCGAACTTGCTGCATACATATAGATTGCCGCATTACGCAAATTCTTCTGGTAAGAATACGGATTTGTCAGATAAGTCGCAATCTGATCTTTCGTATACTTATAGAATGTAGGGCTTCTTCCGCTGCCGTTCAGATCGCGCATAATCACACGATTAAGTGCCGCAAATCTCTGCGGAATTCTAATCAGCCCGTTCGCATCAAATGTCAGTGGTTCTTTATGCGGATTATCAACACTCTCCTGTGCATCTACAATTTTCCTTGCCAAACTTACTCACCTCCTTACTTGATTTTTGGTGCCCTAAACAAAAACGTCTGCCCTGTTGAAGGCAGAGATGCGCTCCTTTTGCGCATCTTGTTTTCAACTTGGCAGGCGACCCAATAATTATAGGCTAAGCTGGAATATCTGTCCTTCCGTTTGCCAGAACGCTCAAATATCCGCACATACCCATCCTTTTCCTCGTGCTGCAGTTTCGTTAATTCATCAATCAGTAGCGTCGTGTGGACATATGGAAGAGATAACTGCGTGCGCTCTACCGGATTAAGGGATGAATATCCGCGCAATTCGCTCATACTGGTTTCTCCGCCAACCTCGGTCTCCAAAAGGCGAATACGTCCGCTTCTGAATCCTTCGCGCAGAAGATACGCAATATCGGAGTTGAACTTCTTGGATGCTTTGATTGACCAGATCACTTTTCTGGCGTCAGGAACCGTACACCGCGCCGCCATCTCTGGATCATTGCAACACGATATGGCTGGATAAATATCACCAGTAACGGGGTCTGGAATGTCTCGCATAATCAGATCCGCAACGCCCGCGCCCACACCGTTGGCATCGATTACAAGATAGTCACAATCGTAATCATCAAACATCTTGCGGATAAGTAAAGCCTGGTCTGCAGTGTGCATACCCTCGTTGCTGTCCGCATACACGATATTACTCACATACCGGCCAGCTTTTGTTGGTAGCATCTGATTGATAAAGATTGCCGTTGCGTCATTCTTTCGTTTCTTACTGCGCATAAGAGCGATATCAACGGAGAGAATTCTTTTCTCTCCGACCTTCTTTGGAACAATGCGGATATTCTGATTAGAGGATATTTTACCGGATATATTGTCCGGCAACATCGGATACTTGATGCGTCGATTCTTGGACAGCGACTCAAAATCAAAGAACGCATCTTCGCTGGAGCCATAGAACAATGCTTCATACTCCATTGAGAATTTTACTTCTGAAAAATCTGTCTCAGACATTTCGTCCAAAACCGTATTTGCGTCCAGCAGCCCTTCTTCAATCGAAAGCTGATAAGGGAGGCTGCATACAAATTGAGACTTTGAGTCATTGAGCATTTCTTCAAAGGTGTCCACACATTTCGTATAGCTCCAATGATCCGTATAATATGCGGAACTGAGATACGCCGTCATATTCTTATCTTTGTCGTACTCAATGTTGCGCTCCGCCTTTGACAATTCCTCATACTTCGGCATACGGCGCTGCGTTAGAAATTTGCGGAGGATCGTATCAATGACATCTTTTGAGATCAGACGGAACTCATCCAAAATCAGAACGGTGGCACGATTACCTCTCGCGGAGTCACCAGCAGTGACAACCTTGATGTAGCTGCCATTTTTGAATATGATCTTTGCATCCGTTCCGTTGATTTTCGCATCTTCAATTTCTGCGGCCAATTCTGGTGAGTTTGGTTTCAGTTCCAGCATGATTTTCTCAAGCACATTGATAGACTGACCTCGCGTACCAGACGCAATGACTATTTTCGACCCAGGCCACAAGATAGCCTTAACGCAGCAAAAAATAGCACTCAGATAAGTTTTGCCAATACCACGCGAGCCAATGAACACATTGTTCGTGCTTCGCATCATCATAATAATGACGATCTTCTGGAACAGTCTCAGGTCAATATGTAAATAGTCTTTGACGAACCTGTGTGGGTTCGCTCGATAGTAGGCGCAGTATTGAGCTACGCCTTCCATAACCCGTTCAACTTTCGTCATCCTGATCCTCCTCTCCAAACACATCGGAGAAGAAGGTCTCATCATCTTCGTCGTCAAACTCCGGTCGCTCCAGCCGCCGTTTTGCGATTTCTTTTTCATAAAGCGCAGAATAGGCGTTCTTTTTCCCGAGCATCTTTGATAGATGACCTCTGAGCCAGATATCTATATACCTGACAATGCCGTCAACATCCTGCATCTCTGGATCTGGCTCCGGGATTGGCCTTTTATCTTCCCATCGTTTGATCCACACTCCAAATGGCGTCTTCTCCATAGAACCATCTGCATTGTCCGCTTTCTGACTTGGTTTCAGCATAGCGCTCCCAAGCAGTGTGTTCAGTGTACCGATTGCCTTGTCCACAGATTTTCCTGCAGCACGGTCGCGGTTGATGTCAACCTCAAGGTTGCAGATTTGCCGGATCAGAGCTTTGATACCGATACCGAGATCAACGCCTTCAGGAAGGTTGCTCATCCAATAATTCCTTCTCTGCTCAAGTTCGATATACATGGTTGGAGTAAGCCCAGGTCCCCAGAAGTCAATAACATCCTGGTCAATCTGTATGTCTTGCTCCTGATCCTCACCTTCAACGTTGCCGTCGTGCTGCCGCAGCATCCACGCCGATTTATCAGCTTCCGCTGCTGCCTCCTCGTCCAGTGTGTCGTCAAATGTCTTTCCGACAAACTGATATAGATTCGACTTACTGATATAGCTTAAAACCCTGGAGTTCGTTGTAGAAGATTTGTTGAGCATCTTATAAATGTCGTCACTCCAGTAGATGTCGAACTTCAGACAAATACGTCTGAGAGCAGCCCTCTCGGCCTTTTCATCTCCGAGCACATCTCTATAATGTTCCTTGTAGTGATCGTACAGTTCATCAACGCAATGCCTGCAAACAGGGAGATAACCGCCATTCTCACGCCACATTGGACTTTGCACCGCAGGAAAATTCGATTTCTGTTTGGTAAAAGACCTGGGACAGCGTGTGCAATAAAATCTGTCAGGCTTATCTTTGACAGGAGCGGCTACATTCGGCCTGGAACTGGTAATCTTACTCTGCTTTGGCATCGTGCGTCACCTCACTCCCGGATAAATCCCTCTTTGATCTCACGCTTCAGCTTTTTCCCAGGCGTGAAGTGCGCGGTTTGATAAGAGGGAATCACGATGGGCTCACCTTGAGGATTCGTACCCTTGCGCTCAGCACGCTCACGAATCTCAAATGTCCCGAACCCATGGAACATAACAGACTCTCCATTAACAAGAGCCTCTTCCAATGTTTTGATAAAGTCGTCCATTACAACGCCTGCATCCCGCTTTGTGTATCCCTTCTTTGACAGACGTTCGACGAACTCGTCCTTTGTTACCATAAATTCACCCTTTCGTCTTTGCTTATATAAATGTTAGAATATTCTTGGTTGCGGTGCAGAGACTCGAACTCTGATTTCCTGGGCATGAACCAGGCGTCCTACCATTAGACGACTCCGCGATATAAAAAAGAAAGGGAGGGGTTGTTCACCCCTCCCGGTCGCTTTAGCTAAGATCAATGTTGTACGAGCACCTGATGCCAGACCCGTCACAGACACAAATCATCTGCTCCGGTCTCCCATAGATTCGTTTACTAACACAAAAATCATCCATTCCAAGGAAGCTGCCGGCCATAACCGTTTTGATTCCCTGGACTTCATCCATTCGACAGTGGTGTAAATGTCCCGACAAGACCGCATAGAGCGGTCTGCGAGCCATTGTTTGAAGTGCTTGCACTTTCGCAGCACTTCCATCGTAATCTCCGTGAATACCACAGTATGTCTTCCCACGGACATCAATCAAATACATTGTGGAGTCAACTTTGTCCCCCGCGCCGATAATGACATTTTCAAAATTCTGTAATCGCGCAGACAAATACCATTCCACAAGATCATCAAGTCTTTCGTCCTTCAGCGCCCGATCCTTGATGTCGATACGCGAGTGATTTCCTGACGCGCTGACGAACTGCACTGTTGTAAAGTGCTTGCTCAGTTCTGCCAGAAATTCGGCAATCAGTTCAGACACACCAACCACCTGCTCGATCACATTCTCTTTGTTTGTGACCGCGATGGAGTGATGGATATTACCAGAGATAGCGTCGCCATTTTCCCATACAATACAATTCTCACTGTTATGTAATTCTCCGATTTCGATGATACGATCCAGATACCGGCGCATCATGTCACGGCAGATATCAGAATTGTACTTGTTCCAGTAATTATCTACATTCGCACCATAATGGATATCGTTCAGACTCACCAAAATATCATTGTCTGACGAAACAACACCGGATGGCGAATAATCAAGGCGCGGGAGATTACCGTTAGATACTGCGTCAACCAGAAGTTCATTCAGTTCTTCCTGACGGGCGCGTTCTCGGATCAGCTTACTAAGCGCGGATCTCTGATCAAAGAATTTCTGCTTCTCCTTTTGGAGAGCGATTTTCTTTTCATCCAGTTCACTCAAGACGTCATCCGACGTAATAGACCGCTCAATGCTATCGCTCATAATTTCAAGCGTCCGCTTACTGCCGTACATCATCCTGCGTGCAACATCTGTACTGTATTCTCTGCCATAGACATATGGAGCCAGTTCTGAGTAGTCCTCGTCGGCAAGCGTCCCGTCAACCAACTTCCCATAGATCAGACGCTTGTGATACGCCAAATCTGTTTCGTTTGGCCTTTTCGAAAGCTTGTCCATGTAGTCCTCCTCTTTATGCGGGCCTGCGAAGCGACCTCAAGATACGCATCACGCCACGGCTCTCTTCTGCGTAGTACCGATGGCGCTTAGACTTCTGTTTTACCGTCCTTCGGATATGAGTCTCCGGAAGACGTTCCGCAATAATTTCTTTTTCCTTTGCGTTAATCGCAATCACAAACAAACATCCTTTCAACCTTATATTTAGGAGAACAGACGCAGAACACGGCCATTATTCTCCCTTACATAAATAGGCACATTGCATCGTGGTCTGTAAGAAGCGTGAACTGCGTCCTTACAGACCACTTCTATTTCAAACTAAATCAGAAAATTTTACATCAAATTCGATTACGCGCACGCTGCCTGTTCACATCAATCGCGCAGTCATGGCAGTATTTTTGAGCGTTGCTGCGCTTCTTAATAACAAGTCCGCACTCTTCGCATTCGATGTACGGGTCTCCATGGAAACGCATATATTGATATCCGAGATTGCGAAAATCTCGAATTTTCAAAACAGTCTTCCCACCAGTATCCAGACACTGCACATTGATATTGACGTTATCCACCTTCCGGCTAAAACGGATCAGTCCGGCAGAACGAAAGTCATTCAGCATGAGCGACTGTCTTTTGATAGACGTGACCACGTTGGCCAACTTGAAAATCTCTTTGTCCTGTTTGTTCACCCATCCGCCGTTTTTCTCATTAACAAGATCTGAGTATTTTGCTAAACAAATCAGCGTAAACAACAGCCGGCGACATTGAACTCCCTCCAGAGAGTCACAGATTTTCATTTCACCTTCTGTAATGGGAACGCTCTCTATGTTAATCAGCGGGAACTTATTCGCACCTCTAACAATTCTGTCAATGGTGTCCTGCCACTTTACCAGATTGATAGTAGGATCACACCGGAGCATGAAGTCCTCAAGACTCGCGCTGACGCTCGATTTGGTGGCTCCCTTGAGAGACGAATAGTATCGTGCTACCCGCGATAGTGTTTCTGTTGGTTTCGAGCCAAGCTCGCCTCTGTCCAGGATATCTCTCACATAGTCAAGCTCATTCAACACTATCCCCATCGTCTTCCCCCTCCAATCTGTTTCGTTACGAATGTGAACTGATCTCCTCCGAAAGTAATATCACCATCCTCAGCACGAACAGGAAACGAGATACGTCCGCCATTATTCCTGAGCAGAGCGTCGATGATATCTTCACCTGCCATATCCCATACAAACTGTTTTGATCCTTCTTTCTGGTAGCATATATCCAGAAGGATATCGCACAACTGATCTTTGTTGGAACAAGCGATCTGGCACTCTCTGCGGAAATCCTGAACCATCACAAACCGCAGATTGGTGTGCTCATCCTCGTCCAGCCGCTCCTTCTTGGCATACTGCATATAATCCTGTATCCGTCTGTTATATGCTTCATATAGCCTTAGAATCGTGTTGTACTGCGTCTGCGAATACTCCGTGCCACTCTTCATGATTGTGTAATCGAACTCAGTTTCTGAAGTATGTCTTGCAATATAGCCATCGAACTCCGCCTCAAACCGGCGGCAAATCCTGTTCATAACGCAGTTATTTACACCAACTGGCATCTTGACGCAGTAGTAGTGGAGAAATTCCCGTTCCTCTTCTGTACTCTCGCCCGCGTTCTCTCGCTCAATTAACTCGTCCATCGTCATGCGGAATTCCCTGAGCGCTTTCTTGTTCGTGTTGGAGATATATGTATTGTACTTGCGCATCAACGAGGGATAGATGTACCGCATGAAGTATGGCTTCTTGTCGGCCACCACCCGCAAATTGAGCTGCACTGTAGCTTCGTCATCGCCGTCATCGCCCTTTGCGGCAACACGGTCGTACCAGCCCTTCGGCATCGGCTTGGAGATGATGCCTTTCGCCTTGTCGATAGAATCCTGTTGGAATTTTTGCCCACATTTGATACGATAGTCCAACGTCGCGTACTCCTGGCTGTCCTTGTCGTACTGAGCGATGATATCAAACATAGATGTAATATGATTAGTGATCTTCCCGATATCATCACCAAAGCTGGCGATATTAGAGTGGATAATGTCCTCCTCTGACGGCACACACTTCGTTGCTTTCCTCTGTGCGCATATGAGCGCCGGTAGTTGATTGTGACACTCCACCAAAATACGGTTGTCGGTGGTGAAGATCAGATCCCCGTCCTTATCCGCGCCGTTCAGTGCTGCCGCCGTCGTGTCCCATGCGTTCAGCAGCGTACACGCAGTCATGTACTGATACCAGTGTCTCGCATCGTCACTGCCGTTCACAGTCATCTTTACAACATTGTTGGCGCAGGTCATCGGAGCGCGGAAGCATGATACTGTGTTGACCCCGTGCTCCAGCCAATAGTGATTGTAGATTTCTCCAGCTTGCAAAATACCTGTGACCTCTAACCCAAACATGTTTTGGCATAGTGCGTATGGGTCTCCAGATATGATGGAGTAATTCCCCCGTGCCTTGATAACACCAATTTTTGCATCTACAATACGCTTCTTAATGAGCGCGTATATCTTTTTGGTGATAAATGGATCATCCATCATTCGCTGGTCGATCATAATAGCCTTTGCAAAATCAGAGTCAACAAAGTCTATGTTGTCCTCGGTGATACCGGTGCCCTTCAGGAATAGAACAGCCTTCCTCCAATCAAGTGCAAGGATGTCGTGAATCTCCTGTATGGTTGGCTGAATCAGCTCCTCGATCTGTTCGTCGTTCAAATCGTATACCTGTAGGAACTGGTAGTTGGTCATTCTCTCATTCTCTAGCACTCTTGGACACGATTTTGTAATCCCGAAGGTATATCCGTTCTCAACACAGTTTCTTATGTAGTCGTCGCAGCTCGCATAGCTGTCCCATAGCTTAACCATTGATGTAGTCAACACCATTTCCACATTGGAAAGGTCTACCTCGTTACCCCACGCATCTTTGATGATGCGCGTTCCAGCTACCTGATCTGCAAACTCTAGGAAGTCAAAGGTAAACACCATGCCCTTCTCGAAAGAGAGCCGCGTATTCACCCCGCTCACCATATAATCGAGTTTTAATTCTTCAGACCACCTTCTCGCCAGAGAAGGGAGCATGATACCATATCCGTCGGACTCGTCGAGTTCTACGTCTGCGCCCTCCTCGAACCACATCTTTGGCTCTCCGTCCGCGTCTTCGATGTTGACGACATCGGATTTGAAGTGCGTTACACAGTCATCCACCACAGCGATACCATGCGGTATAGACACCGGAATAGATCCACTGCACACCAGAGCCTGATATGCTTCCAGTTTGGCCGGCACCAACTCCTTGCTCTTATCACGCCCGTTATCAATCAGCCGCCGAAGCTCTGGGGCGAGCCGCTCACTGACAAATACGATTGTCGAGTTCTTGATACCGCCGTTCGTTCCAAGCAGTCTGGCATACGCAACACCGTTGATTTTGAAGCCCTTGCAAGCTCTCCAGTAGTCCTTCTCCTTGTCGATAATCAGGCACATGTAGTCAGGCTTGTACTGAATTTCGTCCAATTCTTCGTATAATCTCTTGATTTTCTTGCGATTTTGTAGGGAATTTGGCTGTTTTCTGAGCATTTTTATCTCATTTTTGATATTTCTTGCAACCTCGTCCCCGTTTTCGATACCGTTCAGCCTATCTATGAAGCGCAGCATCTGGCTGTCGCTCAAGGAAATAACCTCATCGTTTCTCCGTGCCTCGGAGATTGGGAGCGTCAAATTCCATCTCGCCTTGCGTAAGCGTGCGCTATGTATCTTATAGATAAACTTTTGACAAGACTGTTGTTTGGAAATATTGCTCACCGCCTCATAATTTAGTGTTGAATGGCTAAAAAATTAAACTTCGTCTCCGTTATTGCGGGTATAAACCGTCCAAAGTCTCCGAAATTCGTACAATCCGCCCTCAATTACATCTTCCTTGTTATCGTATTCGTCCATGGGGGTATAATCGCTGCACTCATTCTTGGCTGTATAGCACTGGTCTGCCCACAAGCATTTATCGCATTTAGCCACGTACACTCACCTCCTCCATCCAGTTGGTGAGCAGATCGCGCATACGCTTGCTTGGGACATACAGCCAAATCTCGTTCCCATCCCTGATTGCACTTCTCCAAATCCACTGTACCATGATGGACAGCGCATAAGCGTCTTCGTTTACATCAACACCGTTATTTTCATAGAAAATCTTTTGTCCAACGTTCATGTAAAGATTGACGCAATACGCCACGGCAGTGCGATCTCTATACTCATTGGTTGCTTTCTTATTGAATGGGATAAATCCTCTGGTGTACCCTTTACCCTGTATCTTGTGTTTAGCGTCTTTATATGTACTCCACATCTTCTCGGCAGTATCTGTACCGCAGATATGACGGAAAAAGTTGTATAGGTTGTTCTTCAACTGATTGATGTCCGACCCCTCTTTGTTGAACCAGTTCAAGGACAGAGAGAACTCTGACTCTCCAATCTTGTTCAGCTTTGGATCATCCACCACATGAATCATATCCTTCAACGTTGCAACGTACTCAGGGACATAACCCGATGAATCACTGAATCTGAACCCGACACTTTCGTCTCGCTGCACTCCGATGAACTCATACGGGATATCGTACATCTCCAGAAAGTGGTGAAGGCTCTGCCCCTCGAACAGGTATGTCAGGATAAACACCTCGTCGAATGAAGTGATAAGTTCTGGCGGCAACTGCCAATAGAAGAAAGATTCCTTTTTCTCACCAGTCATACGGATCAGATCTCGCGTCCGCAGGATGCGGAACAACTCGCGGTGAGTCTTCCCGTTGTATACGTCTCTGGCGAGATGATATACGTCCTGCCGGACTTCTTCGATATACCCGGCATCTATCGCCATTTGAATGTCCGCCGGGTCTTCCTCCAGCGTCTCCAACACGTCAACGTTCTCGTCGATGATAAGCGTGTATCCACGATCCCTAACCATGTCCAGCAGCTCCTGTGGATAGAATCTGAACGCCTGGTGTGTGGTGGCGATGTTTTCCCCGCGTTTCACCAGATCAAGTGTATGGAGCGTTTTGGAACCGTTAAACTCTGTTTTCTTTTTGGGCTCGAAGAATTGGAGACGTGGGCATGACGTTACGATCCGCGTCGCCTCCTCCAGATACGGTGTGATATAGACGAATCTTTTTTCAGGGTGCTCGTTCATGTATGTAATAGCAGCGGAACTTTTCCCCGTGCCCATAATGGCGTCGCATACTTTTACCAAAAGATCACGTCCTTTATCCGGTCATTAAAGTAAAAGCCATGCTCGCCGGCCTCGTACTTCTTCTTGTATCCAATACGCTCTAACGCCCACTGCGACGATCCGCACGGTTCGCACACGATACTGTCTGATGCTTGGATGTAATCAAAGTCATCGTGCTCCTCATCCCACACCTTATAACATACTGGACACCCATTGATGTCGCGGATGATTCCGACTACCACCCCGGCGTGGACAACACCGCTCTTATCTGATGCCTCCAGCTCATCACCGATAGATATGCGGTGATCCTCGCCAGAGCCGTAGTCGTCGAAGTCCTCCTCCACCGGTACGGCGCTGCAAATCCTATAGAACTGTAACCAATTATTTTTCATAAGCAAACCTCCTTGCCACCGTTTGCCACCACCAAGGTGGCAAAACGAAAATTTGGTCCCTTGAAATGGGGCTTTTCAGGGGGTGACCCTTAAAGAGAATCTCTGTAGGAACACTTGTAGCTATAGAGCCTTAAAACAACGTAGCAGAGGGCTATGGTACTCTATGAAATTGTCAAGGTGCAATGGTGCCAGAGACGTCGGGTCAGCCGGCAGTCTGTTCGATGATGGTGCTGTCCACCAGATGCAGCTCGCGACGTCCACCCAGATTGAGTTTCAGGTACGCATCCTCGATCTCCTCACCAGTAATGCCGATATAGTCCAGTGTCTGGGCGGAGGTGCTATGTCCGAACATCTTCTGCAGGAGCAGGAGCTTGCGCGGATCGTTGTTGCTCATGACCATCTGATGATAGGCGAATGTCTTGCGGAGTGTATGTGTTGCAATGTGGATGTCGAGACCTAATGCCTCTCCGACCTCCTTCAGCACACGATCTGCTGACTTCCTGGAGAGAGACTTGTTGTTGTCTTTACCGCACCTGTTGCTCACGCCCTTGAACATGAAGTCGCTAAGCCTGACGTTGGGCGTGTTCTCCAGATAGAGGGTGACAGCATCCACAACGGCATCGTTGATGGTGATGTATCTGTTCTTCTTTACATTTCTGGTGTTCTTCGTCTTCTTCTCCAGAATGGGAAATGTAGTCTTGAACCTGAACTGCTCGTCGATGATGTGGGAGAACCGCAGCGTCAGCAGATCGCTCACTCGCAGGCCAAAGTTGATGCCAACAATGAAGAGCATGTTGTCTCTGTACCGGCCATTGGAGATAAACCACTCAGAGACGGCGTATATGTCGTCCACACTCTTGATTGGCTCGCTGGTGTGTTCGTTGGCGATCTCGTAGCTCGTATCCTCTGTGGCCGGTGCGATCAGGCCATCTCGGAGAGCCCTGGCAGACCGGGCAACCGCCTTAACATCAATGATGGAGTCCTCACTCCTCGCTCTGAAATCTACGGTAATTACCTTGTTCATCGTATTTGGTGACCTCCTATGTATCTGGCGAAACCGCCTCATAAATGCCTGTTGACTACGATACCATTATACCACATCTGGCCAAGATGTCAAGCGTTTTCTTCATAAAAAATTGTTGATTTTGGAGCCGTGGATCAAAGTCACAAATCAAGGCACTTTGGAAGGCACCCTTTTATTATCTGTGATGATCCTATATAGAAATTGGCTTGTTCAAGGCACCATCCCCGATAATAAAAGGGCTTGAAACACAACGGATTGATGGGCGAGAAATCGGTGCCGAAGTGAGGAAAAATTGGGTGTGGGAGATGGGGCAACTAATGGGCTGGGGCGCGGCGTTGCCGTCTCAAAATATGGAAATTACGCCCCTATGGGACATAGTGTCATTTTGTGACATAGGGAACAGGGAGAAAAGCGGCCCACACTCCACATAGTGACATACAAGCCCATGCGTTACTATGCGCCATAAAGAAAAGTGTTGACAAGTGGCGTTCGGTGGTGTATAGTAGCTATATCACCAGGGCAGACACGCCGCAAACGTGCCACCCGATACCATTGGTGAATAGAAAGGAATACACCATGAAATACCAAATTTGCACATTGGGAGCAGCCACCGAACAGGGGCGCACAGTCACAGCCACCGCACAAGTGGAAGCGGACACAATCGCACAGGCCACCGAACAGGCCACGGCACAAGGGTATAAATTGGCGGATATTCGCGTTTATCCCTTCTGTACTCCCACCGATGGAGCGGCGCAAATGGAGCTTGCGCGTCACACATTGGCAAGCGTGGAAAATTGGGAGCGACGCAACAATAACGCCGTATTGAACCCCCAACGCCGTAACATATGGGAGCGTGAAGACATGGTAATGATTGCATGTGTAGCAATCAACGCCATATTTGCGGAGAACGCCGCCGCCGATATGCACACGCTGAAAACCGCCGCCTTTTCTGCTATCCGCACAGAACAGGGCAAAAAGGACAGGAATAGTGAGCGGGAATATATGCCCGGCTGGATTGCTTGCAACGTTACGCCGCGAGAGGCCCGCGCCACTTGCCCGGCCCTTGACAGACTGATTAGAAAAGCCGTCAAAAGCGCGGATATGACAGATGGGCAAATGAACGCGCTTTTGATGTCCTATGAACAGGGCAAAAGCGTGCAAGACATAGCAGACGAAACAGGCACGAAACGCGCCACCGTCTACCAGACGCTTTACAGGGCTTATTACAAGGTACTTTCCCGCGCCGTTGAAATTGACGTCAATTTACAAGCGTTCACCGCCGCTGGATACACGGCAAGCGACATTGACGAAACGTTGAACATTTTACGCCACCGCGCACGTTGGGACAAGAAAAAGTGATACCAGGCCACCACGCAAGAGGGGAGCGGCACACGCCGCGCCCCTCTTTTTTTTTTTCGTTCGCCCTCTGGTGACATACAAGCCCATGCGTATATGTAGGGCGAACGGCACAGCACCGCCCCACAGCACCGCCACCGCCCACGCCGCACGGGTGACATACAAGCCCATGCGTATATGTAGGGCGAACGGCACAGCACCGCCCCACCAAAAAAAACAAGATACCAATGCAGCCCAGTCAATCCCTTATGGGTATTGGCCGGTCAGTCCCAAGCCTGTAATGCAGAGGGGTATCTCAGCGCCACCTTGAGGGCATCCCACGCTTGCTCAAGGGGTACTTCTGCCATCAGAAGAAGTGTACTCTTGCAACATGTGACGGCTCCAACCGTCCCAAGAGAAGGCCAGCCAAAAATTGGGAGAGTTAGGCTCCCAGTGCGCGGGTACTGAACGCGGGCAGTATTGAGTTCTCGGCAATCAGTTGGTTCCGCTCCAACTGCAAACGTGATGGAAACGTGTGGGTGGATAAGTGCTTGACGGTTCAGGATGGCTCAGCTATAAAGCAGCTTTGTGACTATGCTTAAAAGGCGTCGCAGTTCTCAAGGAGGGTTGCGCGTTGCGTGGCACATCGCCGCCGGAAGGCTCTAAGGGAGTTAGTACAGCGAGCGGAATAGTTGGCCGGAGTGGATTTGATAGCATGATAACGTGAATTTTTCTCTCCCAATGGTGAGCGGTTGAAATGCCGCGCACTTCGGTGAATACTGCGACAAGTGGTGCGGGCGTCTTTACGTCCCGTGGACTTGAGCGCAGAGCAGAAGTCACCAGAGGGAGTGCAAACCTATATCGAGCCCTGGAGCGGCTTCGTTCCAGGGCTTCATTATGGGCTTGCCCATAGAAAATCTTATTAGGAGGTTACGTTATGGCAACGAAAAATCGTAAGGCAGAGCTGCTGAAGGATTACGAGGCGAAGATCGCCGAGGTCAACCAGGCTTGCGCCAAGGGAACGAACGCCGACGTTGAGGGCAAGCTGGCTGAGCTCGTCAACATCGAGAAGGAGTATCGCTCCTTGCGCGAGTCCGAGGTGTTCGCCGGGCTTCTGGACACCCACCAGGCCATCGAGCTTCACCACTTCACCACCATCGGCCACAAGAAGACCACCGACGAGGGCCGCATGACCGGCGTTGAGAAGGCCGAGCGCACCGTTCAAATCGACCTTAAGAAGTTCTGCGAGGTCAAGGGGTTCGACCTGGGCTGGTTCTATGAGCTTCAGGCTCTCAACAAGCGGCTGACGCTCCGCGTCGCCGAGACCATCGGAGTTACCGCCGCTGAGATGAAGCGGATTGATGACTCCTACAACATGGACAAGTTGGCGTCTGAAATCCAGTTGGGCAAGACACCCACCAGCGACACCCAGGTCGTCAAGCATATGCAACGGGTTTTGGACATGCTTTCCCCCGGTGAGGGCAAGGTCAACGGCCACGACCTGGGCTATGTGATGTCCTGTTACACCAAGCGCAACAACCGCGCCGCCCTGCGGGTTCAGTGTTCCAAGCACACCATCCTGATGTCCTTGATGGGCGACGTTTTCTACCGCATCGTTACCAAGGGTGTCTACGGCGTGGATTACAAGCGCAACGGTGCCGCCGCCACCGAGCCCAAGGATGAGAAGGGTTCTGCGCCCAAGGCCAAAACGGGTTCCAAGACCCGCGCCAAGAAGTCCAAGGCGGCTGAGGTTTCCACTCCTGAGCCGATGACCGCCGAGAAGGCTCCTGCCGCCGCCTGATTGCGGCACAGCGGAGGTTTTACCTCCGCGCCTAATGCGACTGGCGGACGTTGTCCGCTAACGGTCTCAAGTCCGTGTAAACGCAGAGAGGGCAAAAGGTTTTGACTTACGGCCTGAAGGCCAGGAGGAGGTTTTGTATGAGAAAACGTTTGACGGTTCTCATCTCTGCGGTCGTGATGGCCGTATCCCTGATGGCGATAGGTTCCACCGCGTTTGCTATCGGTCCCATTCTGGGAGGTCTGTCAATCGAAACGCCTGACGTTTCGGCCTACCATCTGAGGACTGCTGAGGTGGTGTCCTTGGATTATGAAGCGGATACGGTTTATCTCGTGGACGCTGTAGGTTTTCGTTGGCAATTCGCTGGCTGTGAGGATTGGTGTACCGGCGATATTGCCGAGATTCTCTTGTGGGATTGTAACGGGACGCCCGACACCATCCTGGATGATGTGATTTTGAAAACAGAATACTCCGGCTATGTGATCCTTGAGCTGAGTCATCCGCCGTATGTTGTAAGCCAGGGTTAGGTTTTTGGCTCTGCTCTGGTGAGGTTTCTGATTGCAAATCAATTCTGCTGATGGTATAATTGGCTTAAACTTTAGGCAAGGAGCGTGATGGATTGTACCAGTTTGAGCACATCTTCGAGGCTCTGCTTGTGGCTGCCGTAAGGGACGGCCCTTCGGACAAATGCACTGTGAACGATGGTCAGTATGAGGTTTTGAAATCCGTTTACAATGAGGTTTCCGACATCATTGGAGCGGCGGCGACCTTGAAGCTATACCCGACGTTCACTTCTGGGAGCGTTTCGATTGAGATTCCTGACATCCACTTGGAAGGAGAAAAGGTTTCTATGCTGAGAGACGCTTTGAGCAAGTGCAATACCTTCGAGCTGGTTCCATTGAACAATGGCGGTCTAAGGGCTTCGATGACGGTGAAAGGCGTTTTCGACGACAACTGAACAGGCGTATAAAAGGACTCTCTGAGGTTTCGACCCAGAGGGTCTTTTTTATGCCCATTTGATAGCCGCGCTGATGAGCCGTAATGACGGCGAAACGGGCTTTTGCCCGTCCGCGGATGGAATACTGTCTGCTGAGGTTCACAAATCAAAAAATGAACGGAGGAAATCTATGGCGAATTATTCTTGTAAGGAGACATGCGGGCAGGAGAAGCCCTGCGGAAACAGATATTGCTCCGCTAATCCGAAGTATGTCCCGCCCGCTCCCAAGAAGAAGGGCAAGAAGGTTTCCGGCAGTAAGTAGTCGGCATATAGCCGCCCTGACGAGTCGCTGAAAATTGCGACGAAACCGCCCAATAGGGCGGTCGGCGGAACAGGCATATAGGGGCCGCGTTCGAGTCACCCATGTTGCCGGGTTCACAGGCTAAACTCCCTCGATTTGCTTCAAGTGAACTGTTGAGCTGAGGGTAATGGAACTGTATGCTGTTCCGCCATCAGGTTTCAAACCAAAATCGAATATGAGAGGGTGATACGATGACCAAGTTTGAGCAGCGCGGCGTTGAGCTCCAGCATGAAGCTGTATCCATCGGCCACGCAAGAAAGAATTTCTCTTACTCCTGCGATGTGTGCTGCAATAGGGGTTTGCATCTGGATTGCGATAGGTGTGCTATCGCAGCTACTCACTCTCTCGTTGTCGCCACATTCGAGGGTGCTTCTGTATCCATGCCCAGAAGGGTTTTAAGGTAACATCTGGCCAGTGCGCCGTGTTCGGAGGTTGGCGGCGTTGAACGAGGTGGAGGCTGGCCTCGTGGTAAAAATCATAGCGGTTCATTTGCATAGGGGGATTAGATATGAAACGCTTTGCAGTTTTCGGTTATGGGTATAACCCCAATATTCCGGTCTGTTATGTCTTCGCGCTGAAAATCGAAGAAGCATGGGAACAGGCAAAAGAACTTGTCGGCGGACGGGTTTTCATCTCTGATGTGGTGGAAGAACAGCCGGCATGATTTCAGTTAGTAAACCGATCCTCATACCGATTTTGAGGTTCGGTTTGCATATGGCGTGGTAGCTCAGTAGGTAGAGCTGCGGATTGATAATCCGTGTGTCGCCGGTTCAAGCCCGGTCCACGCTAAACCACATGGCAAAGCTGACCGCGACGGGCTTTACGCGGCATACCGTATCGTGAAAAGAGTACCGAGATACGGAAGGGATTGGGAGGCGTCCCCATTCCTTGGTCTGAGGGGATGACCCAGCAGTGGGTAGAAAGTCGGGAAAATCCGATAGTTTAGTTTATGAATTGATACGGACTAAGCTACACGCACACTTACGAAATAAGAAACCTCAGTAGCGTGGGTCGCCGTCCAGAATTTCCGGACGGCTTCTTAATGCAGCCATTGGCGGTCACAAGCCCGCATGAGAAATGCAGAGTGAGAAACCCGCAACGAGAGGGAGGTTTTAGATGGCAGCTTATACAAGAAATCAGCGCCGCCAGAAGCTAATGGCACAGCAAAGGGTCATGGGTTTGATTATGCTCCTTATCACAGGTCTCATCTTCTGGCTCGCTTCAACCGGCGTAACACCTGAAGACCAGGACTGTACCGCAATCTTCATCACGCTCCCACTCGGTCTGTGGTTTCTGTTCAGCCGCAAAATCGTGATTGTATAAAGAGGTGAGGTCATGAAAGAAAACATCACCGTGGATGAGCTTTGGGAATATTTCTCAGAGCACAGGAAAGCGTTGGCAAATGAGTATCAGGTAATTGCCAGCGATGAAGATCAAGGCGTTGAAATCTATGTCGCCGAAGATGGAGGTTTCCCCTGTTTCTCTGTTGAGGTTGACGGCGAGGAGGTTCACAACGTCAAGACCTATTCGTACCTCGACGCAGAGAAGACCTATGATAACTTGCTTTCCACATATATCTATCCCGACGATGATGAGGAAGATTATGTGTCGGGCGATGAAGAACGGGTCAATGAAATCATCGGTTCCGTCGAGGACATGCTTACCGTCATGCTTGACGAAGACCCCGCAAAGGCGGGAATTTCTCCACAGGAAATTGATGAAATCGCCTCAATCGTCGAGGAATACCTGTTCGAGAACTTTGGGTTCTCTATCCGACACCCAACCAATGTTGACGGCGTGATGGTTCAGTACCCGTTTGGAGATCCCGATGAGGGTTCGGAAGACATTCCTGATCCTGATAGCATCGACCAGGAAACCTAAAACGGTAGTTTTATTTCGTTATTCTGCACTCTGAAGACGCCTAGGAGTGTTTGAATATTATCTTCATGGAGGTATCCGAGAATTTATGCCCGCCGCGCCCGGCGGTAGACCGGGCCCATTGCGCCGGGGACGGAACCTCGAAAAGGAGGGAAGGTTTTGCATCGAGCACGCGACCAGCCCAAATCTTCATAATAGATTGATTATCGAAGATTAAATTGAAAGATTTTACGGCGCCGCCGGCAGATTTGCCAGACGGCGTGAAGTCCATGCTTTACCGATGAGTAAAGGAGGTTTGCCGAACCTTGACATCAACCTGGGGAGTCATATGTGCTCCCCGTTGAATGCCGGCCTATCAGCAGTTTGGTGGTTCTGCCTGAACAAAAACCACCACCCTAAGTCGGGGTGGCCGAGCGACTGGAGGCGGGAAACCGTCCGTGGGTTCAAATCCCACTCCCGATGCCAGCGCCATAGGCGCTTCCCAATGCCGTAGGTTACATCCAGCGGTTCTTTCCTTTCCGATAGGCGGCCTGCAAAGTAGCGGGCCGCCTGCCTAATGCGGCCATAGCCGGTCACAAGCCCGGTTCAGAAACGCAGAGTGGGCAATCGCTTGCCACCATCGAGGTGGCAAAACGCTCAAAAAGTCCTTGATTTGCAATGGTTTGAGGGGTGTTACCCTTAAAGAGAATCTCTGTACTATTGTAGATAGGGAAACGACAGACACTGGCTGGAGACAGTTAGTGTCTTTTTTACTCGCCAGAGGAAGAAAGTGAGGTGCCTCATGTATCAGTTCAAATGGGTCAGAGGACACATTGAGGTCTTCCTCGATGGTGTCTTTCAGTTCAGCGCGGATACCATGAAAGAAGCGTTGGACGAACTTGATGGTGTCGATTGACGATGCCAATCCCATTGGGATTAGCGCTCTCCCCGAGCGTTTGATCTAAGTACATAAAGGAAAGGAGTTTAGTCAATGCCCAAATACAAAGAGGGGGATAAGGTCAAGGTGTTGGACGATCTCGAAGTGCGCAGCGGGTACTACATGGATGATGGTAGTCATCACAATAGTGTTGTGCCCGAAATGACGCATCTCCGCGGTCAAGTTGTGACCATCGAAGAAGTTGACTGTTACGGCTACCATATCCGAGAGGACTGCGGTGGATGGGGGTGGACCGACGAAATGTTCGCAGGTTTTGCTGTCAAATACCATGTCGGCGATAAGGTTATGGTGAGGTCTGACCTCGACGACCTTCATGCCCCTGCGATGCGGGAACTGGCTGGCCGCGAAGTTACGATCACTGGGGAGGATGTGGTGGACGTGTTCGGGAGCGAACCCGGTTACTCCATCGCTGAAGACGATGGAATGTGGGTCTGGCACGCTAACGACTTTGCCGGTCCTGCTATCCAGCGGTTCACCCGCACGACGGCGCCCGCCTGCAGATCCACAGTTCCCTGCATCCCCGGCGTTCCTGTTCAGCCTACTGTGACTGGCGGAATCACCTGCGGCACCCAGACCAACACTACAACAAAGAATGAAAGGAAGAAGTCCAAAATGAAGTTTGATTTCAAGAAAATGCTGAAGCAGTACATGCCCCACGCCATCGATGACGGCTCCGTCGCTCTGAGCATCTCCGGCGACATCGCCTACCAGCGCAAGAACGGCGACTATGTCTTCTACGATCCCGAGAGCAAGTCCATCAACAACTGCATGGATCTGGTGCTGGGTTCCGAGGCGCTGGACAAGATGGTCTTCGTCATGCCCGTGAAGGACGTCAGCGTCGGCGACGTGGTTCTCAACGGCGGAAAGTATATCTACATCACCAACATCACCCACTCGGGTGCCATCAAGGGTGTGTCTCTGGACAGTGGCCGTACCGCCACTCTGGTGAAGGAGATCAACACCGTGATGGGCTACTGCCCCTACGCCAAGGTCACTTCTCTGTTCACCATGATGAACGGCAAGGGTGCTGAGGGCATCAACCCCATGTTCCTGATGCTGATGGGCGACGCCGACAGCGAGGACGATCTGTTCACCACTGTTGCCATGATGACCATGATGGGCGGCAACGCTGCTGCGGCTCCCACCGGTGGCCTGTTCGGTGGGATCAACCCCCTGATGCTGATGGCTCTGTCCGGCGGCGATGACGATGGCGAGTCCGGCGGTATGATGAAGATGCTGATGCTGAGCCAGATGATGGGCGGCGGCCTGTTTCAGGCTCCTGCGGCTGTTCCTGCTCCGGCTCCGGTTGTCCAGCAGACTGAGGCTGACGAGGTTGCTGACGCGGAGTAATCCCCAGCGAGGTTCTGGCGGCTCCTCTTAAAAGCCGCCCATCCGAAATTCAAGGAGGAGTCTGTATGAACATTGTTTTCTGGCTTCTCGTCATTATCGTGTTGGTTCTGGTCTGGTTCTGCCTGAGCTTTGCCTTCAAAGACATTGGCGGGTGGTTTTTAGACCTATTCAACGATGCAAAAAGAGAAATCGAGGACGACGAGTCCGAGGAATACTTTGAAGAATGGGAGGACGATTCATCGAATGAAAGGTAAAATTGGTGCGCTGCTTCTGGCACTTGCCCTGATCCTTGGCCTGATTGGTGCCGTTATCTGTCTGGAGCGTGTGCCTGCCGGCTATGTTGGGGTGGTTTACAACATGAACGGCGGCGTTGACGGAGAGATTCTGACCCAGGGCTGGCATCTGGTCTCTCCCACAAAGAAGGTCACTACATACTCCATCGGCATTGAGCAGTCCTATCTGACCGCTGAGGACAAGGGTGACTCCAAGGACGACGAGAGTTTCAGTATCCCAACGTCCGATGGAAAGACCGTACGTGTGAACCTTGAGTTCTCCTACCGGTTTGACGAGGCACGTGTGGCGCAGACGTTCGTCACATTCAAGGGCAAGTCCGGCGAGACTATCAAGGACACATTCATCAAGCCCAAGGTCATCGCCTGGACGCAGGAGGTTTCCGCTAATTATCCCGTTACCGACATCTTCGGTGATAAGCGTACTGCTATCAATGCGGAGTTGGATACCTACCTGCGACAGAAATTTGATGTGTACGGCATCATCATTGACACCGTGAACTTCACCGATATTTCTGTTGATGCTGAAACTGCTGCGGCCATTCAGAAAAAGGTTACCGCCCAGCAGGAGCTGGAGCTGGCCAATATCGAGGCTCAGACAGCCAAGGTACAGGCGGAGAAAGAGCGCGAGGTTGCTCTGATTCAGGCTCAGAAGGAAAAAGAGGCTGCCGAAATTCAGGCAGAGACGGAAATCATTGAGGCCAATGCAGCTGCAGAGGTGGTTCGGATCGCCGCAGAAGCAGAGGCGGCGGCTAACCAGCAGATTGCACAGTCTCTCACGCCCGAGCTGATTGAAAAGATCAAGTATGAGCAGTGGAACGGTGTTCTCCCCAAGGTTAATTCGTCTGGCGGCACTATTGTCGGTGTTGACGGGATCGACTAACATCGTGAGTGTGAAATTCAAGCGCGTCAATATAGACGCACCGTGAAAGCCGGTTCTATGAGAGTGTAGCTCAGTGGCAGAGCGGGGCAGATACATGCCTGTCAACCGGATATGCGCTGCGTGGGTTCGATTCCCACCACTCTCTAATATGGGGATATAGCTCAGATGGGAGAGCGCCTGCCTTGCAAGCAGGAGGTCGCCGGTTCGATCCCGACTATCTCCACCATATGAAATTTAGTTAGGACGGGTGATGACGTGAGAATCCATATGCCATATTGGGGAGAAGAACGATTCATTAAGCGTTTTGCAATTTTCCCTGTCAAAGTCGATCATGAAATTGTGTGGCTTGAGACAGTTTATCTCCGTCAGGAATGGAGGCCAGACATAACAATTCGCGGATGGCATAATGACAGATTCCTGGATAAAGAGTCATATGAACGGGCAATCCGATAGGTTTTGAATGGAGGCAATATGATGGATTATCTGAGCTTTTACCACAATGGCAGGCGGTGTACTTGCCATTCCTGCAAGCACTTTTCTTGTTCGGTAGCGGAAGCCCCATGCAAAGATTGTATACCAGGACTGGAAAGCGGAAGGTTCTTTGATCGTCACGCAATTAAATATGATGAAAATCCAAGATTTGTGGGTGAAACGATAAAAGTCCATGAACTCAAAATTCTTCCGAAATATTTTTCCTTTGAGAAAAACTTCGAACTTCGGAGGAACGATAGGGACTTTGTGGTTGGCGATATTGTGGTGCTTCGAGAATGGAGCTCTGACAACGGATACACCGGAGAGTATTCCATCCGTATGATTCAGTACATCCTTAAAGACGCAAAAGAATATGGGTTGGCCGATGGATACTGTATCCTTGGGCTTTCGGAAAGCGCTCCATGGTAAGAGAGAGGAGCGTCTTGAATGAAACGAGAAGATTTCGTATCTGATTTGGCATGGGAACGGTATGTCGAGGAACGTTCTTGTTGCCGCAAACTCTACCAAAAACAAGGCTTCTGGTGTTTGGCGATAGTCATACTTTTCATTATCGTTACAGCAATCAAATAGTTCTTTGATGCGAAGGAGGTTGGCGCGAGTGAGTAGCAAAATGAACAGAATTCCATTTATTGGTTCCTACGAAGACATAAGGACTGAGATGCGGGATGACCTGAGGTATAGATTACAGAGCAGGAAGGCGGAAACGTCCCTTGGCCGACCTCTGTACTACCGTATCAATGTCCAGTTGATTACAACGGAAGAGTGCCCCTTTAACTGCCCGTTCTGTTTGGAGCGGCAAAACCCCATGACGGGCGACAATAATTTCCCTGCCCAAATCGAGGCTCTGAAAATGGTACTTGGCGAGCATCCAGATGCCAGACTTACCATAACAGGTGGAGAACCAGGACTTTATCCAGAGCAGATTGCGAATATCGCTGAGACATACAGGTGTAATAGCAACAATGTTTTTTGCTCTATCAATACTGCTGGTTTCAACGCAGACCTGAGTGGGTTGGCTCATATCAACCTGTCCCACAATGAGTTCGTCCATGCAAATCCGGCCCGGTTTCCTGGTTGCACAGTCCAAACAGTGATGGAAAGTCCGTCTCTCTCATCAATCAAAGATTACATGAAGATAGATGCCGACAGCTTTTCGTTCCGGTTTCTTAGCAGGCTTGAGAAGAAGGATTACCCGGTAGATATCTGGAATGCTCTGCAAGAGGACGAAGAAATTGATATACATACATTCAGAATCGGTGACTTCTTTGTCTATGCGACCTTTGACTACGATGGAAAGCACGCCCGCGTAACACTTGGAGATATGTGGCAGCAACGCCAGAATGACTATGGAGCCGGATACTCCAATATCATAATCCACCCAGACGGTCGGATTGGTACAAACTGGAGATAAAAATGAGTAAGAAAACATTTATTTCCTGGTTGGCCTGACAGGCTTGGTTTGGGCTGTAACCACGGATATCGAGTACGATGAATAAAACAGTCCTTTGATTAGGAGGCGGCCAAAGATGGAAGGAAGCATATTGTTCCTCATTTATTGTTCTGCAATTATCATCCTTTCGTTGCTGCGTTTGGCGCTTCAATTTCTGTCGAAAGAAAGTTACTATTCAACATACAAGAGGCTTTTGGATTTGTTAGATTGGTTCTTTCTGGGTGGTGCAACGTTTTATTCCATCATGAACTGGCCATGGTAATGGAGGGGACATCGTGAGGATGTATCAAATGTATGTCTGTGAACATTGCGGCAAAGAGTCTCTGAGCCATGATGCGATTGAGGAATGTGAGGCTGCCCACATGGGATTAACCATGGCGGAGAAACGCACTTTGGACGCGTTGAAATCTGCTGCAAAGTATTTTGGAAGCATTGTATCAAGAACCAATAACGAGAAGACGCGAGCTGCATATGACGACGCGATTGAGAAACTTGTTTCGTTTGAGCAATCTCACGGAATAACATAAAATTACTCTTCTGTGGGCGTGGTGGAATTGGAAGACACATGGAGTTTAAGCCTCTATATCGGGTTCGATGTGCGGGTTCAATTCCCGCCGCCCACACCATATGTCGATGTGATGGAATAGTAGACATGACAGGCTCAAACCCTGTTGGCTCTAACGCCGTATGGGTTCAAATCCCATCATCGACACCATTATATCAGGAGGTGCAAACCATGGTTTGGAGTTTTCCGATTGCTGGAGAAACGAGAATTGTGACCCGATTTATGATTCTGCCTACCATTATCGGAGATAAGTTATGGTGGCTTGAATCCGTCATCATACACCAATCGTACAACACCCGGCATCGTGGATGGAATAACGATTGGGCAGAACGAAAACGGAGGTGAAATGAGTGGATCTGAAAACTGTTATGCTTGGTAGCGATACGGTTGTCGTCACTGAAAACGCAGATGGCGATCCGTACTTGATTCAGGCTAAGTACCTTCAGGGCGTCGTTGACGATTGGAATGGTGAATGCAATTTTGTTCCAGCCAACGATGCAAAAGTGCTCTTTGCTATGTATAATGGTCATCCCATCAATCCTTACGATTACACCGACTTCGAGTCTCTGCTCAATATTCTAACTCGGGGGGGGTGAGTCTCAATGGTAGATTGGCCAGACACTCCGCTTGAGATTTCAATGCTATTCAACGGTGTCATCATCCATTGTCCTGACAAAGACTTGGTAGATGAACTGTTTTCGTTTTTAGAAGAAAACGATATAAAATGGTATGGTGATGAGCCAGTTGGAGAAACTCATTGGCATGAGAACAGAGAAGAAACCTGTTATCGCATTGAACCGCGAGGAACAATGAAATATGGGAGCAGAACATGTTACTCAGACAGCGCATACAGAAATTATATCAAATGCACATTTTACGGCGTGGAGCCCGACTTTGAAATCTCCGATGCCGGATTTGAAGCAATTATCTCTGCGGGGGGGGGTAATCAAGGGAGGTAAGACAAATGTGGGACAGGCCATTTGATACATCAATGCTGGGAGAAAACAGCTATGTTGCTGTAAATTGCCCAGAAGCAGATTTGGAGCGTGAATTTGCCGCAATATTAGTCGCGTTTGGCATCAAATACCCGACCGGCGAGAGTCCTCTGAAGAAAAATTACTGGGAGAAACACCGTGGTAATTTCTGCTACTATATCAGAGGCGATACTGTGAGATATGGGTCAAAGAACGATGCGGACGACTACATGAAATGCACTTTCTATGGGGAAGAGCAAGAGGACATCTCCGACGAAAGTTTTGCGGCTATCATCGGGAGGTGATTAAGTGGAACTTTCCGATTTGGTAGGAACACACAAACTGTCAGGTGTCGAAACCGGACGTATATGTGTGGATGATAGTTGGGGTGAATCACAGGATTGCAACTTCGTAAAGTTTACGCTTGACGGTGTTCACTACATGGCTGTCGAAGACCCGGAAGATGGATATAGAAGCAGATGCAGGGAGCTTGTTGTGTCCGATGATCCGCCGAGATATTCGTTTCCGCCGCAGGCCATGAAATGTTACATGAAGAACGAAGAAGATGGCGGATACGATAATGACATCCTGGTGATGCAAGACGAGGTAACTGACGAGATCATTTTGGAGGTTGGAACCGGAGACTATAACGACTGGTATCCATACTGCCACTTTGAATACCATCCAGAGGGGATGGCCTGCAATAACCCGGAAATATCAGAAGACGCATTCAATCGAATCATCAGAAGTTGACAAGAGCCCCGTAGCTGAAAAGTTACGGGGTTCTTTGCGGCCTGATCGGCCCCACCTCCTCGTGGTTCAGGCTGGGGAGCCCCCGATGGGGGGGGGTGAGCAAACGGGGTACATATTAAGGGCAAAGCCCGAACAGAAAGGATGTATCAGTATGGCAAAGATCACCATTGCTGGTGACGCGATCATCGTCACCAGCGGCAAGAGCCTCAAGGCTCTGAAGACGCTGGAGGAGTACCGCCCGAAGGCTCTTCGTCTCATCGAGACCGATGAGAACGGTAAGAAGGAGGAAATCTTCCGCGTGGAGACCGCCGCTGCTGCCGGCAGCATCAACCAGAACGGCGCGACTTTCGCCTCCGAGACCCACGACGAGGCGAAGCTGGCCACCATCACGATTCCCGTCCCCGCTGGGACTGAGAACGTGATCGACTATGCTGCCAAGCTGGTCGGCAAGGCCGTGGTTCGCCTGAACAAGGTGGAGGCCGGCATCGACGATGCCCTGGCCGAGGTCGAGGCTGAGAACGCCGAGGTCATGGCTAACATCACCGTCATCTAAGGATGGCTAAGTCCGGGCGGGGGAATCCCCGCCCGGCAACACAAACCTGTCAACCCAAAATTTTTTGAATAAGAAGGAGAATGAATCATGATTAACGTCACTATCGGTAACAACCTGAAGCGCGCCCGTTTCAACCTGAACCCCAACACCACCATCCGCCAGGCTCTGGAGAGCACCCAGGGCGAGACCGGCATCGACTACTCCGTGGGTATGCTGTCCCTGGACGGCGAGACCGTCACCGGTGCCAAGCTGGATCAGACCTTCGCCGAGATGGGCTACACCGGCGAGCCCGGCCACGACAAGTGCTTCCTGATCTCCGTCGTCAAGGCTGACAACGCCTGATCAGACCCACCGCAGTCCCCTATACATAGGGCCGAGGGCTCCCATCTGAGCGGTGGGAGCCCTTAAATCTTTCAGAAAAGGAGCAGGCTATGTTCTCAAAAGAAATCACTGGTCTGACTCTCACCAATGAGATCGCATCGACCGTATTCCCGAATATCGGCGGAGATAAGTTCCGCAATGACGAGTCGTTCGTTGCGACCTTGAGAGCTTTGCTGTATAGCAGGGTTCCGAAAGAGGAGTCAATCACACTGCGATATAAAAGCACAGACTACAGTTCCGGGCAGTTATCTGGCTCGTCTCCGAGAGACTGCGTCAGGGCTTTCTTTAACCGAACTCCGATTATGGATGGTTCAACCGGCATTTTGCTCATCCATTCATTTGAGGGGAGCGACGAGAGCAACACAACCTGCTTCGAGAAACTCGTTGAAGGTGTTCCAAAGACAGTCTCTGGATACAAGCTCCTGGCGGATCTGTCCGCATGGATTGAGAGCGACGCAAAGTTCCGCGCCAAGGTCTATGTGAACGAGGAGTACCGCAACACCATCATCTTCACGGAAAAGATGAACATGAAGCGGTGGCACATGCTGGAGTCTCTGATTTCCCGCTACTTCCCGTGGTACTTCGAGTCCAATCCGATGACTGACGAGGAGATTGAGATCGTCAAGACGCTCACAAAGCGTTACGCCCCCAGCTATGAAACGAAGATTCAGGAGTTCGCCAAGCGGTTTGACTTCCGGTCACAGGTTATCCGCAATCAGTTGACCGGCTTTGAAACACACTTTGACCGCCGGAAGCTGGAGTCCGTCCGCAGCCAGATCAACGATATGGATCGCAGGATGCGTGATTTGGAGAGCACTTTCTCCAATTACTACCAGCAGATGGACGACCTGAGAACGCAGGAGTGCGGTCTGGTCGATAAAATCACACACGGAGGCGGCGCGGAGAGCAGCGAGCTTTTGGACTACTTCCTATGCAACAATTCGCTGCATCTGGTCAGCGTATACAATGGCGAAATCAAGTTCATTGTAACCACCACGGTTGCAAACTTCGATCCTGACGCAGCGGAGTCCGTCATTCAGAATAACCGTAGCTACATCTATGAATATCGTGACAACGAAAATATGACGGTAGAGCGCATTAAGCGTCTGATGACGGAGATTTTCGTCAAAGAGACGATGAAGATTCGCATTTGCGCCGCATATTCGCTGAACTTCGATAACGGCAGGTACGCCGGGATTAGCGGATACGATTTCCCGTCGGATATCATCATGGATCACACGCCGAACCAGCACATCCAGGCGTTTCACTGCCTTGGTGGAAATGAGGCGACAATTCGCCAATCTATGCGTAACCGGGATTATGTCGGCGCGGTAGCTGCTTGTGTTCAGTCGGCAAAGAGCGTCAATGTTCAGGAGAGCGCAACAACCGGCAAGATGACGCAGTTGCTGTTCTCGAACAGGATCGGTAAGGTAATCGAAATGCCCGACGGTACGACCAAGACGCCGTTTGAGGCCGTATTGTGGTTGGAGGAACAAGATGTCAAGGCGAAGAAAGAAAAAGAACAGGAGGAGAGCCATGAGTAAGCCCATTAAGCTCACGGACGAGCTGCTGCAAAAAATTCAGGAGGAGTTCATCGCAAAGGTGAAGTCCACCAAGATGTTTGACGGAAAGCTGGAATACAGCCGGACGTTCAAGTGGGAGGGCGATGACGACCGGGCAACTGTCTACCTGTCCTCGATTGCCTTCGCCAAGATGAACTCGCTCATTCAGCAGTTCAACGACGAGGTCGCGTGGCACGGCGTGGTTCACCGTGATGAGCAGGATCCGTCCATCTTCCACATCACCGACATTTTGGTATACCCGCAGGTTGTTACCGGCGCAACGGTCAACACCGATCAAGAGGCGTACCAGACGTGGCTTTACTCCTTTGATGATGATGTGTTCAATAACATCCGGATGCAAGGACACAGCCACGTCAATATGGGCGTGTCTCCCTCTGGTGTGGACACAACTCACCAGGAGAAGATTCTGGAGCAAATCTCCGATGACGACTACTACATCTTCATGATCTGGAACAAGCGGTACGAGCACTTTGTCCGCATCTTCGATCTGAAGAACAACACCCTGTACGACACGGCAGATGTTGATGTGTATATTGGAGATGTCGGCGTGGATCTTCAGGCTTTCATCAGCAGCGCCAAGGAGATCGTCACCAACAGAACCTATAAGCCTGTCACCGGTTTTCAGGGAACCTATCAGCAGACGCAGACGCGGGTCGTCACACCCATCAGTCAGACAACAACGCCGGCGGCGACGGCCGGTGCGAGCGTCGTCGGAGTCAAAACAAAACCGAAGGTAAACGGAGGTGATACCGGCATTGGCCGGTCCTTTTCCGACTACCAATTCGACGAAGACGATCCCTATGACCGCCTATACCTCGGACAGTAAGAAAGGAGAGACAAACAATGGATTTGGCGAAGTCCTACGAATTCTTCAAGCCGGATATGCTCGAATCGCGGATTCATATCATCGGCTGTGGAGCGATTGGTTCCACGGTCGCTGAGAATCTGGTGCGGTTCGGCATTACGAAAATCACGCTGTATGACTTCGATACCGTAGAAGCCCACAACATTGCCAACCAGATGTTCCGGAATACGGATATCGGCAAGGCCAAGGTTGATGCTTTGGCTGAGTATCTCACCGAGATCAATCCGGACTGCGCCCCCGATCTGAAGCTGGTCAAAGAGGGCTGGACAGGCCAGCGTCTCTCCGGTTATGTGTTCCTGGCGGTGGACAACATTGACCTCCGCCGGGAGATCGCCACCTCCTGTAAGGAGAACACGTTCGTCAAGGGGATGTTCGACTTCCGGATGCGGCTGACGGACGCCCAGCACTATGCCGCTGACTGGAGCGACAAGAAGATGGTGGAGAACTTTATCGACAGCATGGCGTTCTCTCATGATGAGGCAAAAGAGGCGACGCCCGTTTCTGCCTGCAATATCACACTGTCGGTTGTTCCGACGGTGCGAACGATCGTTGCCTACGGCGTAGCCAACTTCATCAACTTCGTGAAGGGCGAGAAACTCCGCAAGATGATTCTTGTGGATGCTTTTGAATTCGACGTGATCGCCGTGTAAGGCATCACGTTTTACGATAGTTCTATAGGGGCAGTGGCTTTGGTTGCCGCTGCCCCTTCCATATAGTCTGTATTGCATTACTTTCAGAGTTATTCTGAGGGTGCTCTGTATTGTAAATCAGAGTTGCGCATGGCTGGGAGAAGGGACACCCCGCCCGGAGGCGGAATCTGAAGGCGCCTGCCCGCCACCGAGGTCAAGAGGTAATAAATAAACTGTTTTCTACTGCTCCAAATACGCAAAGAACTCTTGACATCTCGACCAGAAAGGTGACGGACAGCAAACAGGAAGACAGATGGCGACCCCAAGAACCATCGGACCGCCGCAAATCACTCACCAGATTACCCACCGAGCCCGCACTCAGTCCCAGCTCTCAAGTACCCATCGCATCCTGAATTCCTCAACCTACTGTATACCAGAATACAGACATCAGGAGGTATTAAAAATATGCCATACATAACCGTCATGCAATCGCCTGCATACCATCAGATATCATTTGAGGAAATCATATCTGGTGAGGTCAACATGCAGTCTATGATAACTTCAAACAGCACCAATACCAGAACGCATTTCGCACAGCGACTCAAGCCACAGTTTCTGGATCGGTTCGATTTCGCCGGTATGGTCTCCGCTCTGGAGAGTTTTTGCGAACAAAATGCCGAGCTGTATGCCGTTCCGAGAGAAGCCCTCTATACCACATTCCATATTCCGAAGAAGTCCGGCGGCCTGCGTGAGATCAATGCCCCTGTGCCAGAACTGATGACGGCGCTTCGGAATCTGAAGACTTTGTTTGAGACCAAGATGTTTGCGCTGTACCACACCTCCGCCTTTGCCTATGTTAAGAATCGTTCCACCATTGACGCCATCAAACGTCACCAGAGGAATGACAGTCATTGGTTCTTAAAGACGGATTTCTCGAACTTTTTTGGGGACACAACGCTGGTATTCCTTCGGTATTCGCTCTCTTTGATTTTCCCGTTCAGCGAGATTGTCAAGTCAGAACGGGGCAGAGCAGCACTGGACAAGGCACTCAACCTCTGTTTTCTTCATGGCGGATTGCCGCAGGGCACGCCGATTTCTCCGATGCTCACAAATCTGATGATGATCCCCCTTGATCACAAGGTATACAATACCCTGCGTGATTTTAACGGGCAGTCGTTCGTTTACACCAGATACGCAGACGACTCTCTAATTTCAAGCCGGAGAGAGTTTGACTACAATAAGGTCATCGACTTCATCAATCAGACGCTGGATGATTTCCATGCGCCGTTCAAGATCAAGGATGAGAAGACGAGGTATGGTTCCAGAGCCGGCAGTAATTGGAACCTCGGGCTCATGCTCAATAAGGACAATGAGATCACCATCGGTCACAAGAACAAGCAGCGTTTTCGTGCAATGATCAGCAACTACATCCTCGACCGTAAGAACGGAATTGTCTGGGAACTGCACGATGTTCAGGTTTTGCGCGGCCTTATCAACTACTACCGGATGGTTGAAGAAAAGTATGTTGACGAGGTCATCAAGTACAACAACGAAAAATATCAAACGGACGTAATGCGTACCATCCATGAGGATTTGGCCGCATAAATAAGCAAAATTTTGTAATGTATAGCCTTTTGTTCCTCAAAAGGCACTCTGTATTGTAAATCAGAGTAACGAATGGCTGGGAGAAGGGAGCCTGCCAGGCTGCGCAGTGCTGCCGGCCGCGACGGCAGCAGGAGATGCTAAACACCCTTACCAACATCACGAAGAACGGAACTATTACCGAACTGCACATTTCGCCAGGAAATCAGCAGGAACTCCGTCACAAAAATTCCTGAAACCTGACACCAGTTCGGACAGCCGGGAACACACGAGATGACATTCCCAGACTCACCTCTCTGGAGGAAACCATGGCCAGCTTCCTATCCCTTATGGTAGATTACAAAGTTTATGCAAAGCATGAAAGAGGTGGTTGATATGATTCAACTGGCAGTCGAAGTCAGTGATTTGGATTGCGGCGAATCCAAAGTCATTGTACTGCCATGTAATCTGCGGGCAGAATTAGAGAATCATTATGATTACATTATTCTGTCCACCACGCCCAACATTCCAATCAGCCGAAACGACGATATCAGTGGATTGAACGATATACTGGATGATATCAACAGCGAAAATCCTGGGATGACGGAAGATTATTTGAAGGTTCTGATGGAAGCTTCGTCTTCTGGTGACCTGTTCGATCCGGAATTTGTGCGTAAGCTGAAAGAAAACGATTTTATGTTCGAGGACATATCTGATCTTCATTGGGCGATGAACGCAAAGGAGACCGCAGCTTGTTATCTGGCGACTGAACTCAAAGTGCCGTTTGACCACGGTGTTACAGACGAGATGCTTGACACCCTCAGTAAAGACGTGCTGACCGACTATATCAACTGGGGACAGGTTTGGGATCAGTATTCTTCTGTTGGTTTTCGGGTCGTTGAGCAAGAGCCGCCGACCGGCGGGCGATATATTGTGCATATAAAATAACTTTGTTGTTGCGATGTATTTTAAGTCGAAAGACTTAAACTCTGTATTGTAAATCAGAGTAACGAATGGTTGGGTGGAGGATGACGGCTTGGCGGCCGCAGTGCGTGCGATCAGAGATCCCGCGGCAGCCGACGACCACCTGCTCAGGCGCCGACCCGCACAGGGGCCATCAGGACAAAGGTCACCAAACCCGCCAACACACTGAGACTCAAGGAGTTCGGCACCCGATGTCAGGAACCCACAGACACACGACATCATTCCAAACCAGATGACAGCAGTAACCGGGAGCTGTATCCGGATGCAGGGAGCCCTCCTCGTAGCCTGCCGAGATATAATGCAGATCACAAACAACAAAGTGCGTATTTCAAGGACTTTAGGACGCTGATCCGAGTATTTATTTGAAATAAGAGGTAGTGGAAAATCCCGAGTTCAGCGTCCTTTTGCCATCCCATGCAGTATGGCTATTATGTATGGGATAAAACACAGGTTTTAAGTATTGCGCCAGACTTTCACGAAAGGGTGGTATCCATGGCAAGGTATCAAATTGGAGATCGAGTAGAAGCTATCGTCAACAACCCAGATGAGAGTGACTATATCATGGTTGGCGATACTGGAACGGTGTGCGATATTGACGGAGATCATGTTGGTGTCGATTGGGATAATGAATTAGGTGAAGGACATGATTGCTCCGGAAATTGTGAGTACGGCCACGGGTGGTATGTCCATACGAGATATATCAGGCCGTACGAAGATGATGTTGAAGATATCGACGAGAACTCCTTCCTTGGTGTCGCTCTCCGTGCGGGGGGGGTGACAAAGCGTGATGGAATTTCAAGTAGGAGATTGTGTCGAAGCTATTCGTAATCATCCAGACGGCAATCCTGATATCAAGATAGGCGACCTTGGCACAGTATGCAGGGTATCAGATAATATTGGTGTTAATTGGGGTAAGCCCATCCAAAGAGGACACGACTGCGGACATACTTGCAAGCATGGACTTGGATGGTATGTTGGACGCAATGAGATCAGGCTGTATGAACCAGAAGGAACCATCGACATTGAGGAAGACAGCTTTATGCGTATGCTTGGAGGTTCAAAATGATCTATGTGACAGGGGATACTCATGCGGACATTGACATAAAAAAGTTGTCTGTCAAGAACTTCCCGATGCAAAAATCGCTCACTAAGAAGGATTATTTAATTGTCTGTGGGGATTTTGGGCTCATATGGGACGGTTCTACACGAGAGATATGGTGGAAAAAATGGCTCGCGGGTAAAAACTTCACCACGCTCTGGATCGATGGGAACCATGAGAATTTTGATATCCTCCGCAAATTTTCGCTTCAAGATAAGTTCGGTGGTAAAGTCCGAGAAATAGCGCCAAATATTTACCATCTGGAGAGAGGACAAGTTCTGACCATCGACGGGCAAAGGTTCTTTGTGATGGGCGGTGCAAGATCTCATGACAAAGAATATCGTACAGAACATATTTCTTGGTGGAAAGACGAAATGCCATCTATGGAAGAGATGGAACGGGGGATCAACGCGCTTGATAACAACGGATGGTCTGTTGATTATGTGTTAACGCACTGTGCGCCAAGAAGCATTCAGACCATGATTGCAGATTGGTATGAAAATGATCCGCTCGTAAGCTATCTGGAGCGTATTATGGTTGACCTTCAGTTCAAACGTTGGTATTTTGGACACTACCATATCGACAAAATTATGAATGATCAATTCATTGCCTTATACAATAAGGTAATGCTTGTATAGTCCTACGGAGCGGTCAATTCGACCGCTCCCAATATTGGGGTGTCGCCAAGCGGCAAGGCAAGGGACTTTGACTCCCTCATTCGCTGGTTCGAATCCAGTCACCCCAGCCAACATGCTGATGTAGCTCTAATGGCAGAGCGAGGCTTTCGTAAAGCTTAGGTTCGCGGTTCGAGTCCGTGCATCAGCTCCATTTGCTGGTATAGCTCAGTTGGTAGAGCATCGGTTTTGTACTCCGAGTGTCGCGGGTTCGACTCCTGTTACCAGCTCCACCCCGAAAGGGGAACGTGCAAACATGGTATTTAATAAGACAGCGCACCCATGCGGTCTATAACAATGTGGGGAACGGCCCGGCTATACGCCGGGCCTCTTTTACGGGGCCGTAAAGGTTTCGACGGGGTTCTGAGAGAGTAAGATTCGCAGGTAGAGACCGCCTTAAGGCTAAACAAAAAATGAAATGACAATGATATGAGTGTTGTTATGATCCATCCCGCTTTCGCCGCCTTCATGGCAGAGAGGGTCGCCGCTTAACTGTCGGCAGGATTCCAAAACGGTACACCTCTGGCTGGGTAAGTACCTGCGGTCGAGGATACGCCAGAAAAACAGTTTTCCTTGTAATCTGTTCAAAAAGACAAGGTGGTGGAGGTGTACTTAACTGGTACGCCCTGGGGTAGATTTGGATTCCATCTTGGTGCCCCGCCATAAGGCATCCACCTAAAAGGAAACCTATTGCGTAAAAAGGTCTTGCTCATGTAGGAATTTCGGACGCGGGTTCGATTCCCGCCGGCTCCACCATCTGTGGGAGTAACTCAACTGGCAGAGTGCCGTCCTTCCAAGTCGGAAGCTGCGGGTTCAAGTCCCGTCTCTCACTCCAGCGTGCCGTAGTTCTCGGCACGATCTTTTTCTTTGCTCCAAAGTACACGGAGCACCCCGCCGCCCTGCGGGATGGGCACGCTCAAAACCGAGTGTAGCAGGTTTACAGGGACGCTCGCCTGCGGGAGTCCTGTTTTTAGAGCTACACAATACAAAATGTGCGGTGGCGGAATAGGTAGACGCTATAACGAGAGGTAGGGTAAGACAATGGTTCGAGTCCATCGTTGTCCTCCTGTTTGGGTTCGGTGAAGTAGCCGATGGGCGACAAGCTCGGTAGCAGGTACATAATCTTACCTATGCGGGGTGAAAATCCCCGCCCGCACAATATCTGGGTGTAGCTCAGTTGGCAGAGCGCGTGATTTGGGATCACGAGGCCGGGAGTTCGATCCTCCCCACTCAGACCATACGGCCCGGTAGTCAAGCGGTTAAGACACCAGACCTTCACTCTGGTAACGCGGGTTCGACTCCCGTCCGGGTCACCAATTCAACAGAAAGGGGTCTTCTTCATGACACGTCAGGAATTTATCGAAGGTGTAAACTCATTCGGCGACCTAATCAGTTTCTGTGTTGATGAGGGAATTGATGATCTCTGCAACGATGTTTATGATGCAGAATACCTCAATGAAATCCTGCTGGAAACAATCGGCAATATGCGTGACTGGGAAGAAATCCGTGGCCTTCTGGCGAACATTCCGACTCGTTGCGATTACTACCGCGAGGATGGATATGGCGGATATGAGGACGCAGATTATTCATTTGACGACTACAAGAACGAAGTCCTCCGGCATATGGACGAAAACGAAGCGTGGGATGAAGAAGAAGAAAATGTCGAAGACGATATTGAAGAAGACACCGATGAAGATGCCGACGACTGGTTTGCGCCTGCTGACATCGAGGAGGATATTGAAACGGACAGCTTTATAGCTGTGCTTGGGAGGGCGAGCTGATGGGACAGTATTATAGACCGCTGATGATTTTTGAAGACGGAGAGGAACGGTCTGCGTATTCTCACGCATTTGACAATGGGCTCAAGCTGATGGAGCACTCATGGATCGGCAATAACTTTGTTAACGCGGTGCTGCATGAAATCGAGGACAGACCGGCCCGTATCGCATGGATGGGAGACTATGCCACCGATGCAGTGGAGGATGGATGCAACTTTGGTGATGGATATATCACAAGTGTTGAAGCCTTCCTTGAAAAGTATAACGGCGTGTGGGGTGAATACAGAAGCGTTCAGGATATCTCACCGGAAACGCCACAATATAAGCTCGATCTCGACAGCGCCGGGTGCTATCTGGTGAATGCAACGAAAAAGTGCTACATCGACATAGAGGAATACATAAGGCGGAACTCCGTCCGCGACAGATACGGGATGTCTGGCGTGTGGTGTATCAACCCGCTTCCGCTTCTCACTTGCATCGGGAATGGCATGGGAGGCGGAGATTATCGCGGAGAGGCTGGCATGGGAGATGTCGGTTCTTGGGCGTTTGACAAAATCTATATCACATATCTAAGACCTGGGAACTGGGAGAGAGTTGACTACAGGTTCCAGGAGTAATAATCATTTTGCAGCGTATTAGCCCACAGTCTGCGTACATAGGGCACTCTGTATTGTGAATCAGAGAAACGCAAGGGTAACCGTTCACACGCTCAAAGAAGTTCCTCCGAATGATCAAAGATCCGTACGGATCGCGGGCGATCCTCCCGGATCTTGGATCATCGGCGTCACTTCTTCAAGGCTGCAAAAAGAAAATTCCGACAGTTCTGTAATGTATATCGCCTGTTATAACCAATCAATACATAAAGCGGGCACTCCGTATTGTTAATCGGAGTATGGATTTGTTTGTTTCCTCGCTGCGCGAGCGCGACGAGGTCGGCTGACGCCGACGAAGTCGCGCCGCTCGCGAGTCCTTTGGCATCATTCAGATGTCCAGTCACATCTCACCTGGACATCTGTAATGACGGATTACAGAACGAACAACATATCAGTTTAAGGAGAAAACCAATGCGGCAAGTACGAAATTCGGTGTTTGAGACCAATTCCAGCAGCACCCACTGTATTTGTATTGTGACGGACAGGAAGGCTGAACTAGAATATCCAGAAAAGGTGTATTTTCGATGTGACGATTTTGGCCGAGAGCCTGCTGAACTGCGGTCAGTCGAGGATAAGGCTGCGTATTTATACTCCAGTATCCTGTCGCTTTATGAAATGAAAAAGGCAGAGAACGCAAAGACATGGATTATGGAAGAACTGATGAAAGTTGGTGTTCAATGTGAGTTTGAAAAGGCCACCTATCACAGATATGGAAGCGGCGTTTATTGCGTTAATGCTTTTGTCGATCATGCTGGTGAGGACGATCATCTGAGGTTCGTGGACGGAATACTTCGGAGCAGCGGGCGGCTGCTCCGTTATTTATTCTCCGATAAAAGCGTTGTTTTAACAACAAGTGATGAAATTGACGATGATCGCGTGGAAAATTTCCATGTCGATTACCGGCACGAATTTTACTACAAGGGGAACTAAGGAGGTACATATGAGTAAGGTATTGGTCATTGTTGATATGCAAAACGATTTCATTGATGGGTCTCTTGGCACCAAAGAGGCGCAGGCGATTCTGCCGAAGGTTGTTGCGAAAGCCGAAGAGTTTGACGGCGAGATCCTTGCAACCTTTGATACCCACGATAAGGACTATCTGGAGACGCAGGAAGGGAAGATGCTCCCCGTTGAGCACTGCATTGATAAGACCGAGGGCTGGTGCGCCCCTGATGTGCTTTTCAATGCAATCGTAGACAAGGAGGAGTGGACTTCTACTTTCAGAAAGAAAACGTTTGGCTCTATTGAACTTGGCGAGTACCTGCGCATTAAAAACAGCGTGTCGAGCCATATTGACGAGATTGTCCTGGTCGGCCTCTGCACCGATATCTGTGTCATTTCCAACGCGCTGCTGCTTAAAGCGTTTTTGCCGGAAGTCAAAATTACGGTGGATGCCGCTTGCTGCGCTGGCGTGACACCAGAGAGCCACGAAAATGCCCTCAAGGCCATGAAGATGTGTCAAATCAACATTGAGAACTGGGAGGAGTAAGACATGATTCTGGTGAACAGAACCCCTGTTAACTTTACGCAGTTCCCAGACGGGACCACATCCTTCCGCCTTGATACCAAAGACGCTGTCTGGTTCCGTATTGAGTGGCGGTATGATGGCGACCACGAGTGTATGCTCCTGTGGCATTTGGTGCATCACATTCGGGCGAACAATCGGATGGGTGTGGATATTGAGCTCGTTTTGCCGTACATTCCCAATGCTCGTATGGACAGGGTCAAGAGCGGCGACGAGGTGTTCACCCTGAAATGGTTCGCCGAGTTCATTAACACTCTCAACTTTCGTAAGGTTGAAGTGCTTGATCCACATTCCAATGTGGCGGCAGCGCTTATCGACCGCATCTGCGTGAAGGAGCCTGCGGACAATATCCGTCTGGCTATTGAGCGTGTCATGGCTGATACAGGCGATACTGATGTTCTGATGTGCTACCCGGACGAGGGCGCTGCCAAGCGGTACTCCGACCTGATGGGCCGGGAGTATGTGTTCGGTATCAAGCACCGTGACTGGCGCACTGGCAAAATTGAAGGGCTTGAACTCGCCAACAGTGAGAAGGTCGCCGGTCGAAATGTTCTTATTGTGGACGACATTTGCTCCCGTGGCGGTACGTTTACCCATACTGCTGCTGCCCTGAAAGAAGCTGGTGCAAAGGAAATTTTTCTGTATGTGTCCCATTGTGAGAGCACCATCTTCAAGGGCTCCGTGTTGACAGATGGCCAGATTTCACGAGTATTTACAACAAACAGCATCTATCGTGGTGAACATGAGAAAGTGGCTGTATTAGAGTAGTCATAGGAGGTGCGCGATGAGATGGCTTATCAACTATATCCGCTCGCTGTTTTGCAAACATGAGTGGGAACATATCACGAGAGTAACCAACTATTCTGAGTGGGCTCCACAGGATATGCCTATTGGATACACAGAAATATACCGTTGCAAAAAGTGTGGTTATGTCCAGAAAATTCACTATTGAGGTGACAATATGCTGTTTCTAATCGTTTTAATTGTTATCACTTACATTCTGATTGGTTCTTCTCTTGGCGGTTTTTACTACTACCTGATGTATAAAAAGAACAGCTATAGCGACCTGGAAGATATGCACTATCTACCAATATGGATCATGGCTTTGTGGTTTATCGTGGCTCCTCTTGCATTTGCAATCTACTATGCGGGAAAGAAAGTTGAAAGTGAGGATGATGAGAAATGAGTGGTTGTTGCTACAATCCACTGCTTTGCCTGGACTTTTACAAGACGGCCCACGCAGAGCAGTATCCGCAGACCCTGACCAAGATGGTCTCCTACTACACTCCCCGCATGACCCGGCTGGGAGACACAGATAAGGTCACGATGTTTGGCCTCCAGGCGTTCATCAAGGAGTACCTCGTTGATGCCTTCAACCACTTTTTCTTCCAAGAGGACTGGGAGGATGTCCTCAGCGAGTATAAGCGGGTTCTCAACGCCACCATCAACACCGATGGTGTTGGAGAAAAGCGCCTGAAAGCTCTTCATGACTTGGGCTATCTTCCCCTAGAGATTCGGGCCGTGCCGGAGGGTGTGCGTACCAATATCAAGGTGCCGCAAATTGAGATTTCCAACACCCATCCGAACTTTGTGTGGCTGGTGAACTCCATTGAGACCATGCTGTCCTGCACCATGTGGCACACCCAAGTTTCCGCCGAGGTCGGCTATCGCTACCGCCAAATCGTCAACGAGTTTACAGATCGCACCTGTGATGACAGCGTGGTCCGCGCCAGACTCCTTGGCGATTTTTCCATGCGTGGTCAAGAGAGCGTGGAGAGCGCCACCAAAAGTTCTGCCGCTTTCTGTCTCAGCTTCCTGAACACCGCCACTGTTCCCGCAATCCTGTGGCTGGAGGACAACTATCACTGCGACTGTGCTAAGGAGCCGGTAGCCTATGGCGCTTTGTCCACCGAACACAGCGTGATGTGTTCCAACTTCGCTATGGACGGTGACGAGGTCACCCATATCCGCCGTCTGCTGACCGAGATTTACCCTCACCAGAACTTCTCCATGGTCAGTGACAGCTACGATTACTGGAATCTGGTAGACAACATCCTGCCGCAGCTCAAAGACGAGATTCTGGCACACGATGGATGTCTGCTTATCCGTGGAGACAGTGGAGACCCCGTCGAGGTCGTGACCAAGACTGCGTTCAAGCTGTGGGACATTTTTGGAGGCACCGTGAACAGCAAGGGGTTCAAAGTGCTGAATCCGCACGTCAAGGCGTTGTATGGTGACAGCATTACTCCCCAGCGATGCAAGCAAATCTATCAGATTCTGGAATCCAACGGGTTTGCCATTAACAATGTCTCCCTTGGCGTCGGTTCCTTCTCCATGCAGTGCTTGGAGACTTTGGAACGAAGTGAACCCAATCCCGTTTCCGGTATCTCTGTTGTCAATAAGACATACGCACCATACACCCGTGACACCTTTGGTATCGCCGTTAAGGCCACCTATGCCGAGGATGCAGACGGCAAGCCCATCATGATTTTCAAGAATCCCAAGACCGACACTGGTCACTTCAAGAAGTCTCAGCGGGGTTGCTGCCGTGTGATCAAAAACGGTGATAACTACATCTATAAGGATGGCCTAACTTGGGCTGAGGCTCAAGAGAACAATGAATTACGGGTGGTCTTCAAGAATGGGGAGTTCATCAAAATTTATACCTTGGATGAGGTTCGGCAGAATCTCCATGGAGGGGAATTTTGATGTCTATCAAAATAATTGATGGAGACCTGTTCTCTACAAAATCAAATTATATTTGCCACCAAGTGAACTGCCAAGGGAAAATGGGAAGCGGCGTCGCAAAGCAGATAAGGACAAAATTCCCCACAGTTTACAAATGGTATAAGGTCAGGTGCGATGAGGGCGCACACCTGTTGATGGCAAGAATATTGATCCCCAGGTTGTTTGCAATCTGTTTTCTCAAGACCAGTACGGTTATAACGGAAGGCAGTACACAGACTATGCAGCTTTTGAAAAGTGTCTACTCCAATTAAAACAGATCGTTCCTGCTGGCGAGACGATTGCAATGCCATACAAGATTGGATGTGGTCTTGGTGGAGGCAACTGGGGTGTTGTGTTCGGAATCATTGAGAAGATTCTTGGCCAGCAATACACGGTAGAACTATGGAGAAAAGAGGGGTAATTTATGCTTCCAAACCCAAAACACACAAAAGACGCAATCGTTCAGTGGATTCGTGATTATTTTCAGGAAAACGGCCCGGAGTGCAGTGCGGTTGTCGGAATTTCTGGCGGGAAAGACAGCTCGATTGTCGCCGCCCTGTGCGTTGAGGCGCTCGGCAAAGACCGCGTATTTGGTGTTTTGATGCCAAATGGTGTCCAGCACGACATCAAGGACAGCCGAAAGGTAGTGGAGACGCTTGGCATTGAGCACTGCACTATCAATATCGGAGGAGCGATTGAGCGTCTGACTTTGGAAATTCGCGGTTATATGCCTGTAACGGAGCAGTCGAAGGTAAATCTGCCAGCTCGCATCCGCATGGCAACACTGTATGCGGTTGCGCAGTCGCTTCCGAACGGCGGACGGGTAGCCAACACATGTAATGGCTCAGAGGATTATGTGGGATATTCCACAAAGTTTGGGGACAGTGCGGGAGATTTCAGTCCTCTTGCCAGTCTCCTGGTGAGTGAAGTCCTGCAAATCGGGTACGAATTGCCCATTCCGCGTGAACTGGTGGACAAAACGCCGTCTGACGGCCTGTGTGGCAAAAGTGACGAGGACAATCTCGGTTTTACCTATGCGCAGCTCGACAAGTACATCATGGTCGGTACAACAGGAGATCCTTCGCTTGACAGTAAAATCAAGACCATGAACGAGCGTAACCTGCACAAGCTCCTGCCGATGCCATTCTTTCAGAATGTGACATCGCGGCCTATAAAATGTGAGTTTTAATCGCAATCAAAAAGGAGAGCGTATGAGACAAGTAAGATGTGGAGTGTTTGAAACAAACAGCAGCTCCACGCATAGCATCGTTATCTGCACGCAGGAAGAATACGAGAAATTCAAGCAGGATGAACTGATGTATGACTGCTTCGATGGCAAACTCGTTCCGTATTCAAAGCTGCTCCTCGAATCTGAGGAATACCGATATCAGGATCATCGACACTTGGGTTACAGTGACTGGGGTTCTATGGAATCATACTCCCACTACTTCACTACGCCGAGTGGAGACAAGATGGTCGCGTTTGGTGAGTACGGGAGAGACGGATAAGATAAGGGAGGAACCTTCGTGAGTATTTTAGGCGAGTACACCAACGGGAATTACCGTGTGAGAATCTATAGCGACGGAACGAAGGTTCGTGAAAACGACCTGGATTTCTTTGAGCCTGAGTTCCCAGAGTCGTTTGACATCAAGATCACAAACCAGTGTGATATGGGATGCGCTATGTGTCACGAGGACTCAAGACCGGATGGCAGACATGGAGACATCCTGCATCTGCCATTCTTGGATTCTATCCGCCCCTATACTGAGCTTGCTATTGGCGGCGGCAATCCGCTCGCCCATCCAGATTTGATTCCATTTCTACAGCAACTCAAAGAGCGGAAGCTGATTCCCAATATCACGGTTAACAAAACGCATTTCATGAAAAATCTTCCCATGCTCCGATACCTGACGGAGCATGGGTTAATTTATGGGCTTGGTATCTCCTATCTGGACTGGACGGAAGACACAGACAGCTTTATTGAGATGGTTAAGTATTACCCCAATGCTGTCATTCACATCATCAACGGTATGATTTCGATGAAGGGGTTCAGGTCGCTGGCTGGTCACAACCTGAAGATTCTGATTCTCGGGTATAAAGATTTCCGGCGCGGCGAGGACAACTTGGAGCGGCACGGCGAAGACATCGCGGCTAAAAAGGTTGCACTCTATAACGCATTGGGTGACGCTGTGAAACATGGCTTCTTCAAAGCAGTCAGCTTTGACAATCTTGCTATTCGCCAGCTCGATGTAAGGCGGCTGATGTCGGAGGATCAGTGGAAGGAATTCTACATGGGGGACGACGGTATGGATGGAGAGTTCACGTCCGCCTCCATGTATATCGACGCTGTCGAGGGGAAATTCGCAAAGAATTCCTGTTGCTCCATCCGGCACGATATTACAAACGATATTACAGAAATGTTCCAATATCTGAAGAAACAAGGGTGATACGATGCACAGCAGAATTTTTCAAATTGAGAGCTTGCCAGTCGATGTAGAAGACCGCATCTGCGCAGATTCTATTCCAGAGTGGTTCACTGGTTCCATCGCTGATTATGTTTCCGATGTTAGCGACGAGAACCGCAATGAAGAACTTGAATGGTTGATGAGTACGAGTTTCGGCCGGGTGTGTACCAGAGACGGCGATACGCTCACATTCAAAATTGATATTGGCGACTACTTTGACGAATATTTTGAGAAGTTTAAGAAGGCGGTCGATGCTCTGTCAAAAATTGACTTCAATCAATTTGTTGCAAAATCAACCGTCTGTTGCGGCCTTGACTCGGCTATGTACGACCTGAAAAAATCGTACAGTGATCAATTCGGCTTTTATGTGTGGAATGAAGATGAACTGTATACAATGCAGCAGTGGATGCGCACGGTAGAGCCGCTGGGGACGTACTATTTGGGCGGCGTTGTTGACTATCACTTCTGATGGAACAAAAGGTCTTGTCTTTTATTTCTCGCTTTACCAACGACGGGAAGTATCAGGAGGTCATCAAAATCTTCACTTGCGGAGCGTGCTATTGGTTCGCCAAGATTTTATACGAACGTTTCAAGCAGTATGAGTGGGATGCTAATGTAGCAATCGTCTATGATGCTCCTGTCAACCATTTCGGATGCCGGATTGATGGCCATATCTATGACATAACCGGCGACTGTACGGATCAGTACGATTGGAAAAGATGGCCAACATTTGATGACCTCAGTTGGGAACGCAGAATTGTCCGGGATTGTATCTTGTTTGAGGAGGTAGATGAATGAAGGAATCAAATAACTGCGTACATAACAAGATGATTGAGTGCTCCGGGGAGTTTCGACCCTGCTACAAGTGCGGTTGGAACCCAGAAGTACGCGAGAAGCGTGTGCAGAAAGCACTCGCCGCACGAAAACCAAAGCAGACGGGGATAAAGCTGTGAGTACACCAAAGAAACCAATGGTTCCGCATATTAGGGCAGACAATGATAACTTTGGCTGCATTCTCAACTGCGCTGTTCGGTATGCCATCGGCCGCCAGACATACATGCCTGGTGTTGTGATCGACTTCATCATTCCCTTCCTTCCACATGTGACCAAGAAAACGCTTTACGTGCTTGACCAGGATATAACCGACCAAAAGTATAGAGGTGGTTACGGAGACAAGAATATCGACGAGCCTTTATGGATGCGGTTTCATCAGATGGTCATAGAGGAAGAGCTGCGGCGTTGCGTGGAACCGTACAAAGATTGGAGGATAGAGCAGGATGGTTGAATTTCAGTCCGTATCTGATTTCTTTCGATCTCACCAGAACGACATCTTTCGATTCTGGGTGTACCGGAAGGTGTATACGCCATATGAACAGCAGCAGGCTTTCATGGATGAGAGTATGTTCGAGGATTCAAGCGCAAACTATGGCTTCGTTATTGAGTGCGTCCCTCTGGGTAACGGCGATTTCCTAGTAGGTTTCCAAACCGTTGCCGACCCGGATGAAATCGGGGTGCAGTCCTACAACGGGCTGGTTGAATATTACAAGTTGAGCGAGATCCGCATGGGTCTATATCAGCCAACAACAGAGGAGGAATAAAAGGATGTATCTGAAAGAAGCTTTTCGGTATCAGAATTTTCTGAGCCGGATGGTTGACCGCACCACAATGTATCTGGGCAACCGCAACTACATCACAAAGACGACGCAGGTGCATCTGCGTAAGAAGGCAAATCACGAGGCGGAGGACGAGACGGTCGAGGTGGTCGTTGATCGTCCGTTCGACTGTACCAACAATCAACTGGTGAGTTTCCTTGAGCATCTGATGAAGGAGAAGGAGAAGCTCACGGCCGCCATCAGCGCAGCAAAGCGTACCAGCGATATCGACATTGACGCGGAACTGGCCAATAATCGAACTCGCCAAAAGGTGGCTGGAGTCCTTGCCGACATGAGCAAGGCGCGTCCCTCCGAGAGCGTTATCCGTGGAACCGCCTACAAGTTCAACGGCGAGGGCAATCAGGTCCCGTACAACTACGATGTCAAGCAGGTTACGACCATCGACTTTGACCGGAACAAGGTCAGAGACGCGAGCCGTGCCATGGTTGCAAAGTCTGACGAGGTTTCCACCAGTATCGACAAGCTGATGGTGGAACTGGTTGTCGAATACGATCCCGAATACAGTGTCAACGACTCCTTCGAGGATATCGTAGCACAGTTTATCGAAGCAGCCCACCCTGCGGAGTAAACATGAGACAGCCATTCGGCTGTCTCGTTCAGGGTCAGAGTGGAATATGAAATTTCAACCGCTTCAGCCACAGACGAAGTGTAGTGCTGCGGGGCGAATTGAGTGCGCCATAGAACTCAAATGAAATCTTTCAAAAACAGGAAGATTCCGCCATTTTAAGGTAATGGTCTGGACTTGAAATATATAAATGTGGACTGATAATCCATATCAAGAAAGTAGGCGTTACCTGTTCATCGTACTTTTTTTGACGCAAATCGTTACGGCGTTCTAAGCATCTACTCGAAAACTCACCAACTCGAACATTGCGGAGCACGATACACGCCTCCATATACGCCGTTCTAATTAAAATCTTTGATTGCTGCGTCTTGAAAACGCAATTCTATAATGAGGATGTACCCGTCCTCTTCAGATAATTTTACTCGTATGAGCAAAGAAATTGGTTGAAATGAATTAGGAAACCCTGACTCTGAACAAGACAGCCGAACATAAGAAACAGCACCCGGACTACCAAATCCATGGCGGTTCGGGTATTTTTTTCGCACAAATACGAAAGGGAGGAATCATCGTGGGACTTGATATGAATGTGTTTCGTATCCAAAAACCGGCTATCGACAAAGGGAAAGTGTATGACAGAGATGAGCTTGATGGCATTGTACTTAGCAGTGAGGACATCGTGTCTCCAATGTACCGGCAGCTTGCACCGTACTGCGTGGAAGTCCGAGTTGTCAACCATTACTACGATTTGAAGAAGATCGGAGAGGACTACGGGCTGGAAGATGCTCATATCGGAGGTTGGAGTTGCGACAGCAACGGTTCCTCCGCCACAAGCATCTATGGAAAGAAAAACGGCGCGAGCGAACATGTGACCATCCCAGATGAGCTGATTGAGAGCAAATACACCATTGACCGCGAGGAAACCTGCTATGTGTGCGACCGGGATGAGGTATGTTACTGGCGTAAGGCGTACGACATTCAAGACTGGTTCCACAAAAACATCCCGGAACCCGTTGAGAATACAGGTTACTATGTGCTGAACGAACAGCAGATTGCGGCTTTCAATAAGGAATTCCCGGAAGACAACATTCTTGTAGAGGCGCCAAGTGAGACTTCTGCGCTTGTCTACTGGGAGTGGTATTAAGGAGGTCATACATATGTTGGATATTTTCAGATTAAGCCTTGCCGACCAGCGCGACCAGATTGTTTTTGGTGAGGACTACAAATCCGAGAAATATGGCGGCGGGCTGAGACGTTTCCACGAACTTACGATTTCTCAAATCGACCAGCTTGAGGAAGTTGGTGTTATTGATAAGAGAGACTCCCAGAATGACTCCCCTACTGCCGGAGAAATTATTGAGTTTCTCCGCAAGCGGGAGACAGACGGATGGTATGTTCACGGTTACTGTATTGGCCCAGACAGGAACGATTTCAGAATTACTTTTGAGGGTGTTGGGAAGAAAACGGCGCCAAGTCAGCAGGATATTATTGACTTTGCTATGATGTTCCGTTTCGCTGATGAGTTCGATATCAGTGATGATGGGGTACGGTGCTGGTATGACTGAGAGGTGAGATCGTGTTTTATGAATTTGATCAGAACAACTCTGGTGGTTCGTTCATTGTGGACGATAATGTCTGTCATCGGTTGTTCATCGAAGCGAACAGCGAGGAGGAGGCAATCGCCAAGGCAGAAGATCTTGGATGCTACTGGAACGGCGTTACGGATGGAATTGATTGTCCGTGCTGCGGAGATCGCTGGACTCCGTATGCGGATGAAATCAATCTTCTGGAATTCGCCACAAATGGGTACAGTGTGAGCGCCAGCAGCGAAGACCGCGACAGTGCTATTGCAGAATGGAACAAACGTTATGGAAAGTTCCAGGTTGTCAGCGCGCCAGCGCTTGAGAATAAGATTTTCTACCGTAGTGTATATGCCACTGGCAGCATTTGTTTTGCTGATATTGAGGAATATGCGCAATTTCTTGCTGACGAGTACGGTTGGACAACGCCGGACGCAAGGATTTACTATGCAAACGGTAAGGTCACAGAAATCCATAGTTCCAAGAAATCAAGAAATTAGGTGAAGCCAATGGGATACAGACGTCTGTTTATTATGCGAAAAGACCTTGCCATGTCTCCAGGCAAGCTGGCTGCACAGGTATCGCATTGTGCTGAAGCCTATTGGACGCATCTTCTCAGGCGAAAAATCACACATGACGGAATGGATTTTGTTACTTGCTCCGTTCATGTGGATAAGGAAATTTTTGAGGATTATGTCTGTGGCTCGTTTGTCAAGACCATCTGTGAGGCCAGAAACAAAAGTCACCTGTTGAAGGCGAAGACCGTTGCAGAGGAACTTGGTCTGGTCGAAGGGGTGGGGTTCGGGCTGATTTATGATAAGTGTCTGACAGAACTGACGCCAGAGGAAGACGATGGGACGACTCTTACCGGCATCTGGTTTGCTCCTCTGCCAGATGAGACAGCGCACTCTATCAGTAAAAAGTACCATCTATATACATAAGACGGGAGGGATACAGTATGGGTCAGCGGTTGAACTTTGAGGTATGCTATGACGGCGAAGTGCTCGCCAACGCATACTATCACTGGTCTGCCTACACAAGCTCCTCGCTCGGAATACTGGAGAATGTCATCGAAGCCTATAAAAACAGGACTGAGATCAATCCTCTGCGCGTTGCGGTCGAAATCCTGCAGGCTACTGGAGCTGGTGTCGATGACGAGGAAAAGAGCAGAATCCGTATGGACAAAAGCGGCAAATTTGATGGTATCAAGTTCCGCGATGCAGTTGATAGAAACGAGGGACTGCTCTCTGTTACTCCAGAAGGCATTGAGGATACGCGAAGATGGGAGGAAGGCCGCGTTACTGTCGATATCAGCACAGAGAAGTTCCTTTTCGATGTCGTGTGGGTTGAGAGTAATGAGGAATATGAAGAATACCGTGAGCCTGGGGATGCCGCGAAGCTTCCCTATATGGATGATGTAGGGATTGATATTACCGAGCCATACCCCTTGTGGAAATGTGATAAGCTGGCGAAGATAATTCGAGACAATCCGGATGGCATCCGGATTGATGATGAAACCATATGGTGTTGGATCGAGTAGGTGCATCATGAAAAAGGTCCTCGGATTACTTCTCCTTTTGGCAGTATGGCAGATCGGATCAATGGTAACAATCCCACTCTTTGTTCCGTCTCCGCTATCTGTATGGAAAGCACTGGTTGGTTTGTACGGAACAGGGCAGCTCATTCCGGGCCTGCTGTATTCTCTTACCAGAATCACAGCGGCATCTTTACTTTCTATGGCAACAGCGGTTCCGCTCGCCTTGCTGATCTGCTCAGTAAAGTTCTTGAAAGACATGGTGTCGCCAGTGGTGTCTGCCATGCGGTACATACCTGTAACCGCGTTCTCTCCTCTGCTGATTTTGTGGTTCGGAATTGACGAGACAATGAAGGTCTCGTTTTTATTTTTGGCCACCTTCGTATATGTCCTGCCGTCTACGGTCATGTGCTTGGAGGATGTTCCACAGGATTTGATTGATACAGGGAAGTCCATTGGAATGCGCCAGCATGAAATCATTACGGAAATTCTCCTGCCAGCCGCACTCCCATCTATTATGAGTTCCTTCCTGATGATGTATGGAATCGGATGGACGTACGTTGCTGTGGTTGAAGCGACAAACGCCAAGAGAGGTCTTGGATTCATTATAAATGTAGGAGCCGCAAGAGGTAAAACGACAATCGTGTTTGCTGCAATCATTGTGATCGTACTGTTCAGCTATGTGTTTGACAAAATCGGGAACAAGGTTATCCACCGCGTGTTCAGATGGAGGTACTTGGATGATAATCTTGAATGATTTGGTAATCGGCTATCAAAAGCCTCTAATGGAGCCAATCAGCATGACGTTTGAGGATGGCCTCGTGTACGGTATTCTTGGCAAGTCTGGTTGCGGCAAAAGTACACTTCTGAAAACAGTGTCCAAAATGATAAAGCCACTTTCTGGTTCCGTTCAATTTGACGATGACAAAGGCATCTATATGATGCACCAGCGGTATACAAATTTCAACTGGCTGACATGTATCGACAATGTTCTGATAGCAGTACGGCAGAGGCGAAAAAGAAAAGAGCTAAAGCCGGTTGCAGAGGCAATCTTGGAGCAGGTTGGACTCAGCGAGTATATGGATTGGTATCCAACAGAACTGTCCGGTGGAATGCAGCAGCGCCTTTCGTTAGCAAGGGTTCTGTTTGTCCGGCCTCGGTATCTGCTTATGGACGAGCCACTGTCCGCGCTGGATGATGCGACCAGAGCGAAGATGCAGCGTTTGATTATGGACATTCATCAGGAAACAAACAGCACCGTCGTGATGGTTACGCACAGCGAGGACGAAGCGCGAAAAATGTGTGACAAAATTATAAAACTTGGAGGAGAAACATGAATTTATTTGAAAAAATTGGGCTTGTTGAGCGCGAAGCTCCGGTGCTGGACAGCACATATCAAGCGCCTGTCAATGTCGATAGCGACCTGCCGGATGTTGACGCGGAGGTGAGTTCTCCAGAGAGCGTGGTAAGCGACATTTATGCCCAGAACGATCTGAGCGATAAGAGCAACTCTATCTTCACTGTCCAGGCGCTCATTGCCACGCTGCCGTCTGAAATGACGACCGCCAAGAAGCAGGCAACTGTGTCTGGCATTCTCCAGGTGTCTGGAAAGTCCGTTCAGGATCTTTTGGACGACGCCGCAAAGCGTATTGAGACCCTGACTGCGGCGCGTGACAAAATCGTCGGCGAGCGCAACGCCGAAATCTCCGAGGCCAATGCGGACATCGAGTCTCTCAAGCAGGCGATTGAGGCCGCGAATATTAAGATCAGGGAGGCCGAGGAAATTATCAACGCCACCAAACAGTCCGTTTCTGACGAGATCAGCGTCATTGACGGTCTGGTGGAATTTTGTAATGGAATGGAGGAAACCAAATGAAGCTGATCTTAGGCATTGTTCTCGGGATTATTCTTCTGGCCTTGCTCATCTTCCCTGAGTTTCGCAAGAAAATCAAGGTTCTGGTGGGCGGGTTCCTGAACGTGTTTGTCGAGGACGCGGCAAAGACGCCGGAGGGCGCCGAAGCTGTGTTCAATCAGGCCATTCAAGAAGCCCAGAACAACTACAACAAAGCCGCTTCCACATTCAATAAGCTGTCTGGCGAGCTGAAAAGTACAGAGGATTCGATTGCAAGGCTCACAAAGGAGCTGCGAGATGTGGAGGCAAACTGCGAGCGTCTGGTAAAAAGCGGGCAGTACAGTGATGCGGAGGTCTATTCCGCTCGAAGGAGCGAAATCCTTTCGGAGATCGAGCGGAAGAAGGAGTGCGCAGAGAAGCTGAAACCTATGGTTGCAGACGCACGGCAAATCTACGCTGCGTGTGGGAAGAAGCTCACAGATCTGAAGCGGGTCAAGAAGGAGACGGTTGCAAAGCTCCAGATGAACGGCCAGCTTAAGGATCTCCTTGGCGACTTGGACGAACTCCGCAAGGACACCGCAACGTCCAGAATGCTTGACGCTGTGATGGACAAGTCGAGGGATCTCCAGAAGGAGGTTGATGGTGCGCGAATTGTCCATGAGAACCGCGCTTCCACCAAGATTGCCCGCGCTGAGCAGAAGGCCGCGCAGATGCGCGGAGACGAGTATCTCGAATCTCTCAAAAAGAAATATGGAGGAAAGTAAACGATGAAATTGAGACTGACAAAAGCTGGGCGTGTTGTTATCTTCGTCCTGATCGTTGCCATCCTTGGGACGGCCGGGTTCTTCGGGTATCAATACCTCTCTGAGCGCGACCCCGGATTGTTCGGCACGTCACAGTCAGACAACACCAACACGCCGAAGCCGAGCACAACGCAGACGCCTGGCGTTTCCACTGCTCCCAATCAAACAACGCCAGTACATACGGGCACCGGCGACGCGACAATCAACCTCTCCTTGGACGAGTGGATTGGTTGGAAGCCGATTATTGACGCTAACGGCGGCTTGACAACAAAGTCAGGTTCAATTTTTGACAATCTGGGTATTAAGGTCAACATCAACATCATCAATGACGCTGATTCTTCCAGCAACGCGCTGATCAAGGGCGACCTGAATGCCGCCGGCTATACTATAAATCGTGTCGCATTCCTGTCCGGCAAGTTCAAGGAGGCTGGTCTGGATGTTGTGATGCCAGTTTTCACCAACTATTCAGATGGCGGTGATGGCATCATTGCTCTGAATGGTATTAACTCCATTGAGGATCTGGCCAACGCTAAGGTTGGCGTACCGAAGTTCAGCGAGGCGCAGACACTGGTTGTGTGGTTTGTCAATAAGTCCGATCTGCCTGACACCACAAAGCAGGAGATCATCAAGAATATGATTCTGATGGACGATGCCGAGGCCACCGGTCAGGCGTTCTTTGCAGGCAAGCTGGATGTGGCCGCGACCTGGCAGCCGTTCCTGTCAAACGCGGCGGACAGCACCAATTCTCATATCCTGTTCTCCACAGCCTCCTCCAACAAGCTGATTATGGATGGCATTGTGTTTAGAAGCGATTTCGCTGAAGCGCATCCTGACGTCGTTTCCAAGTTCGCAGATGGTATCTTCCAAGCGGCGGATACCATGTATACCACAGAATTTGACTATATCCGCAGCGTTATGCCCATGTTTGCGGACGCTTCTGACGAGGATATTCTCTCCCAGTGTGGCGATGCCGGTATGATGGGATACGCAGATAACATTGCTTCTCTGGAGAATGATTGCCCCGTGATTTATTCGGATATGTGCGACATCTGGGAGAGTATTGGCGAAAGTGTGGATCGCAACCTCGGCGCGACTTTGTTTGATATGAGCTATGTAAAGGCTCTGTCTGACCACTATACGCAGACTACCACCAAGGTTGTTTCTGAGATTACTCAGGAGCAGCGTGATATTGCAAAGGAGACAGCCGCATTGCTCTCCAAGAGCGCAACGGTCAACTTCGTTGCCGATACCGCAAAGTTCCTGGATACGGCGGAGACTGATTCCATTCTCCATGAATTCGTTGAGATCGCAAACACCTTGGATGGGACGATTATTCAGATTGAAGGCAATATCAACTCTGTGAACAACACAGAGGGCGGCATTAAGCTCTCTGAGGAACGTGCAAAGACCGTGAAGAATTATCTTGTTGCCAACGGAATTGATGCTAATCGCATCATTGTAGTCGGCAATGGTAACTCCAACATGGTCGCTGACCCGCATGGTCCCGATGCAGAGCAGAACCGCAGAACCGATATCTTCTTCAAGACAATCGAAAGTTGATCCAGCGCAACGGGGCGGGCGTAAGCCCGCCCTTTTGTATTGCGCGCCTATGTTGAAGGTGGTGAAAGAATGGTCACAGCAAAACTCGTATGGCCTGACAATGGCAGTAAGTTTGATGTCGAAAAGGTAAAAGAGAGCGGGATGGTCGTTGGCTGTGAATATCCTGTGGATACGATTTCCATGGGTCAATCGCATACCAACATCTACTTGAGTGGATTCAAAGGAGTTTTCAACTCAGTTCATTTCGAATTTTTCGAGGATGGCAACCCGCTCGACATATTTAGAGACAGGCGCTTCAACCCGTACATAGGTGGTGGCCGCTGTGGATAGCGACAATGAAATCATTGTGACGAAACATGCGGAGCGGCGTATCAGGCAGCGGCTGGGTATCAATAAGAAATCTACTGAAAAGGCGGCGGAGAAGGCTCTCCAGTTCGGAATCGCCCATTCTGAGGCAAAAGGGAAACTCTCCAGACACATGGATGGAATTTTTCTCTTAAACTACAGACCGACGAATATGCGGGTTTACAACCACGCTGTGTATTTGTTCAGGGACACAAAGCTGATTACAGTTTTGCCGCTTCCTAAGAATCTTTGGACTTGCGCTGATAAACTGCAGCGTCAAAAGAAAGAGGTACAAAATGGAGATTTTCAAAGTGAAAGACTATAAGCGTTTCGCTGACAGTCTTGAGGATAATACCGGATGTGTGGTCACTATCCGGCTGATAGGGAAGAATCATACTCATTACCAACTGGATAAGCGTGGTCTCTCCCTCGGCGTTCTGTGCGTTGATAAGGGGGAGCTGTCGTTTGCGCCGTTTGTCACGCTTGATAGCGCTCAGAACGACCAATATATCAACGCAAAATATATCCCTCTGTTCGATGATTTTATCGGGCTTTTAGGTGTGCTCCGCGAGATGTTCGTGGAGGATTAAGCAAAGGATGTGATTTTTTAATGAGATGTACTCTGTGCGATAGGTGTAAGAAGATCGTGGAGAACGAGCGCAAGATTAAGGTCGTAACCTATGCGAGACCTCTGGAGTCAAAACCTGGCGTCAGGTGCCCAGCCCCTGCGAATGACCGGCAAATGAACGACCATATCTGGACGAAGGAACTGTGTCCGGAATGCGCTCTGGCGTTTGAGAGCTTCATGGATATGGAAGATAACTCTGGAACTGGCGGAGGAACTACCGGCGGAGATACTCCCGGCGACAACACAGGAGATGTGACCGACGGAGATACCGGTGATGGTGGTAACACTGGCGGCAGTGGCGATACTGGCGGCACAGGCGAAACAACTGAATAAAATGTCAGTTTGATGGGTGAAAAATGAATACAGAGCTTATGTTCAGCAGCAAGACGGATCAGTGGTCAACGCCGCAAAATTTCTTTGATTCGTTGAATGAAGAGTTCTCTTTTACGCTCGACCCATGCGCAGATTCATCAAATCATAAATGTGAAAGATATTTCACCAGAGAAGACGATGGCCTGCGCCAGCCGTGGGGGGGGAGACAGTCTTCTGTAATCCACCATATGGCCGGGCAATAAAAGACTGGGTGAAGAAATGCTATGAAGAAGCACAGCAGCCGAATACGACTGTTGTGCTTCTTATTCCTGCCAGAACGGATACGGCATATTTTCACGACTACATATACCAGAAAGAAAACGTGGAGACCAGATTTCTTCGTGGCCGCCTGAAATTTGGGGACGGAAAGAATTCGGCTCCATTCCCGAGTATGGTAGTGATTTTCCGATAACAGAACGATTTGAGAAGCGGAGGTACGTGATGATTGATGTTGGTGGAGCGCAATGCTTTGCGTGTGATGAATGTCCTATCGTAGAGCAGCTTGAGCAGCGGCTTTCAATAGCGGCTAAGTATCCGGAATACGGTGGGTTCCAATTTGATCACTGTGGCTGCGATAAAGTCGATAACGAATTTTGGAACGGCGGTTACTGTGAAGACGCATGGACACCTATGCCGGCACATCACAATGCCGGGCAAAGGATGACTGGTCGTGCCTACAGACGCAAAATGCACCAGAAAACCATCAAGAAGTACCGCGACAGAGATAATTGGGGCGGATGGCGAAATGCACCGTGTATTTGCGGTCGCTGGTCAGATGGAGAATATGTGCCCGGCACTTACATCAGGTATCCTAAAAGTTCCGCAAACAAGGTGTTCTTTAAGCGTGTATCAAATAAGAAAGTAAGACGCACCATGGAAATTCCTCCCAAAGGGAATATGTACCGCAGAATCTTTGATTACTGGTGGACGATTGATTAAATCAAATCCACCTTCAGCCCAATCAATTCGGTGGGCTGAAATTTCAGTGCAACATATGCTCTGAAATTTGAACCCATCGGAACAATGCCAGTAACTGATGGCATACTCTGGATGAAAGTGTGGTTTTATCATGGAAATAAAGCTGAAGACTTGTCCGTTCTGTGGAGGGAAAGCGATAATGGAGGCATGGGATATGGTTCCATTCGAAAAGATTCATCTCGGTGGTGATGGAAAATGGTACGGAGTATCCTGCAGTGAATGTGAGTGTAGCGGACCGGATAGATTGAGTATAGATGAAGCAGCGCAAGCGTGGAATAAACGCATGGAGTCAAAAGATGCGATTCAGATTATACAATGCAAGGATTGTAGATTCAGAGAAGGTGCCCCAGGGCAGCCAAACATCATGTGTGGAAATATGAAAGATGATGATTTTTGCAGCTACGGGGAAAGACGATGAAAGGTAACTGTTATGCGTAAGAAAATTGCTATGCGCTGGAGGAGACAGGCGTTGCGGCAGGGAGCAGTCATTAAAGAAGAGGGTGCAATTCTAAACAGATCTGATCGGGCCCTTTGTAATATCAGAAAGAAAGACATCGGATTTGGTATTACTGCTATACATAATGGATGGACGTATCATATTGTAGCGAATGATGCTCTTAATGCGTATAAGTTGTTTGTTCGGTCAATAAGCGGCGAGAACGTTGTTTATGAATGCAAAAACGGAGAAGTATTTTAATCATAAAAATGGGGGTTATTTTATGGCAATTATAGAGGAAATGAATGACCTATTGTCACAGGTTCAAGAAAAGTACGATCAAGTGTGTATGCAGCGAGATCATCTCCAGAAACGTCTTATGGAGTTTAACGCAGAAGAAGAGATTCAAAAAGCAAAGGAGCGTGTAAACAGCGCATATCGGCATAGTCTCCATGTAATGTCTGACAAGGAGATGGATGCGAGAGACAGGTTTGTTCAAAGGCATTATGAAACGTGTTCCTGCGGCAAAGCTGGAATTACTTTTGAGTATGGGCTGACCGGAACTGGAATTGGTACGGCAATATACATTCGCTGTACGAAGTGCGGGGAGCAAGAGGATATAACCGATTTTGACAACTGGTAAAAGCGGCTGCCATGGGAATGATGGGAATGATGGATGGTTTTATGGCAGATATAAAATTAAAGCCTTGCCCATTCTGCGGCGGAGAGGCAAAAATGAAACATGGATATCCGGGCCAACAGCGTGCAGGAATGCGCCAAGCAGTTGTTCAGTGTAAAAGTTGTGGATGCCGAACAGTAACGTACCGGCAGTTGCCCTACCAGCCTTGGAAAGAGGTAGATGAGCAGGCAATATTTGTATGGAACCGTCGGATAGTGAGTGAGGGCTGATTTTATAGTGAAAGAATTAGACGACATCGTTTTAATCAATGCTATATCTCGTGAGACAATAAAAGAGAATGAGGTATACACCTTTGCCCTGCGGCTGTGTGACAACGACATTGACCGAGACTTTGAGCGGTTCGGCGATAGCACTTTAGAGGAGCTGTCCCCCATGTTCGTGGGTAAGGCCGGTATCTTTGACCACCGGTGGTCGGCGAAGGGGCGGGTGGCACACATCTATCGAACCGAGGTGGTTGATGATGGTGGTGCCATCACCAGTGATGGACGCCCTCGTCGCTTTCTCAAGGGTTGGGCTTACATGATGAGAACGCCAGAAAATGCCGCAATCATAGATAAGATTAAAAGAGGCATTAAACGGGAGGTTAGCGTTGGCTGCGCCGTGGAACAGGTGCTGTGTTCTATTTGCGGGAGGCCCATAGATGAGTGTCAGCACAAAAAGGGCACTGAGTATAACGGTAAAATGTGCTGTGGATTGTTAGTTGGAGCAAAAGACGCTTATGAATGGGCTTTTGTAACAAATCCAACTGTGGCTGATGTGCTAATTCCGGTAGACAGCGAAATGCTCAAATGGCTCGATATGAAGCAGTTTCCAGAGGATTCACAAGAACTCGTTGATGCAATCAGGGAAGCTGTGTATCTCGCTTATAAACGAGCATGAAAGGTTAATTTTATTTACATATGAGAGGATGTAAATAATGAGAATCGGAATAATTGATGCAGACTTAATCGGGAGGAAGAAACACAGATTTCCAAACCTTGCGTCAATGAAAATAAGCGCATATCACAAAAACGCCGGAGACGCTGTTTTCCTTCTTCTGAACTATGATACGGTAGGAGAATACGACAAGGTTTATATCTCAAAGGCGTTTACTGACACCATAGTACCAGAAGCTGTTGTTAGCGCAGAGAACGTGACGTGTGGAGGGACGGGGTTCTTTTACGAAAATGCCCCTCCCCTTCCGGCAGAGATAGAGCACATCATGCCGGACTATCATCTGTACGATGAGTGGGTAAACAGCCAAATCCAGAGCGGCGCAAACAGGACTAATTTCGTCTATTACCTTGACTACTCGATTGGTTTTCTGACAAGGGGCTGCTTCAGACAGTGCGATTTTTGTGTGAACAAGAACCATACGCAGTGTGTCCAGCATTCCCCTGTTTACGAGTTTATGGATGAGAGCAGGCCAAAGCTATGCCTGCTGGACGATAACTTTTTTGCCTGTCCTCAATGGAGAGAAATTATAACGGAAGTAAAAAAGACTGGCAAACGGTTTCAATTCAAGCAGGGGCTTGATGAGAGGTTGTTGACTGACGAAAAGATTGATGACCTTATGGCCTGGAATTATGATGGTGATTATATATTTGCGTTTGATAATATCGCTGATAGAGAAATCATCGAGAGCAAACTAAGGCGGATAAAGGAAAAGTATCCAGATACAAAAAAGCACTTCAAATTCTATGTTCTTTGCGGGTTTGATAGAGACGGGAAATGGGATGAGAGGTTTTGGTTAAACGACATTCGAGACACGTTTGAGAGAATCAGGATACTTATACGCTACGGAGCAATCCCGTATATCATGCGATATGAGAAGTGCTATTCTTCAGCTTATCATGGTATGTATTCTTGCCTTGCCGGATGGTGTAATCAGCCAAGTATCTTCAAAAAGTTTACGTTTCGAGAATACTGTATGTGCAAAGGTATGGGTGATAAGCGATATTCCATTTATAAGCGAGATGTCGCATCATACTTGAATGGCGGATGGCCCAAGGGTTCTTCATGGCGTTACATGGAAGAGTTTGAGCAGGGGAATAACGAAATTGCTGCTGCTTACTTTGATATGGCGGCATAAATTACGGTAAAAGAATAATTTGGTGGTGAAAATTGATGACAAAAAGCGAAAATTTGCTTGTAACACTGACAGAAGAGTGTGCCGAAGTACAACAGGCAGTTTCCAAGGTGCTACGTTTTGGACGGAGCAACTACAATCCAGCAACGCCACAAGTGACCAATGAACTGGAAGTTTTAACTGAGTATTATCAGCTTATTGCAGTAATGGAGATGCTGATAGACAGCGGTGTACTTAAACAACTCGGTGACTATGAAATCGAAAAAATCAAGTCATCCAAGAAGTATAAGGTTGAACTTCACCAATCCATATCACAGGATTGTGGCTGTATAAAAGATTAGTTTGATGAGTTAGTCAATGCAAAGAAAAAGAAAGAGAATAGAAAATTAGAAATACAGTTTGAAATAATGATTTTTTTGATTGGGAGCTGTTCCCCTAATAGAAAGACAAATCCGCTAACAACAAAAGAGAACCAGGCTGGCAAATACGAAAGTGCTGCTGCACAATTTAGGATGCACGATATTGTATTTGGAAACGTGCCAACAAAAAATGGCGTTCCAGGATTTTGGATGCAGGTATACCATAAGGTCCATACAATAATGAATGCAAGATTGCATATAAATCCGGTTACAAAAGTGAAAAGAAATCTTCGATTGTGAAGCCTTTCTGAAAAAATCTGAGCCCCAAACATAAAAATAGAAGATGCAATAAAAAGCTGCATGAAAAAATTTGTAAGATTTGGCGGCAATCCAAAAAGATTATTAGCTGTAAGTATGAATTTTGATATTTTTTCAAAAAGCATTTCAATGATATCTGTAAAAAATATGTAAAAAGCAACAAAACACAATAGTGAACAAACACTTATTAAAAGAATAATTGGCACTCTATAAGAAATTTGTGGATTCTTAATCTTCTCAGTGATAATAGACACAAGTGGCGGTATAAAAATTCCTAAGATAGCAAGCATAGCCATAAAAAAGTCTTTGTATTCTTCAAGCATTGTTATCTCACCCGGCTATCGTGAATTGGTATTGGAAATTTACAAAACACATTATATCATGAAAAAATAAAAATGTCATATAAAATAAAGTTTTTACGGAGTTGATGGCAGGTATGCTCAGTTTTGAATCTTATAAGAATTTTAGAAACTATCTTGACAACACAACAGAAACCACTGTGCTACCAGTAGGTCAATCTGCAAAAGTGTTTTGTGGAAATTGTGAGGTAATTTATAAGACAGATGACAGAGGAATTATGAGTATTGCTCGTTGTATCCCAGCTCATGGTTTTTACCTCTTTGAAATCTGCGCTACTTATGCCAAAACAATTCCACCATGTACTTACTACAGGCTGGGTAAAACAATGAATGAGGCCAAGCGGGATTTCAAAGCTGTAATGGGTGACTGGATGAAGATTATAGTTGCCAGGTTAATTCCGCCAGGCGAAGAGGCAGAATCAATACTAACCAATCCAATACGGGTTCCATTATGAAGCAGTGTATAGCAAATAGAATTTTGGTGGTGACGAATATATTGCAAGGGCTGTATTTTGGAGCACTGCTACTTTATCGTTCTCCGCTTGATGGGCATAAAACAAGATGCGTTTATGTCCGAGATGACGAAGATAGGGCGGTAGTATTATTTTGCCATGCCGAAAATGTAGCCAGGGTTGATCACAAGCAGCTTGAATGGTATCGCAGATAAAAATAGGTGGTGATGTTATGGCAGAATATCATGTTGGCTGCGGTGCATTTGCAATCTATGCAGGTACGCTGAACAGCAGAAACAAAAATTTGTGGCAGAACAAAACAGAGTGTACAGATGAAGCGTTGTGCGCTGTTAGGGATTATATGGTGCAAGAGCTTCTTGGTGGCATTGATTGCCACAAGGCTACTTCGAGTGGCTATGAATGGACGCTGAAAGATGGACGCACCGTGGAACTCAGAGTGACAATAAAGGAATCCAGCCCATGAAAGACAGATTCATAACTGAGTGGTATCACTCCAACTGCTTCATAGAAGCGCTGAAAGCCAAGTTCCATAATCCACTGGTAAAGATCTACTTCTGCAAGCCACGGATCACAGAGAACAAGCACTTTCAAATGATGCACTTTATGTGGTCAGACGGCACAGCTGACTATGACTTTTCAGATAACGAGGCCGATGGGCTTCCGTGGTATAGGTGCTTCTGGTTCAAGGGCGCAATCCGACAGTTTGAATTAGGCTTCGCAAAAAAGTATTCCGACTACCGCAACAAAAGGCGGTTCTGCTAATTTTCTATAACAACGAACAAAATCAACGAAACAAGAGGTGAGTGCCCATGACTCTTGAAATCCCATTCTGGGAGCGATACACGCTCTCCATAGAAGAGGCCGCAGCATATTTCAGAGTGGGAGAAAACAAGCTGCGGAAGTTAATCAGCGAAAATCCCGACGCTGACTTCATCCTCTGGAATAATACCAGAGCACAGATAAAACGCAAGAAATTTGAAAGCTACATTGACCGAATCAGTCTGATTTGATTGCGCTTGAGATTGGATACTCGGTGTGGTATAATGCAAGTACCACATCGAGTTTCTTCTTCAGGCAGAAAGGAGTTTGCAATGGCCTCGAAAAGAAGAGACTCAAAAGGCCGGCTTCTCAAAGTCGGTGAATCCCAGCGATCCGATGGGATGTATATGTACCGATATAACGATGCAGGAGGGGTGAGACGGACTATTTACAGCTGGCGGCTGGTAGATACTGATAAGTTGCCAGTAGGCAAAAAGGCTGGTGCGCCTTTACGCGATCTGGAAAAGCAGTTGACTCGTGATACCGATGACGGTATTGAAAGTTTTGTAGCCAGTAAGAAAACTCTGGACGACTTCTTTCGGAAGTACATGGCAATGAAGAAAGAGCTGAAGCCTACTACCCGCTCTGGCTATATCCAAGTGTACAATAACTACATCAAGGACGAGCTGGGAAGTCGAAGTATCAGCTCTATCAAGTACAGTGATGTCAAGCAGTTCTATCTCTCCCTGTTCTATGAGAAAGGATTTAAGCCCAATACCGTTCATGCTGTCAATACCGTCCTCCATCCTATCTTCACATTGGCTGTACGTGACGGTTACATCCGAGCAAATCCCGCCTATCAGGTATATGCCGAGTTGAAAAAGCAGAACGGCTGGGGACAGGATAAGCGTCACGCTCTGACCGAAGTTCAGCAACAGATGTTCGTTGATTTCATTCGTAGCTCTCCGAAGTATGCTGGTTTCCTCAACCTGTTTACTGTATTCCTGGGTACTGGCTGTCGTGTGGGTGAGGTTATTGGCCTGCGCTGGGACGACTGTGACTTTGAAGAAAACCTTATCTCGATCAACCACAACATGGCTTTTTGTAGGCCTGAGAATGAAGAGAGGATGAGGTTCCTCGTGTCTACACCCAAGACCGAAGCTGGTACAAGGGTAATTCCCATGCTCCGTGAAGTCAAATCTGCTCTGCTAAATGAGCGGCTTCGCCAGATGGCAGAGGGCTTTACTCGAAATGAAGTAGACGGCTACACTGGCTTTATCTTCCAAACGAAGAAAGGTAATCTCTACACGAGTACATCTATCAACCAGATCATCAAGCACATCATCCGTGACTGCAATGCTGAGGAAACTGCTGCCGCTAAAAAGCAGCGGCGGGAGCCGATCTTGCTCCCGCACTTCTCCGTCCATAATTTGAGGCACACCTTCTGCACCCGCTTCTGTGAGAACGAAACCAACTTGAAAATCATCCAGGAAATCATGGGGCACGCCAATATTTCTACCACCATGGATATCTATAATGAAGCCACGATGGAGAAGAAAAAGGCCAGCTTTGGGAACCTGGAGGGGAAGATTAAGATTGGCTGAGTCGTACACCAAAACCTACACCATCTCACGCAGTTTTTCTAAGAAGTTATGAGAAATTGCGTGAGATAATTCGGAAGAATTGCTTGAACAGAGCCGTTCTAAGAACTTATGAGAAGATATGCACCATAAAATTTTTATCCTCCGGATATAACAAGGATTTTCTCAGCAACACCAGAAAAGCGCAAAATACAGTGCGCCAATCGTCAAAACATACCATATCTTGTGTAAAATGTTCTGGTATGCCGGGAGTACCATTTCAGATTTACACCAAGTTTACACCATTTGAAGAAAAGCTCGATGTGGGTTTCAAATTTCTTGCGGGACAAAAAAAAGGGCGTGAGTATCGTGATTGATACCTACGCCCCGGCTTATTCCCAGAATTTCTCAAAATACCACAAATGCAAAAAAATAGGAAGCTGGCATAAAAAGCCAACTCCCCGGCAAAAGAACCGATATTCGATCAGCTCCAAATCTGTAGTATTACTATACTATTCTTTACATCTCATGTTTCTTGGGTAGCCTGAAGCTCAAATCCGGGCTACCCTCTGCTTACGTTCCCTCGTGCTTCTCCAGCCACTCCATATAGGCACGCTTGATATTCTCAATCGCCAGCACCGCTCGGTTATTTTCATACTCAGGGTGGCTCTTACAATAGTGCTCATAAAAGTCAATCTCTGACAGAGCTTCGATAAAATCCTCCTGGGTATGCGGAGCCTCCTGCAACAACTCCCGATTAAACCGAAGAATCTGCACTCTATGGGTATCCGCATTGCGTTCATTGTCAATGCGGATATGCTCATCCAGCCGCTCTCGTGTTTCTGCCTGAGCACTCTCCATCTTGTCCAGCTTCTTCAGCACATCACCATTCAGCGCACGACCAATCCACCGAGCAAGAGCGCCAAACGGATCAACCTTAATTGGCGTAATCTGAATCAGCATCAGAATGACAACCAGAGCGCCGCTACCACTTAGGAAAATGTCTTTTAGAGTCATTTTGTTTTCACCTCCGCACTGTTGTTGACCACCTTGCTCATATCGCACAGGCTATCAATCAGCGCAGAGATTTCGTCCATGTCGATTTCGTACTTGATGGTATCGGCAGAAGCCTTAACCATAGCAAGCACCCACTCCTTTCGGTCGGCACCTTTCTCGAACATTGCCTCCGCACGCTCCATGTAGCCCATAACCAGGTTCACAACCTGCGGCCAGTTCTTCTCCTTAATTGCACGCTGCACATATTTCACCAGCTGAACAACCAGCGGAATGGTTGCGGCAAGCCCGGAAAGAACAGAAACGATCAGTCTTACCCACTCAGTATCCATGATAATTCATCCTCCTTTTTACGCATGAATGATGGGAATGCCATATTCACGGGCACATAGGTTTTCAATCTTACATCCTCTGGCCTGCTCCCATCCATCACAAAACCATACCCAATCAGCAACCGCTAAGAGCTTTAGGCTTTCACCCAAATACTCCAAGGGCTTTTTATCGCCATCTTGAAAGAAGCTGTCAATTACCTCAACATCATCTTTCAAAATCCTTTCAGCGGCGAGTTTCGCATACTCCCGCTCTACGGCAATCTCTTCATCAGATCTACCCCGCATAGGTTGGGAAATAAAAAGTTGAACCATTTTTCTTCTCCTTATCAAATCGCTGGACTATCATCACTGCCGACATCGTATGTTTCAAAATTGTTTGCTTTTGCAGACTCAAAGGTAATTCCACCCTCGCTGTGATCTGACTTCGCCATATTCAAGTAGAAAGCGCACACCGTCCCATGTGCAGTCCACGGCAACCCCACCATAGCCGATAGCCACGGCAGAGAGCCGACATACCCTTTACGGATACAATAGAATGCAAGGAAAATTCCTCCGAGTGTTACCACCCAGAGCAACAGTCGAATATCAGAAATCAACCGCTTGGAATAATCCTTTTTCTTGGCTGTTTTCACGGGCTGATAATGGCTTGCAACACGCTTTCCGTTTTGTCCGAAAACAACCATACTGCCACCCCTTACGCCTTACCCATCATCTGGGCAAAACGGTAGAGAACCGTCACCAGCTGTTCACGAGTCAGGAAGTCCTGCCACATACAGTTGGGTTCTCCGTTAATCTGGGTGCCATTGCCAGCGATTAGGCCAGTAGCCAATGCCCACTCACGCGCTTCCTTGCTGTATGCGCCACTATCGTTGTCTCGCAGATCCTTACGCATTTCATTGAAAAGCTCTTTGAAACGTGTCATATCCATATCCTCATCCTCCATTCCATTATCCGTTTTGATTTTTTCTACCCAATCCAAAGACACCCAGCCTGTACCAGTAAAGCCCCAGCCGTTGTTCTCCTGAGAAATACTGAGCAGAGTGCCCGCCGGATATGTCATGATAATTGAACCGTTAGGATTATCTCGGCAGTTCAATCCGTCTTGAGCAATAACCTTTGCCTGGTAACTCACACTTGTTGGCTTTGACGCCGGTGCAGAACCCAGCAGTGCCGCCACATCATTCCTCGCTGTCTCCATTGACTTCCCAAACTTCGGGAACCAGTGAAGCACATCGCCGTGGTTAGAGCCAAGCTCCAGCCTGCAACTGTCAGCATGGCACAAAATGGTGGGCACTTTCACGCCGTTGACCAGAACCGTCCCATGCGGATCAATGTTGTAGAGCTTACAAAGGTAGGCGGTAATCTCGCACGCCTCCTTGTAGACCTTGTTGAAGTAGTCGGCGTCTGCCAGACCATCTTCACAGATCTCAAACTGAATCCAGCCGTTGTTGCAAGAGCCTTTGCTTCCCGAACCACAGCCCCAAGGCCGATAGTTCCACGGCATAGTCTGGACGGTAGTAACACTGCCATCTGCCAGCTTGCCAATCCAGCAGTTCAAGCCTGCCTGCACAGAAGTGTGGTTCCAGTCGTTCCCGTTGTTGTTCTTGCCAAGCAGTGCCATCAGATTGGCATAGTTCGGATCATCGGCACCAGGCTGCACATAGCGCCGCAATGTAGGATTGTTCGCGCCAGTGCTGTGCCACAAAACGCCTTTGACATCCATTTTCCGAGTGCCCTGATAGCAGGTGCTATGGGTCTGCATACATACCAGGGGCTTGTTGCGCTCTGAATATTTCATAGCGCTCCCTCCTTTCTGAATGGTCATAGCGAACTGGTCATAGTACCTCTGTCCATACTCAGCCCGCTTTTTCTGAACGCCCACACTTTGATTTGCCGGCCTCTCATAATTCAGCAATACAGCGTTGGACGCCTCAAACACGGAAAGAGCCGTCTTCAGCACCGCCAAAACACTGGGGTAACTTTCAGACAGCTCTTTCCAAAGAAAGTCCAACTGCATATTCAGATCGCCGATAGATTTGCCAGAAGCCTTTGCAAAGTTCAGAAGGGCTTGCTTCCGACTCCAATAAGTCCATTGTGCGAGTCCAAAACCCGCCTTGTCCTGCACGAAGTTTGTGTAGGTGCCATTATCCACAGCGGCAACATAGGCGTTGTCGTTCATACCGAGAGCATTTTCATAACTGTTCTGCAAATTCTTGGGGTTAAGGCCGCTCTCAGCAAACAAATTGCCCATCAAACCGGCGATCCCGTACTCGTTCAACCCTTTCGCACGAAAGTAGTCGTGAATTACTTGCTCATTCATATATTCCTCCCTTACAGATCAGAAAGCCCCGTCTGCTTCTGGGCAATGATCTCACCATCAGCAAAATACTTTCCGATTTCTTCCTCATCGTCGATGTCCTTGTATGTCGCAACCATTTCAAGACTGTCCCAGCCGATAATGGTCTTGATTACAGAGTCCGGCAGATTGGCTTTGGCAAGCGAGGTTGTAAAGAAATGCCGTAGACTGTGCCAATACACAGGGATTTCCAGGATAGCGGAGAATGTCTCCGCCCAACTGTTCAGTGTGGAAATCGGAAGCGGTTGTGTAAAATCTTCCTTATTGGGGAACAACCACTCACTTTCAATTCCCAACTCCTGCCGCTTTTCCAGCCACCGATCCAGATACGGCTTAAATGGCTTTGAGAGCACGTAACAAGTCAGCATTTTACCGTTGACACCACGCCCTTTTGTCCTGATTTTCTCAGGCGTTTTGTAAAGTGAACCGTAGATAATGTTTTCGTCATCAAAGTACGATACCTTGAACCGCACCAGCTCAGATTTGCGCCGTCCCGAATATCGCGCCAACGCAAAGCAGCAGGCTTTCTCATACTGCCCGTGTTCTGTAAGGTAGTCCTGGAGTGTGTCGGCCTGCTCATCGGTCAGCACCGTCTTCTCCCTGGTAGGCTCATTGATCGGGTTCTCAATCTTCCGAACGATTGAACGGAAGTTGGGTAGCTCGTCATCCAAAATGGCTTCAATATAGTTGCTGAGAGAAGACAGCGTTGCTTTCAGCCGGCGCACACGCGCAGGTGAGTTTTCGTTGTTCCGCAGCAGCCAGTTTTGATAGGCAACAATATCTCGTTTAGAAATCTCAGGGAAATATTTGTTGTCAGCATTTTGGAGCACCCACACAAAGAAGATGTATAGGTCACTGGTATACGCTTTTACAGTAGACTCCGCCTTGCCAACCGACCTCAGATAGTCCAGGAAGTCATTCATCAGCCGAATGTTCTTTGGATTGATCTGGGCAATCAACTCAGGCGAAGTGATTTTGTTTTGCTTTGTCTTTCGTCCCATATCCCTCACCTCCTATATGAAAAGAGCTGCACCCGAAAAAGGTGCAGCTCTCAAAAGAAATGGTTAGCAAATAGTAGTTTCATTCTGTAATTAGAATGTGTATCGCGGTCTTTCTCCGCCCTCTACCGCATATCGCATCCAGTCCAGCATGACAATCCCCACAGCTGAGGCCGCAATCCAGATAAAATAGAACGGCAAACAAATTTGACCCAGAATATTTCCAAACAAGTGAGAATAATCCCAAATCCCCAGCCCCAGCCAGATATTGAGGATAAGACCAGCTACGAACTCCGCAGCAGTAATCGCTGTAGCACAAATTACAGCCTGCATCCACAGAGGCATACTCCAAGGCAATTCTGCTCCAAACCGCTCCAGCGGAATAGCCAGGAAAATAGCAAGCGCAAACATCGTCCAAGAAATCGTCTCTGGCCTGCCCTGGAATGTCTTCCACGCGACTTCCATAAAGAAATACAGCCCGCCAGTCCACATCCACAGAAGCAGGGACAGCACCCATTTTCCTACCTGTTCTCTTTTCATAGTGCATCCTCCTCCCACGTTCCGGCAATACTGCGAAGACGGTTCAGTTCTTTCAATCTCTCCTCTTCCATAACCTCAGCGCCAAACTGCTCCAACACATAGGCTTGTGCTTTGATGATCTCAGCCTGACGGATGCAAATATCCGTCAGTTCTGAAATCAGTTCAACTCCGCTCATGTAGTCTCACCCAGCCGTGCAACAATGGCCTGCATTTGCGTCTGAGCGACTGCCAGCTTGTCCGCCAGTTCAGTGGCATAAGGATCGGGGAGAGTCATTCCGTACTGAATTGTGGTGATTTCTTCACTGGTTTCCAGTGAATTTACATACGCCTTGAGTGCATTGTGATATGCGGTCTGGGATGTGATGTGGCCTTGGGCCGCAATGTAGATTTGCGCGATCTCCTGTGCAGAATAGACCGTACAGGTGCCGTCATCCGCCTGATAGGGGAACTCGGTGCCTCCCAGCTCAACCACTCGGAATAGGTTGTTGATGTTGCTCTGATCCTCCAGAGCCAGATTGAAGTGATCGGTTCGCTCACCAATCTGCACATCAATACCCGCCACAATGACAGCATTGCACGCTTTGGAGATTTCCAGCAGCTTCGCTGTCCGAATCGTATCAAGCGCTGTGTCACTGCCCAAAATTTCAACAGCGTCCTCCGTAGTGATCCAGCCCTTTTGAATAGCGTTCAGCACACCGACACTGGTTAGAACCTTATCATTGTACAGCTGCGCAATATAGTTTTTGTCCATAGCTCAACCCTCCAAAATGTTTACAATCAGCCCGTCAATAACTTGCTTCTGCTCCGCAACCAGGATGCCTCCGTCAATCTTGGAGATTACTACAGTAGCAACCGCTCCAGGGAGTTCATCTCTGCCAAGGATATGATAAGGTACGCTTTGAATAGAAAGCCCCTGAGCATCTTCTTCCGTTGCGGGCACATAGCAGCCATTCTCGTGTAGGCGAATGAAAACGGGCTGATCTACATAAGCCATTACCGTATTGCCTTTAATGACCTGATACATATAACCACTTCCTTTCAAATATTGATAAGCTCTTTGATATGCCGCAAATCCGCAATAGAGGCAGTATAGAAATCAGGACTCCACAGCCAGAAGTCTTCGTGCTCTTTCCTGCGATACTTCTTGCAAACAGAGTCGTTACCCACCTTATCCCATCTGGTCTGATACTTATTGTCTCTCTTTGTCAATGTAGAGATAATATCAATGGTCAACTTCCCCCGCTCCTCCCACTGGCCGTCATCGTTTTGGGCAAAGTAATCCAGGCCGTTCTGACTGGTTGCAACACACACGGGTTTTCCATCAAGTGTCAAGATACCATCATACGCCTCCAGATGCGTGCCATAGGGAATATTGACTTCACCAGAAATCCCTTTGAACCTGGCTCGTCTTTTTGCAACATAGTTCCTGTGCTCCACAATAAATTCCTCCAAACATAGCAAAACGCCTGAGACATACGCCTCAGACGTTCGTTGTTATTTATTTAAGCTGTTTGCATAAGCTGTTTTTGTTGTTCCAACTTTCTATATTTTTCAAAGATTGCATAATGCAGTCTCCGCAGTCGTAACAGCCTACCGTGATCGTTATAGTTCTTATAGTACGCCGTTTGGCACTCCATGAACTGATCTATCTCAGCAAGTGTCCGTTTGCCTTGCAAATATTCACGATGGAACAACTTCAACTTACGGCGGGCGCTCTTCATCCCGCACCGATTACCGTTGACCTTGATTTTACCCGTTTCCAGCAGAGTGAACCTTGCTTTACAGAAACGGAATCCTTTCGGACTGGCAAGTGGAACGATTTTGCATTTACGCCGATTGACTTGAATACCATATGACTCCATCATTTTTACGATTCCACGAGCAATCTTTTTCAATTCCTCGGTATCAGGAAGGATGATATAATAATCATCCATATAATGGCCGGCACAGTGGATTCCCAACTGACACTTGATATAATTATCAATGGCACTGGGCAACGCCACCATCTCTTGTTGGCTCGGTTCCACGCCTAATGGCATACCCCGCCCCGGAGCAGTAGCTGGGGCGGTAGTAACGATGTAGTCCGCAAACGCTCTAACCTCTGGGTTAAGCATCAATTTACTGTGCCGTTGGTAAATCAACCGACGATTGGCGTTAGGAAAGAATTTCTTCAAATCCATAAGAAACACTGCACCCTCACGCCCATATCGCCGGTAGTGCCACGCAAGCTGTTCTTTAAGCCGACGGAATTGCCAATGCAAACCCTTGTTTTTCTGACTGGCTGCATTATCAACTATCATGCTTGGCTCATACAGTGGAATCAGGATCTTGTTGCTTTCCACCTTATGAATTTGCCGGTCTACGATATGAGGGGCGTCGATGGGGCGAACCTTCCCTCGCTCACAGAGCATAAAGTGAGAACAAGGCTGTGGTTTCCACTTTCCGCTGACCACCATCTGACGCCTCTTTGCCGTTCCAGAAAGCAAGTGCATTTCAAAGTTTTGGGTGCTCTGCTTCCAACGAACGCCCTTACAGCACTCCTTCCCATAGAAGAACATATCGTGGTAGTTGTAGATTTCGTTAAGTGATCCTACCGCATCACTCCGCTCTTGCCTGTTGGCCTGCCGTCGTGCCTGACGGCGCTGATAACGCGCCTCTCGGCGCTCTTCGCTTGTCATATTTTTTATTCGCCCTCCGCATAGATGTCTTGTAGGTGCGTGTCTAATACTACGTTGACCATACACATGAAACGGGGTTAACGCAATCCCCCGCCATGCAAGTAGCGTCCGTGCATGGTCGTCAAAGGGCCGTTTTAGGCTTTCACCAGGGAAGTATTTCTCCTTTTGCAAAGGTCGTCCTTCGCCGAAGCTACTACCATTCGACCTCGCACATTGCAAAATCCGGGGCGCACACCCGCCGACCAGGAAGCATTGTTGTTGTTGATGTTGCCGTTGTTGTTCACATTACAGAAATTGTTGTTGTTGTTGTAATAGGGGGAACGCAACCACCACCACACAGCAGTGTGACTCATTTACAGAAATACACCCATAGACCGATTACTGCTTTTTAGTTTGTGCCAGTGCCTTAGTAACACCTCTGAGAAGTTCATCTTCCTTGTCGATCAGCAGCCCTAAACTTTCCGCCATACGATCAAGTTTCTCAACCGCATCCGCAGATTTCAACTGAACGCCTTTACTGTTCGTAAAGCATCCTTCTGGGTTCTGCATCATAAGAAGATAGCAATGCGTAAGCCGCACATCCAAGGCTTTCAAAGAAGCCCTTGCTTCCAGCAGGTGTGCCTTGCGCAATGTCTTTCTCTGGTCGTCTGAGGGGTAGATACTGTTTGCCATTTCAGCTTGATCCACCACTCCACCGGCCAGATGTGCGATATCCTCAGCAATCAATCTGGAATATCTTGCAGACAGCCTTGTAAGAAAATTTAGCGTTTCCACATAAAGTTGGTTTGCCGTATTGACAAACTCCGCCTTGCTTGTGGTACGCTTTGCTTTAAGTACCGACACTGTTTTTCTCCTCTTCTACTGCTTTTTTAGTATCTATCACCCCGCGCTCCTGCTCAACTTGTTCCAGGTGCTTGATTAAGACATACTCGATGTAATTTGTCATGGATCGGTGCTCATTCGCCGCAAGCGTACCAATCTTATCAAACACGTCATCAGTCAGACGCAGGGTAAACACTCGTTTGGTTGTCGCCATATTATCGTACCTCCATCTAACTGGTATAAGGTATATTATAGGGCGACGTTCATGCTTTGTATGCAGTCTTTAACCTGTCAAGTGATAGCACTTTTTTGGAAAACTGCAAAAAAGCCCATTTTTCAAAAAATCGCGTCGGCGCTTCGCGCCGACATTGTTTTCCGTACCGAAACTTTCTGCCTCTATCGGAGCACCCGCCCACTGACGTGGGCGGGATATAGACCCGATACACTGCGGCAGATTAGACAGAAAAGCCGGGGCGCACACCCGCCGACCAGGAAGCATAGTTGTAGTTGATGTGGCCGTTGGTGGTCACA